AACCTGAAATTACTCCAACAGTTGTTAATCCTGTTGCTATTGCTAGAACTCCTCAATATTCATATACCCCAGGTAATGTTTAGTCTTCAAAAGGAAAAACTTATGTATTGGAACCTGAAATTACTCCAACAGTTGTTAATCCTGTTGCTATTGCTAGAACTCCTCAATATTCATATACCCCAGGTAATGTTTAGTCTTCAAAAGGAAAAACTTATGTATGGGAACCTAGTACTAAACCTTAGAGTACCTTTGTTAATAACTCTAATAAACCAACTAAGAGAAATAACAAAAATAACAAGAAAAAATCTAAAAAGAAACGTAAACATTTAGATGGAGGAGTATTATATGACTACGAATTTTTAAAATCTGTTCATGCTTTTAAACAAGGTGGTGTTATTAAAGCCCAAAGTGGAATAAAAACTGGAGTAAAAGTAAATCCTAAAACTACTTGGTTTGATGCAGTATGGTCTTAGAATGTAAATCATATATTAAGAGGTTTATCTGACGATAAGTACTATACTTGGCTTAATAGTATGTAGGATAAACACGGTGATTTACATAAGAATGCCGGAACTAATTTTTAGACTACACCATATAATGATAAATCTGTAGGAGATTATCAAAATTTATATAAAACTGGATATAATGGAGAGTGGAAGGATAATAATGTAGGATACAATTCTTTAGGTATTATGCACGCTCAAAATTTAGGTAGATATGATTTATATGGCAATACTAAAAGAACTTCTGGAGACTGGAATATTGATGCTAATCACCGATATAAAACAGATAGCTCTTATAGCCAAATAACTGATGATAGACGTTTATTAGGTAGGAAGGGAGATTTTACAGATGAGTAGTTAGCGTCTGTAACAGAAGCTTTTAAAAATAAAGGTTATAATTTTGCTTTAGGAAAAAATGATTACTATTATTTATCTCCTATAGAAAAATCTGAATAGAATCAAAATACTCCTAAAAAAGATGGTTCAGTAACTAATCCTGATATTGGTAAGAAATCTATATTTGATAAAGGTAAAGAATACTTAGCTAAATTAACAAGTAATCCGGGTAATCTTTATAACGCAGTTGAAACTGGTAAATATTTATTAGCTAATAAAGCTACTAATGATATATTCAAAATAAAAGCTCCAAATTATGTTATCTCTCCTAAGTATACTAGTTATCAAGTAATGGATAATTTAGCTTAGTAGAATGCTTATCATAATAGGGCTGCTGAGACAATAAATTAGACTTTTAGACCACTTACTTCTAGTGGTTAGTTGTAGACTGCCGCTTAGCAAGAAAGTATGAATAATGCTAATAAGTTATATTTATAGGGTAACGCTGAAAGAAATACTTGGTTAGAAGGATAGAAGCAGTAGTCTTATAAAGCAGGACTTTACAATATGGAAAGTGCTGTTGATACTGCTAATGCTAATGCTCAATAGGCATATAAAACTAGAATGCTTAATGAGTATCAAGATCCTAGAGATAGGGCTAGAGCACTCGCTACTAATAGACAAAATTGGATTAATGCTTTAGAGAAATTTAATGTTATTGACCCATATGTTGAAAGAAAGAATGCTTAGTAGCAATATGGTTTAGCTAAAGCTTAGTGGGATTATCAAAATGACGCTAAAGTTTTGTTAGCTCAGCAAAAATATTAGTAGTTATTACGTTAGCATTAGAATGATTTGAACTTTAATGCATATGATACTGATGAATATAGGGCTTTAGTTGATGCGTAGAAGGAGGCTGGAGCAAGATACTATAACAATATGTATTAGGTATATGGTATTAGTAATCCTGGATTTAGGTACAAAAAAGGAGGTAAATTTGAAGATATATCAAAGTTTAATACCAAAGAATTTTATAATACTATAAGACATAGTATTAATACTGCTACTAAATAGAGCGGAGATTTAAGTAAACTCATTAATACTTTATTTAAAAAGAGTAATAAGAAATGAATTTAAAAATACAAAAATTTGCAGAAGGGGGAACATCCTCCTCTGCATTTTTTTATTAGCCTTTAGCTATGGCTACGACTGGAGTAGAAGCTGAATCAGACACTGCTGAGTTGATAAAAGCTATGACTGCTGCTAATAAAAAATCATCTAATGATGAGGATAAAGGAAAGATAACAGATAAAGATTTTCTAGGATTATTAAAAGATATAAATGGTCTTCCTAGTGATATCTTAAAACTATATACACAAGCTCAAAACTTTTGGGCTGACCCAACAAATACAGGAGATACTAATTATTCAAACTTTGCTTAGATGTTAACTAGAATATCTTTATAGGCTAATATAGCTAAGTTTAATAAAGAAGTTTGGGATAAATCTAGAGATACTATGTTTACCAATCATTCAGAAAATGAGATGGCTATTACTGATTAGGGAGGAGTTGTAATACAAACTAGTGATGGAGGAATAGATACTATTTCTGTTGAAAAATGGAAACAAAATCCTTATGTTTATAAAACTCTCACTAATGCAGATATAATGGAATTAAGAGCTTAGAAATTACCAGGAGATAATTCTATTCTTAATATAGTAAATGGTAGTACTAGTGTAGAAGCTATCACTGATAAATTATAGAAGATATTAAGTAATGCTCAATCTAGTAGTGTTTCTTCATATATTAGTACTGATGGTTTTAATACTAAATCTGGATTAACAGTACTTAAAGGATTGTTATAGAGAGGACTAGATCCTACTACATTAACTATGCCAGGTGTATATAAATATACTACTAAAGAAAACGCTGATTAGGTAGCTAATTTATTACAATATGCTTGGGCATCTTTATCTACTAAAGAGTAGACCTTACTAACAGCTAGAGCAGGAAAAAATAAAAAAGGAGTAGATTATTTATTAAAATTACTAGCTACTGGCAATACTTCATTTAATACTAATATGGAATATTAGGATTAGTTAAATCCTGACGGCACTAAAAAAGAAACTTCAGATAAATCTAAATCTTCTAAAAGTGATGAAGAAGATGATTATGGAAAAAATGCTGTAGCTAATTAGGCTTATATGATGTAGACTGGTAGAGGAGGAACTCCTCAAACTTATACTTTTTAGCCTACAAATGGTGGAGCATCTATGACTTTATATGGAAGATTCTATGGAGGTTTACAAACTCCTAAAGGAGAAATAGTAGGAGAATCTTCTTTGTCTAAGTTACTTTAGACTACTGGAATATAGGCTCTTACAAATCCTAGATCTATATACTTCGGAGATTAGAAAATAAACGACTTAAATTCTGTGGCTTATTTAAATGATGGCGGTATGCAAGTAATACTTCCTGCTATAAAGGATGGTTCAGGAAATGTGATGCCAAATTTTGCAGTATTGGATGATTATCAAAAAGCTAAGAAAGAGATTGAAAATAATTTAGATCCTAAAGATCCTATGTATATGAAAAAATAGGCAGCTATATTATCTAAATATCCAAATCTTAGGAGTTTATTAATAGATGGTCAACCTGATCCTAGTAAATGGTCATCTTTTATAGTTGTAAATGGAGAAACTTCTGAAAAAGTAGTAGGAGGAGATGTCAAATATGCTAAGGAATTAGAATCAGATAATGCTGGATATGACCAATTATCTAATATATTATTTCCTGATGGTAAAGGCGGACACCAAATGGATGCTCCAGGATATGGAACCCTATGGAATGATAATTTATATGAAGCTCCAGTATTTATACCAGTTGTTTCTTAGAATCCTGGAGATACTCTTATTCTTAGCAGTAAATTTAATAAAGAAGATACTTAGTAGATTAACGATTTAGTAGCTGCTAAATCTATACCATACTAGAATAGTTCTTCCAACTTATTATAGAATTAATTAATATGTTAAATAACGATTGGATAGTAGCCAATATACAAAATCCAGACTATACTACTGGAATGTTTTCAAAAGCTGGATTAGATACTGAAAATACTTAGATGTTATCTGAAGATTCTTATTTAAAATCTAACTTTATTATTAAGAATCCATACTTTGCTGATAAGAATGGTAATTTTGATAAGGATAAATTTCATGATTTTTATAAAGATGCTGCAACTGGATGGAAGTAGATATAGACTAAAAAGAATTTAGAACATGTCTATGATTTCTTTGATCCAGAAGCTCCTGAAGGGGCTAAAAAAATAAATCCTTTAACAGGAGATACTAAAGATTTATAGACATCAGCTAGTAAACCTTTTGGGGATTTTCTAAAAATAGTTCCTTATAGTGATAAAATAGGTACTATTGGTGTAGGAGGATTTAATGCTATAGAAGCTCCTACTAAAAGTGCTAGAGAAGAAGCTTAGGAACAAAATATATTTGATTTCTCCGATAAAAAAACACTTGACATTACTCCTGATAGTTAGTCTTTATTTTCCAACCCATTTAAATTTATTAAGTCCATATTTAGTGACCCATTAGTATTGGCTACTTATGATGAGGATACTAGAGAATTAGATAAGTTTACTGGAGAAATGGTTACCCATAAAAAAGGAGACTTAAAATTAAATTCTAATGGTAAGCCTTACTATGAGACGTTAGCTGGTAGAAATCCTTATTCTAAATAGGTATTATCTACTTTTGATAATTTAACATCAGAGTCTTCTCCTATTAATAAATATGACTTTTTTGATTCTGATGATTTAGAAAAGAGGGTTTCTGGGTCTCTTGCTAAAAACTTAATGGGAGTAGCTCCTATGCTAATGGGACCTGAAGTAGCAGCCATATATTCAGGAGCATTAGTTGCTAGAGAATTATTAAAAACTGCCCCTATGGTTTGGGGAATGGTTAATTCTTTATGGTCTAATCAGCTCCCACAAAATCCCATTTTAAATGGGTTAGAAGCTAAAATGATGTAGGTTACTGGAAGTTCTTCTGACCATGCTAATGCTAATATGGGATTTACTACTGAAACTGTATTAAATTTAATGGGAGATGTAGCTCTACAATGGGGATAGCAATAGCAAGTTGCGGGTTGGACTAGAAGATTATTAGGAGGAAAAAAGGATTTAAGTAAAGTTATTGATGATGAAGCCAAAGTTTTATATGATAAAAAGATAGCTTCAATATTTGAAAGTGCTTCTACTGATGCTAAAAAATAGGAAGCTTTATTAAATTTCGGATTTGATGAGGCGCAAATTGCTAACTTATTAAAAAATTCAGGAAAAGATGCTACTGATGCTTGGAAAATGACTTCAATAGGTCAAGCCGCATTAAAGAAAGCCTCTACTAAATTATAGCCTAAAATAGACAAATTAAATAGATTAGGTGCTAATGCTTCATTAGCTTACATGGCATTAGTTTCTAATACTGACGTATATTAGTCTGCTTTAGATAACGGAGCTTCTGCTAGAGAAGCTGCATCTTTAGCAGCAGGAGCGACTTTAGGTATGTATACAGTAGATAGATTAGGTATTGGAGAAATGTTCTTTGATGAATTAGCTAAGCAGTCAGCTAGAGAAATAAACACTGCTATAATGGCTAATAAAGATGAGTGGATACGTACTTTTTTAAAATAGGCTAGAGAATCTATAGAAGATGCCAATAAATTTAAACAATTAATAATTAATAGTAGAAATAAAGTAGCTAAACTTTTAGGAGACTATAAAGACGATATAAAATATCATACTACAGGTGCTATAGGTAAAGCTGTAGGTGAGGGTCTTGAAGAAGTTTCTGAAGATGTAGTAACTGATTTAGCTAACTCTACTTATGCTATGTTACATGAACTAGGTATTACCTAGTCTAATGATATCATGGGTTTTGGGTATGATAAAGAACTCAATGATGGAAAAGGAGGTTATGATATTGCTAGATTATTAGCTAAATATGGAATGTCCTTTACTGGAGGTACTCTTGGTGGAGGTTTATTTTATGGAGTAAATGCTATTAAGTCAGGAACTGTACATGCTCCTAAAAATTCTTAGGATATGTTGTATTTAGTAAATCAAGGCAAAGGTAAAGACATTATTGATAGAATAGAACAATATCGTAAAAGAGGCGCTTTTGGAAGTACTACTATTTCAGCTAGTAAAAGTGTGCAAGATTCTTAGGGAGATAATGTTAATATTACTATTGATAGTGATTTATCTGTTAATGACTATATAGCTAAACAATTAACTAATTAGGTACGCTCTTATTAGACTATTATTGATGATAATAATTTAAATAAATCTGAAGATGAATTATTCGATCACATGATAATGTAGGATAAAGTATTTAGAAATTTATCTTCATATTTACAAAAAGATTCTTATGTAACTAGGTATTAGTAGTCTTGGTTAGGGTTAGCTAATGATGTGTTAATTGCATAGAAGGGATTAGAAGTAGCAGCTGCTGCTCGTAATGGTGAAATACCTAAAGAAATTTTAGAGTAGTTAGGTTCTTCAAAAAGTTCTAAATAGTTAATTGATGAATTAGGTGAGGCTAGACTACTTGATTCAGAAGCTAGACATAATCCTTCTGAAGAATCTAAGCGTAATGTAATGGTATAGTCTTGGTAGAAATATTTACAAGATAAGAAAGACGCTTTAAAACAATTTGAATCTCCTGAAAACTCTGCTTATTACACTGAAATGTTAATGTTTGGATTAGATGATAATCTTTCATCAACTTTTGGAGTATATAATTTTACTAATTGGCTATATTATAATCATGGAGGTTTAACTGAAGATTAGCTTACTAAAGAGTAGTTAGCATAGTATAAATTAGACTATGAATCTTATTTAAGAACTAAAAAACCTTTAGATTTACAAAAGTCATTTGAAGGATATAAACATTTTCAAAAATTAGTAGATCCTGAGTTACAAATGATGGCTCAAGAAGCTTAGAATTTCGAAAGTTATCAATAGATAGTAGCCGATTTAATTAAGACTCCTACTTGGTGGCTAAAATTATCTAATCCTAAATTACGTCAAGATTGGGAATCTGAAGAATAGTTTAAAGATAGTACTACTAAAAAAGAAAATGAATCTGACGCTGAGTTTGCGGCACGATTAAATGAAAGAGAAGTTAAAATAAAAACTGAACAAAATAAAAAATTAAACGAAGTATTAGATTTTGTAAGAACTACTCCTTTAGATAGTTTAACTGCTAGATAGTTAAAAATATCTTTTGCACAAAGTGCTAAATCTATTAAAGCTGAATTAGTAAAATCATCTACATCGCAAAGTACACGAACTAATTATTCTTATCTATGGGATATTATAAAAAAGACTGTAGATAACTACGAAGGCGGTGATACCAAATAGTTAAGAGATGATTTAAATAATAACGTTGTTTCTTATATTTCTGGTGGAAGTAACTTAATATTTAATAATGCCTATTTCATGGGCACTTAGATTACCTCACTATTTGGTAATGATGATGATAATACTAAATTTGGATAGGTTGTTAAAGATTATTTAATGTCTAAAGGAGATACTACATAGCTTCCAGAAAAATATACTAAAGATTCTGAAGGTAATAATATAGACTCTCTTACTGCTTTTAATAACTTATTTAAGGATGCTGATGAAGGACTATATAGAATAGAAGACTCTTCTGGTAAAACATATGCTCAAATATTTAAAGATGTATTTGGAGAGGATGAATTAACTAAACTATAGAATAGTATAAAGACTACTTCGTATTCTTACAAAGATTACGAAGGTGATGATGTAAATGTTACTATTGAAAAAATAGATCCTATTAAGTGGTTAGGACCTGATGCACTTAACACCTTAGAATCTCTAACTACTAATAATGCTGCTACTACTTATTTAAGAGAATTATTAGCTAAAGTTCCTCAAAATGGTGATTACGATACTATTACTCAAAGCTTTATGCGTAATTCTTATAATGCTATTGATGGTATAGTTTCATAGGCAGAGGGGGATTTGAATAATGATTAGCCATATTAGATACTAACTAATATATCTGATTAGATGTGGCCAAATCCTGTAACTCAATTAATGAAAAAGTTACCTTTATATGATTCTAATGTAGAGAAATTATTAAATAAATTATAGGATTAGTTTGATTAGGGTTTAGATCCTACAGAGTTTGTTATTGACCCAGAAGACGAATCTTATATTCCACAAGCTTAGCAATTATTAGCCATTACTAGTGCTTATATAAAAGCAGCTTCTTCAGATTAGGATTTAAATAACATATACGGTCATAATAAAACTATAAATCGATTTAATTAGTAGCATGGTATAAAAGTAGACCCTTTAGCAGAAATAGACGAAAACTATGCTAATATTTATCAAATAGAACTTCAAAAATACTAGGATGCTTTAAATGATGATAAATGGTCATTGCCATATATTTCTAAAAAGAATTTAGGAAATAGTTTATTATAGTTTGATTAGTCTAAAAAAGCCTTAAATAAAGTTCACAAAGCATTTTGGGATAGTGTTAGAAATGCTTTTGTCATTGATGGTAAAAATATTTTAGATAAATATGTTCCTACTGGTGATGATGAAGAAGATGTTAGAAATGCTAGTAATATATTTTATAATGCTATATAGGAACATCCTGAATACTTAAATCAAGTATTAGAGTAGTTTACTACTAACTTAAATAAACAAGAAACTGCTAATGTTAATCCTAAATTAACCGAAGCAGGATTTTCTAATTTTGATAAAGCTATGTATTTAATAGCTGCTGCTGGTATTAAGCAAGATGATGCTCTAGCATTTACTAAATCTTTTGTTCAAAATCATCCTGATATTGTACCTTTAGATGCTTAGTTCCAAATAGCTAAATTAGGAATGGCTATGGTAAACAATCCTAAGTTAATATAGAAAGCTATTTCTAATTTAGCATCAAAAGCTGGTATTGAACTGCCAACTTTATCTAGTACTATTTTTATTCCTGGTATTGGAGGTTCAGGTAAGACTTCAGTAGTAGCTAAAATGATAGCTGAATATGCTAAAGATAAGAAATTATATATGGCAGCTCCTGGAGAATCTTAGGCAAAAAATCTAGAATTATCTTTAGGACAAACTGGAGCATTAACTGAATCATAGTTAATGGCTTTAGTAACTGATGATACTTCTATAAAAAATAGCATAGATGGCATAAAAAATATGTCTGAGTTTAAAAACTTAGATAAAATTGCTGATAAAATTCCTTTAAAAGACGCAGAATCTGGAGTTTTAATTATAGATGAGTATACCCACTTTGATACTTTATCAGAATTAGTTTTAGACAAGTGGGCTAAGAAAAATGGTATAGTAATTATTGGATTTGGAGATAATTCTTAGAAAGGATATATAAACCCTAATCAAGTAATTTGTAGTAATGATTCAGATACAGTATTTATGTTAAGATCTTCTAGATTGGGAGTATCTTTACGTAATGGTAATATATAGTAGGTATCTTCTACTTAGTAGTTAGATAATATTACTTAGTAGATTTATGGATATTCTTATAATATTACCCCTGAAACTGTTCGTACTGCCTATGACACTTTAAAATCATGGTAGCCTAGATATTATAATCAAGATACTTTTAATGGTACTTATATAGGAAAGGATTTTAAAGAATGGACTAAAATATTTAATGGAGCTTCTCAAAATTCTATAGCATTTATAGGCAGTGATACTGCTTATAATAAACTTAGCGCTCCTGCTGGTATTATAAAAAGATTCTCTAGTATAAAAGAGGTTTAGGGTAGTGAATTTGATTACATTATTTATGAAGGAGATATAGCTAAAATTCCTTCTATAAATCCTGATTCTGATAATGCTATGGGTAATGCTCTTATATTTGCTAGAGATTTATATACTGTAATTAGTAGAGGTAAAAAAGGTGCTATTATATTAAGTGATAATTCTTCTTTTAATAGTAGACAAGATACTAGTACTGCAACTACTACAGATTTGAAAGCTAAAGCTTCTGAAGAATAGAAAAAATTCTTAGAATATTTAAATGGTTTAACTTTAAATCCAACCATACCTAGCGCAGCTAGTACAACTCCTCCTAATGCAGTAACTTCTGAAGCTGTAGTAAATGCTGCTTCAGGTGTTTTATTAAGTGCAAGTTTAGATCCTAAACATACTGTAACAGAGGATTCTAAAACTACAAAATAGGATAAAGTAGAACCAAATATAGAAAATTAGGATAGAATTTATGGTAATTTCTCAATGTTAGGACTAACTAGAGATTCTAATAAAAATTGGATAATACCTTAGAATGTAGATAAATATGAAGATGTGGGAGTAATTACTAATTTATGGACTATGACAAAAAAATCTGCTCCTAAAATAATAACTTCTGGTAAAGATAAAAACGATTTAGTAAAATAGTTATTACTATTAAAGGATGCTCTTATGAGAATAAAACTTCCGGAAGGATAGATTAAGAATTATAAAGAGTTTATAAGTGATTTAATGGTAGAAGATGGAAGTTATTTATTCTCTGAAGAAGCTTATAAAACTTTAAAGTACCAAGTTCATATACGTCGCAGATAGAGTATTGATAAATTAGTAGGATATAGTAAATTAAATGACTCTAAAATAGAATTTGAAATTGGTGGAGAAAAATATATAGCTACTGTAGAAGCAACTTGGGTTAATAATGGAGTTACTAATACTATAACTTTAGGAGCTATTCCAGCTTTAAATACTTATAAAAAAGCTGTAGAAAATGCTGAGGGTACTACTTATGGAGAAACCTTAAAGAAAAATTATATTAGATATAACCAAGCTTTGCATGATATTCTTTATAAAGAACATGGAGTTAGAGAAATTAAAGCTCCTAATAATGTTATAACTGAATTGAAAGATATAGGAGATCCTATTCCTTTTGCTTTAGTTCCAAAAGTTATATATGATGAGAATGGTAAACCTAAATTTCAATCTAGAGAAGGTGACTATGATCCAGCTTTTGGAGACCCTATTCCTGAATTATTAAGACTTCCATATGCCTCAATATCTAGTCCATTAACATATTTTGGAGGACTTCCTGGAGTTAGTCCTACAATAACTGGTAGAACTATATACTTAGTATCTTCTAAACCAGGACTAAGTGATAAAGAATTAGTTGATGCTTACTACGCTCAAAAGTTTGCGGTAGATAGAAGTGATAAAGTAATGAATAAATTAGATGTAAGAATGATAGTTCCTACCGAAAGAGGTATATCTTTTACTGGTATGGCTAATGCAATATGGAGAGATAGATTCTCTTTACCTGCTGATAAAACTCATCAAACTGCATCAAGTTTTCCTGCTAATGCTGGCATATTAGGAATGAAACTATTTGCATAGGCTTGGAATACCAGGGCTAACGCTTTAATGGTATTAGATTAGTTAGAGTAGGATCATGATATTGAAGAGACTAATAAAAACTTAGGAGGAGTTCAATAGTTTAGATTATTGCCATCTAGTTATATGACTAGAAAAAATGATTTTTATGAAGCTAAAGAAACTTTCTATAAAATTAGTTGGGATTTTAATGAAGTGCAACCTGCTTATGAAAAATGGTTAAAATCTAAAGGAAAACCTGCAGAGTAGTGGATTCGTGATTACGAAGGTGAAAAACCTTAGAATCAAAAAGATTTTGAAGATTGGCAAAAAAGTCTACGATACGATGATAAGGATAAATTAAAAAATTATATTTATATAACTCCAGAGTATTTATAGCATTTGTATAATGTTACTAATGCTTTACTAGATCCATTTAAAGATTTTATAAATATATAGGGAGATCCTAGATAGATATTGGATATTAAATCTCTTTATAAAAATTGTTAGGATTTTAATATAGAAACTGGAGAAGCTATTTTTCCATTAGAAACTGGAGGTAATACTAAAGTAACTTTTGATTATTAGAATATTTAGTATGAATCTTAGCTGTCCGCTGAACAGGAAACTTTATAGACTACTAACTTTTTTAAAGTAATACCATTATTCTTCACTAAAGGTTACAAGTTTGCTTTGTTAGGTCCTGAATCTGAAAAAGCACACCCTAAAAATGGTAAAAAATTAATAGGTACTAATTACTATATTAAATATAAACTATATGGTACTAGAATAGATTAGTAGGGTAATAAAGTTAAAATAGGTAATAGTAAAGTATATAAAACATTTAGTGAATAGAAACTTATTGAAGAAGCTAAAGCTATAAATAATAATACTGAGTTTTCTAATATATTTAACCTTATATTCCACGGAACTTCTGATCCTACTGGAAATATTTCAGGGAAACATAATTTTACTGAATCTTCCGCATATTTTAAAAATGGTATATATTATTATCCATATACAGATTATGCAAGTGGAACAAATTATGAATATGGTAATTCTAATTAGTCTTACTTTAGAAAAGTTCGGGGAGATATAAATAATGTATCGGCATTCTATTAGACTAATGTAATACCTATTCCTATAGCTGATTTTGATATAGAAGGTAAAATATCTAGCGAACCTATTTCTACTAATATTTCTAAAAAACAAGTTACGCCTTCTGAACTTATTACTGCTCTTAGGAATTATTAGATTGAAGATACAGGAGATATTGAGTAGAATATTAAAAATTATATGACTAATTCAACTATATAGCAAGAAATATCTTTAGGAAATCTTCCAGTCTTTACGTATATAAATGGTAAGTGTAAATCTTGTCAAACTATACCATTAGAGGATAATGAAGGACGTTTTGGTATACGTAATACACAAACTGCTACAAGCAGTAAATTAGTAAAAATAACTCCTGATGATTATGAAACTTTATTTGGAGAATCTTTAAATACCTAGGATGTTGAAATTATGATGTATATAGATAATGATGGTTAGCTTAAAAAAGTAGAAGAATCTTTTGAGAATACTGAAAATCATTCTTTGAGTTCTGAAGAATTTTAGATAATGAAAGCTAAAATACAAAATAACAGTGAAAATTTTATTGAAGAAGGTTTAGGAATAACTCCTGAAGCTGAAGAATATTCAGATGCTAAAGAAATGTTTAATGCTGTGCTAAAAGCAGATAATGAATCAGATTTTATTGCTGCCCTAAATGACTTTAGAGATAATCTTTTAGGAGGAGCATTTGCAGAGATAAGCGATACTGATTTAGCGAAGTATTTAGATGATATATATGATACTTATGATTCAGATGGTAATTTACGAAATGTATGTAATATAATAACAGTGTTAAAATGATGAATTGTGCAGGAATTAATTTAAATCCATAGAATTTTACTACTGGAATTAATAGTGCCCCATTACAAATAGTTACTGAAGCATAGCAACTTATTGTGGATGGAAAAAATGGTTTTGGAATTATAAAACCTTTATTAATTAAGAGAATTAAGGATTTCCCTTCTTTTATTAGAGAACGTTTTGAAAAAATATTAGGACATCCTATTCCTGATAATTCCAAAGAAAATTTATCTATTGAAGAAAAGACCGAATTAGCTAATTTAAAAGAAGCTATGCGGATAATACTTGCTAATAACTCTGATAAAATGCAAATTTTTAAAAATGAAGAAGCTTTAAAGGCTTTATGGCAAGTATTAACAGTAGAAGATTCATAGAATGAAAATATAGAACAAGAAAATACTGATAATGTAATTTAGGAAGATGCTGATGTTGAATAGACAGATGAATTAGATGAAGCAACCAAGCTAGTATTAAACTAGCTTGGTATGTTTCCTTCAGATTTTAAAAAGATAATTTATACAGGAGCTACTGAAGAAGATTCTTTTAGAAAAGCTAATTTAAAACAACAAATTGCTTCTAATGTAGTAAGAAATGGTATATATATTAATGATGATCCTTGGAGACTTAACACATCTATAGTTAAATTAAAAAATAAATGGTTTAATCAGATATGTGATTATCTAGGAGAATCATAGACTGAATTATTTACTAGAGACCCAAATCGTAATAAATATATATATAATAAATTTGCTACTGGAGTATTAAATAGATTTAAAATCTTAGCGCTTAATTCTTAGCTATCTATTAAAACTAGTGAAGATTTTAAGGAAGCTGTTAATGCCTTTGTAAATTTAATAAGTTTTGATGACGAAATTAAAGATTATATGGGTAAAGATATTTCTGTAAATAGAAATACTAGCTCTAATTTTTCAGAATCTAATTTACCTTATGGCATAAGTTCTCATAGTTCTTTACGTTCAGGATGGTCTAATGATGAATTGTCTGATGGAATGAAAAATATTCCACATATGACCAAATTATTATTTAATACTATTCCAGAATATAAAGATGGGAGATATATAGGATTATATCTTGATGATTTGCATACTATTGCTTCAGTAAAAAAACTCTTTCTTAAATGTTTAAAAAGTAGCAATATACCTGCATATTTAAAGAATAGTATAAGAGTTCTTAGAATTAGTGGTAATGCTAAAGAACTCTTTAATGATATGTTTGGAATAAATGGTAGGTATAATTCAATAGTATCTGCGGTTGTAAGAGAAATGAGTCCTAAAGAATAGGTAATCATTAACTCCTTTTTTAAAGAATTATATGGAGAAAAAGGGTTATATAACCAAGAGTTATCTACGAACAGAGATAATAGTAAAGCCACTATATTAGATACTTTTATTCACGCCATTACTTAGGTAGATATGATGTCTTATCAATCAGTAGATTTAAAAGAAGATGGTGAAGAAATATCAGCTAATTAGTATCTTAGAGAAAGTGTATCTACAGATAATGAAACTTTAGACTTAGCTTAGGTTATAAATCAGAGTCCTCATTCTAATTCTAATAATCATATTATTGCTAAAGAAGGATAGTGGGAACTGACTCCTATAAATAGTTCGCATTTTAAAATATTAATATCTCCTAAAGAAGGTTCTAAATATGGGTATACTACTACTGCAAATTAGTAGTTAGAAATTCATATATTAAGAGATGGGGTGGAAGTTACTAGTAGATATTTAAATTAGGATACTAATAGCAATAGTTCTTCTGATTTTAATAATAATGCTATTACAGAAGACGGCTAGATAAAAGATGAGTATAAAGATATAATAGAGTTTATAACAGAAACTTTGGGATTACAGACTACTCAAAATATATCTTTAAATGAACTTCTTTATACTATGCAAGGGGAGTTTTCTACTGGTAAATATGCTGGATTTAGTGGTATGTTAATGTCAGCTATTCGTTCTGAAATAGTTAAACATATTGTAGACCATTATAATCATGCTGATACAAATTTAAGTATTTAGAAATATTATTCTAGAGATAATATTAATTTACCTTCTGAATATAAAAATGTAACAATATTTCCTTCTAGAACTATTATTTCTGGAGATGCTTATGGTATAAATTATAAAATAGTAGGTGCATAGCGAGATCCATGGATGAGTGCTTATGGTTCTGCTAAATAGATACTTGAAGGAACTAATATTTCTTCAACTGTAACAAGTTCTGATAATAAAAAATAGCCAGTTATTCGATCATTTGCTTATGGATTAAATCCTAGAGAAAGAATTAGAGAATAGTTAAATGCTGAAGGAGAAGGTATTTCAAGAAATACTACTAATGCAACTACCTCATTATTATTTGCACATAATATTAGCTCAGGAAATGCTGACTTACTTGCTAATGTTGCAGCTCATGTAGATTTAGAGGTTACAGATACTTAGGGTAATACTAAGTAGATTAAAGCCATGAACACTAATGAAATGATGCATCATGCAATATTTGATAATTTCTATAATCATTTTTGGGAAGATGGTAATATAACCTTTTAGCCAATGGATTATTCCGATAAAGGTATATAGATAGTATATACTGCTAGAGGAACCATTCAAATAGTATATGACAATGGTGATAATGTAGATTTAAGACATGCCACTCCTTTATAGATTCAATAGTTATATAAACAAACTATTGGAGGATTTTATACTAAATCTTTTAGAAATTCTTTAATAGATATATCTAATTCTATTGATAGAAATACTTATCCTACATATCCAGTAAGTACTAACCCTGGAGATACGGCTTCTATACATATTAATTAGTCTTCTACTACATAGGAATTATTAGTAGCTGCGAAAGCTATTGATAATTGGATGTAGAAAGTTCCAACTAGTAAGACTATAACAGTATAGAGCCTAAATACTTAGGGAGAAGAAATCTCTATAAAACTATCTACCCAATCTATTTTTTAGTAGTATTCTAATAATATAGCAGCAAATTATCAAAGAACTTTGGTAGGAGAAACCAATGTAACTCCAGAAGTTATTAATCCTATAACTAAAGTTCCATATACTACTGCGGAATTATATTAGTTAGCTATTGAAGAAGGAACTGGTTTAACAGAACAATAGTTAACCGATTATGCTTTTGCTAAGGGAATTAATCTATACTAGAATATTTCTTATATGAAGTATAAAGGAAAGGTTAGATTAAATCCTGCTATAGTTTATATGGGAACTATATAGTTCTAGGGAAATAATCTGGAATCTAGATAGAATAGAGATAAAATTAATTTTGTCGATGACTTATTAAAACATTAGGTATCTTTTAGAGCTTATCGTTCATATAGTGATGAATATGGCTAGGAAACTTCTAAAAATACTGATGTGTATAATATATTAGATAAGTTTCTTAGTGATGAGGATTTAAAATCTTGGAGAACAAAAGGTGATAAATTTTGGACTGTTGGAGAATGGGTTAAAGGAGACTATATGGTCATAGCTAAAGTTTAGCATGGAGATGGCTCTATTACTGATTTAATATTTTAGCCTGAATTATAGCTAACTGAGGGTGATACTTTAATACTTAATCCATTACTTGACCATTATTTTTAGGTAGATAATTTACTATCTAATAATATGCGCTTTACAATAACAGGTACTGAATTTAGTGACCCATTGAAATTCAATAATTATATCGAACCTTTCAATACTCTAATCAGTAATATTGAAAATGTAAACCCATAGTAGTTTGGATTAATGGAATCTAATCTTTGGAATACTAGTAACAAACGTGCTAATATTTCCACAGCTACTATGACTCCTTTTGCTATTGGTACTAAGTAGGGAGTTTCTAGAATGGTAAATTTAGCTACAATTGAAGATATCCCTGCAAGTGTATATAACTTTATGGGTTAGTAGGGAAAAGATGTAGATTCTATGGATGGTTCTACTTTTACTGATGGTATTTAGGCTACTTGGGAATCGTGGTCAATGCCAGGTTAGACTCTTGGTATGGATAAAAAAACTATTGCACATGGTTATGATAACAGAACTGGGGGTACTATTCTTTTAAAACACGCTCAATATGCTATTAATAATGAACGTATGTTAATGGCTAGAAATTCTGAAATTGATTTAGAAAGTGTTTTTAAAAGGATGAATGATAGTAAGTTTTCTGAAATGAAATGGGGAGAATTAGTACCAACTACATTACATTCTACTATTTTTAAAAATTTATATCATCAGATAGATGATGGTAAATGGAGATTTATATATTAGTTAGCTTATGATAAGACTGAATAGGCTTATTACACTATCGAATATGAAGTAGATGAACATTATAATAAAGTACCGAATACTGGTAAACGTTATTATTATTAGTTTGATCCTAAGAGTTAGCAACTTATTGGAGAAAATGGTGAGGGTGAAACTATTAATTCTATTTATGAATTATGGCAAGCTTTAGGTGGTATAGATACTTTTGAAAAACAAGGTAATTAGCTAGTTAGAAGTGAAGGTTCATAGGTAGCTGTAGCTAAAGTTATAAACAATAGTATTACAGTTAAATAGAGTTCTATTAAATCTGATGGTACTATAGAGAATGGAGCTAAAGAATATTAGCCATATAAAACTTATAAAATACATTATTTAGCAAACCGTTCAGGAAGTAAACGAATTTAGGGTAATGTAAATGGAGTAGATAGATGGTTTAATAATGCACCTTTTAAGTATTCCCCAATGCAAATGACTAGATTCGGTTCTTAGTTGGATGCTGACCATGAAGTTGAAGACTCCTCAATTACTTTACCTACACAAGCTATGGCTGCCTTAGTGTAGGGAGGAGTAAACCAAGCTTATGCCAGAGAAGTATATAATATAATGGGAAGTCTCGCTTTAGAAACTAGTAAAGTAAGTGCTGATTTAGTATATGACTTCATGAAATCCTATAATGAAGGTAAAGAATTATCTGCCAATTAGGTATAGCAATTCCATGAAACTATTGGATATTTATTGGCATTAAACTATAGTAAATAGAACGATGCAGAACTTGGAGATATTATTCTAGAAGGTATGGCTAAAGTTTTAAGAACTGGAAAACCTGAATTAAAACAAAAATTTAAAATACCTTTTAGTGATTCTTCTCTATATAGTTCATTATTGCCAGTTATTACTTCTGCTATAAATAAAGTAAGTATTAAAGCTAAATTAGCGGGTAGTGCTTTAGTCTTAACTCCTGGATATAAAATAGCTTAGTATTTTAATTATGGAAGTATTAACTAGGATGGGATTTATGATGATACTACTAAGATTAGCAGAATGTCTTAGGATGTATATAATGAAGCTAGAGATGCTTACAATAATAATTAGGAAGTAAAAACTTATATCGATGAATACCTAGCTTTAGGTAAAGAATCTTTAAATTTATATAATTATAGTGTTCGATAGAAATAGTTAAGTAGAGGATATTTGCATTATTTATAGGATTTACATGAAAGAACTAATCCTCCTAAATAGGCGGGAGAATTTTTACCTAACGAAGTGGTTAGAGTAAAATATACTTTACCTAATGGTACAGAAATTGCTTAGGATATAAGATTTGATTTTAATATTGAGGATTATTATAACTTTGTAGATGCTTATGATACTAATACTTTAGGAGAATATTTACGTTCTAAAGGAATAACTGTAGATGCTAATGCTACTAATTTTAGATTATATGATTCTATAATTTCTCCTAGAGATTTAGCTCCACTACGTTATGTCTTTGATTACGTTGATAAAGAAGGTATTTTAAGAAAATCTAATATATACTTATTAGATGGTATTAGAAAAAATGCTAATAATGCCAAATTAAGAGGATTAGAATTTAGAAAAGCTTTAATTAATCTTGATAAAGGTTTTGCTACTATTGGAGGTAATACTTACTAGATTACCAATGTAAAAAAGATGGCAGCAGAAGAAATAGCCCCTAATTCTTATGCCCAAAGATTTGGAGTAGAAGGAAAAACTATACTAGAAGCTAGAAAAATATTATAGGATAGATTAAGTGATCCTAATAAAATTAGAACTAATTTTGGAATTCCTTATTTATGTACTTTTACTTTAGCTAGTAATAAACATACTATAATATCTCTTTCAGAGCCTAGAAGTACCGATAAAGCTTCTTTTCAAGAATTTAATCCGGAATTAAATACTATTATAAAATAGGAAAATGGAATTGATTGGATTTATAAAATTGATAGAGATAGGTAGTTATTATATAAAGTAGGAGTACGTTAGGGAGAAGATGCTCAGTATTTTATAAAACCTTACCGTTTTGAAAAAGAGTCACGTTCCGGTAAATTAGAATCTTATAATTATTTCTATATTGATTAGGACGTATTAACTGCGTTAAATTTAAATAAGGATGAAATAATACCTGATGTAATAAGAGGTATTTATAATACTGATGATTTTATTGGGGTAGAAGTTAGTCCATATGTTATAAAATAGTTTAAAGAACATAATTATCAACAACATAGTAATTGGTTAGCTAGTGCTTTTAAGGGGTATGGCGTATATTCTTTTATAAATCAACAATTTAGTTATGAAGGACTTCCTGAGTTACGATAGAATTGGTATAAAGACAAACAATATCAAATTATAGCATCTTTTGAGAAAACATTAGAAAATATGATTACTCGTATTCCTACTGCTACTAAATAGTCATTTATGTCAATGAATATTGTAGGATTTACAGGAGGAACAGATAACAGAATTTATGTTTCTCACTTCCAAGCATGGCTTTAGGGTTCTGACTATTGACTAAAATATCGTTATTTTAGTGACAATCTCCTTTTATGTGAATTATTTTTACATAATAAATATTGTAGTCGTTAAATCTTGTGAATTGACGGGGAAATCCTTAGAGTTTATTTCACTAACTTATACTAGAAATAGATATAAGGGCTTTAATTAACTATTAAAGATATAGTAAAAGAAAATAAAATTGGACAATCCGCAGCCAAGCGTCTTAGATAAGTTTACTTAACTTATAAGATGAAGGTTCACAGACTATCTCGGAAGAGAGTAGGAATTATAAATTCCGAAGAGCAAGACAATCATCTTTTAGGTGATTGATGATATAGTCGGTCTTATATTGAAAGATATGAGGTATAACGGATATAGATAAAGGTTATGCACTTGGTTATAATTTTGATAATAATGGTATATTTATAGGATGGAGTAACTTATTTGATTATAGAACTAAAGAATCTTTAGAGAGTTCTTGCTATCTTCCAATACCAAAACATACTACTTGGATTGCAGTGGATGCTGATGAAGATATAGATATTTTAAATATGAAATTATCTGATGGAACTTTCTTAAAAGATAGGATAGAAGAAGTATATAATGAAGAAGGAAATGCTACACCTGTTGATAGAAATCCTTTAATAGGAACTTTCCTACGAAGATTACGAATTACTCCTTATCAATCTATTAAAGTAAAATATGATACTTCTAATATTAAATAGCAAGCATTTATTAATGATATAATGTAGCATGAGAGTACTGACTTAGTAGACGGTAGAAAAATAAAAGCTTACTAGAATGCATTATCTTGGAATGCTTAGCATATTATTAATGATATAAAAGAAGTTGCAGATTCATATGTTCCTACATCTGTAGATAATATGAAAGACGCTGTTAAAGAGTTAGGATTATCCGGAGATAGTGAAAGATATAATATGATGAATCCTGTTAATAAGTATATTTTAATAGAAGAAAATTTAACAGGTAAAAATGTAATTTCTGTGGGAGCAAATGTTCAGAAAAGCTATTTTAATTTATATAATTATTTTTAGGATGTTATAACTTATCCAAAAGATTATAATCCTAAATATTATAAATTTATTAAATAGTTTAGTAAAATAGGTAGAAAAGCTGTTATTAAAAGTACTTTAGGAAACTTAAACTTTGAAGCTATACCAGAGTTTGCTAATCTTTCTAAAATATTATTTATGACAGATCCTAATATAAAAGCTACTTTAAAAGAACATCAATAGAGATATTATATAAATGATGGAGCTTTTCAATTTGATTTTATTAAAGCTTACCGTTATGGAAATATTAGTGATACTTTTAGTAGATTTTTATAGGATGTAAATGATATTTTAGCAACTTATTCTCCAAGTACTGAAACAGTAGCTAAATATGGCGATGCCTACACGTTATTAAATAATTCTGAAAATCCAGAATCCAATATTTCAGAGTTACTTAATGCCGCAGCCGATAATGCTAAGGAGTTGATTCTTAATAAAATAAATGCAGGTATGAATTTAGCAGGAATGCATGGATATTTAATGTCTATGGGATTTAATCTAAAAGATATTATTAAATTCATGACTTCTGATGCTGCTAATGTTATAAATATTTTAACTAAAGAGGATATTTATAATAAGACCTATTATAAAAGTAGAAAAGTAGATTCTTTAATAAAAGATATTTTACTTAAAGAGAACAACTTAGAATATTGGAGTAAAGTGGTGCTAAATCCAACATTAATATCAGAAATTAGTGATAATATAACTGATGTTGTAGCTAGATAGTTAATTAGAAATATATATAAATCTATTAATAATAATTATGACGAAAATTTTCAGTTAAATAATATTACTGGAGAAGTTACTTACAAAGGTAAAAAATATCAAAGTATATTAAAACTTTAGGGAACTTTAGCTGAAGATACCCAAGATAGATAGTTTATAGATAATGTAATTAACTAGATTTAGAAAGCTTATGATAATTTTATTGATGGCGTAAAAGAGTTTGATAATGTTTATCGAGGCACTAAAGAAATGACTGCACTATCTTAGTTATTTTTAAGTCTAAATTAGGGTATTAAGTCTGCCCAAGCAGACTAGTTGTATTTTGAATCCAGGGTATATCAATATATTGATTCTATGTAGGAAGTTCTTCCTGATGAAATAAATGGTTTATAGGAATTCATTCAAACTGGAACTATGAACGATAAACTTTAGGAATCTTTATAGGAAGTATCTCATTTACGTCAAGAATTATCAGTAGAAGAAATTGCTAATGATATATATGATTGTATGTAGGCAGGAATTTATAAAAATTTTAATTATAAAAGTTATTTATTGGATTCTGCAGTTTCGTACATAGATCATAATGGAGTACAATAGAATATATCTTATAGAAATTTAGCGATTAAATACTATAACTTATTTAAAGACTCTTTTAATATTTTTGATGTAATATAGCATTCTCCATAGTATTCTGAATATTTAAATAGATTAAGAGATGCTGTAGTATAGTCTGATACTGCTAGTGTAAAGTCTACATTAGTACGATAGTTCTTTGATGAACTTCGTGAAAACGATGTCTATATGTCAGATAACTTAATTAAATAGATATAGGCTTATATAGATGATGCTTATATTCAAAAATATTTAAATAGCCTAAATACTTAGTTTATGGTTATAAATGATGATAATGGATATATCTTTGATAAGTTAAGATTATCCAAATTATTAGCTAATAGAACCCTAGATTTGCATAATAGTGATAATATAGCTTCCTTTAAGTATTGGGTAGAGAATTAGTTAGTAAAACATTTATAGAATGGTTATTATTATGATGTAGATGGTTCTAAGCATACTTTAACTAGTCCTAATTCATTTGCAAGAGGACTAAGAATGTTAATGACTAAAGGTAGACCATATTTAGCATTAGATATTGATATGCTAAATAAAACTAACTCTACTACTACTATGAAAAAATATTCTGAGTATCTTCAAGGATTTACTGAATTAAGTGCCTATAAATATGATGACGGTACTTTATAGGATATATTTATGTTATATAACTTATTAGTTAATAACAATAAATATGGTAGACATAGAATTACATCTATCTTTTAGGAGCGTTATAAATAGGATATAAATAATTTAGATAATGAAAATTACAAATAGAGTTCTTTAAGTAATTGGTATCAATTTATAGGTTTATAGGACAGTGAAAATATTTAGGAGACTATAAGTTCTCATAAATTAGAGGGAGATCCTAATTATAGAAAACAAGTTTTAGATAAATATGGAGTATCTATTACTGGATTCTTAAAATTTACTGCCCCTTTTGTGTAGAATACTAGAGACTCTATGGCTCCTATAGTAAAAATGGTATCTTACGATTCTTTAACTCCTTATTACTATGATAAAAGAACTAGACAAATAATAGATTACTTAGAAGGTATAGATACTACTAATATTTCTTCTAAAGAATAGTAGAGTTTCTTAAGTAATCTTATAAGATATTATCCTACTCAAGTAGATTCTTCTATAATAAGAGCTTCTTACGAAGCTATGTTTAATGATGCTTCTGCTGCTGAAAATGGCATTTATTCTATGACTAATTCAGGAGCATTGAAAATTTTAGTAAATTGTGAATAATGAATTGTAGTATAACATTACGTTTTAATAAATTAGATTAGAATAAAAATCCTTATTAGATAGTTTTGGATGGAATCTCAGAAGATTCCATCCAAGATTATTTAAATGATTATAGTAAACTACTAGCTTTAGTAAAAGCCTAGGGAAAGTTAGAGGAATTTTTAGATTATTCTACCATAACAGGTACTAAAGGTAGTATATATACTAGTAAAGATATGGAAGGTTTAAAAGATACTAATAACTTCTTTGCGCCCAATATTACTTATGATAAATTAAGGAAAAAATATGGATGGCTTCCAGAGTTAACTCCAGATGAGAAGGCTAATATGAATATATTGTTTGTAAAAAATTTAGTTATAAATGGAGTTCCGGCTCCTTATGTATTTCAAACTAAAGATTTAAAAGGTAATCCTATTTACGTAGTTTAGGCTAAAGGATTGTTAGATTTTTCTAGATTTATTACTAAATATAAAGCCGTTACTGATTATGACCCTGAAAAATAGGGTATACCAAAAGCTTTAAATATTTTATTAAGTAATATATAGAGTTGGCAGGCTTTTGAGGGTAGTTTTTTAAGAAAATTTGCAGACTATAACACTACTAACTTTTAGCGTAATAAAACCCGCACTATGGTAGTTACAGATTCTCCAATGACTATAGCTAAATAGTTAATGCTTAGTTATCTTAGAGATCCAGATAAAATGTATTTTTATGGAACTTCAGATAAAAAATCTGGAAAAAATTTATTGAGTAAAAATATTCATAAAATACAATTAATTAGAAATGCTATAAGTTCTATTAGAGGTTTTAATAATAAAATAGTTACTACTAATTCTACTCTAGCTAATGCTGTACTTTCAAAATTAACTTATGGAGATTCTAAGGGTGCTAAAATATCTATTAAGGATTTTAAAAAGTTAGTAGAGGTAATAGTACCTAAAGATTAGTATAGAGATTATTTTAGGGCTAATATGAGAAGTACTGAATATGCTCAAGCAATTAATACAGTGCTTAATGATTTATTTTATAAAAATGATGATGGGACTACTAACTTTGATACTAAGAGTTATCAAGTAAATACTATAAAGAACGATTACATATATTTTTAGAAAAGTTTTGATACCCTAGAAAATCATTATTCTAAAATAAATATTGAGGCTCTTCCATCATTAGCTTAGGAAATGGAAGACTATAAAGGGTATAAAATTTATAAATACTTAGATGATAATAATCAAACTAAATATACTTTTATTAGAGGCTTATTAACTCCACAAACTTATGATTATAGAATAACCCCTGGTAGAGGTGACGAATTATCTACAGTAAAAGATAAAATAAATAGTATGCTCTCTCCTAATAGTAGAATACATAGTAGAATTTATAATGATTTATATTCTGACGAGCCAAATTAGGGAATTACTTTATAGATAAAAACTTATATGGGGTAGTTAGTCCCTGGATAGATTATTAGAGTTCTAGATTATAGACTTCCTAAAAAATCTATGTAGGGATTTAAAGATGCTGTTAGAGGAGATACTATAAATGCCATAGAGTCCTATTTAAAATAGGTAGATTTATTGGATTGGTTTGAGTCACAGAGTAGACTTGCTATTAGATAGTCTCCTTTATTAGATGATAATGAAAAAGTATTTTTAACAATAGCTACTTTAAATAGTTTAGAAGGAGCTACATAGGAATAGGTTAAAAGTAAATTACAAGAATTAATTAATTCTTATGGAACTTATAGATATTATAGAGTTACTAATGTATAGGATAATGGAATTGCTAATTTAGTATTAATGTCAGATACTAATACTCATATGACAGGTGAAGGCTCTTATCTCTCAGTTCATAATGAATTAATGAATTTTGCTGCTAAAATTTAGGATAGATTTAATATTGATACTAGAGTTTTGAATACTGAAGCCATAAAAAGTTTTATTAGAAATAATACTTCTTATACTAAAGATACAGAAGTAAATTTATTGGCTTCTTAGAGAGCTTTTGTTGTTAATGATAAATTTGGAGATCCTATTATTCTTATTAATAGTGATAATGCTAGATAGTCTGATATTGCTCATGAGTATATGCATATATTTATGGGAATTGTTAGAGCAAATCCCAATCTGTAGGAATAGTATACCTAGTTATTAACTGATTTAATAAATACTAAAGAAGGATAGGATTAGTTATAGTAGTATTAGGGATTATCTGTATATAAGGGATTAGCTCAGATAGACCTTATGGAAGAAGTTGCTGCTAATGTTATGGGTAAATATTTGGTAAATCCTGAAAAATATCCAGATAATGAAACTTTTGAAGCATTTAGAGCATTTCTAGAAAAAAATACTTTCCATCAGGATTTATCTGAAAATATTATAGATTTTTCAGATTCTATTAGTATGTATGATGAAAATTCTAAATTAAAATAGTATGAAATAAAAAAAGTTAATAAAACTAATACAGAAAGACTTTTAACTAATTATATATAGCGTAATATGGGTAAACAAATTATGGAGGATTGTAAATGAATTGTAAATATACTTATAAAGGTGTTTAGTATAATAGCTATTGGGGATTGCGAGAAGCTATTTTAAATGAAGAATCTTAGGATTATAGAAAGACTACTGGTTTACTAGCTTCCGCAGATACTAGATAGTCAGATGTGAGAGAAGCTATAGAATTAGTTAAATTAGATTTTAATTTATCACAAGATGATGGAGAATTAATTGTTACTGATTCTACTATTAGTGGTAAATATGATATATAGCACTATATAGATAGTGAATACTTTGAACCTGAATAGAAATTTTATAAAAAGAAAAATAGAGAAGAATATAAAAGAGTATGTTTAGAAAAAGGTATGACTGAAGAATAGATAGAACTTCAGTTTAAAAATGAAAAAACTATTGGTGCTGACGCCTACGCTATACATGACATTATTAATAATTTAATTTTAAATAGTGATACTGAAGAAGCTTGGCAATATGCTACTGTTAGTTTTATTAATAAAAGAATACAAGAAGCTAATACTGGTACTGGTAGATTTATGTCTATTTCTGATTTAGAATTTAAATAGAATATTATATAGGCATATAAAAGACTGAAACCTTTTGCTGCATAGATTGCAAGATAGATTAGAGAATCTAGACATTAGGCTTTTCTTAATAACAAAATTGATAAAGTTACTTCTAAAATAATTAAAAATATAGGATTATCTGAAAAATTACCTAACGGTATTACTTTATTGGGACATATTGATAGTGTAATTATTGATAAAGATGGTAATATAGATATATATCAATATAAACCTTCTGCTGATATGCATGAAGTATGGGCAGAAATGAAGTAGAAAAAATTTAATTTAGAAATGGCATTTTTAAGAAGAATGCTTATTTCTAAATTATAGGCTAGAGGTATGAAAACTAGTGATATTCATATTAATATGCATTTAGTTCCTATATTTATGAATTATGATGCCAATATGGATCTTAAAGATACCACTTTTAGATAGCCTATAGATGTAATGGTTAAGTTTGGTAAATATGACTTAGCTCAAGAAGATGATATAATTAACTAGGAAATTCCTATAAAAAATATGTTTATAGGAGATGTTAGCGATGAAGTAGACAAAGGAAAATCTCATACAGATATAATGTTCAATATAGAACATTTATACAAGCATAAAATTGAGGATACTGTTAATAGTTTTATTAAATATTAGTATAAAGAAAATGGGGAAGGTAGAATAAAAAAGTGTCCTCCTGATTCAGAATATTCTTATGAAATAAGATTAAATGGTAAGGCTGTAAAATATATTAAAGAATCTACTTCTCCTCTTAGACATAACGAAGAAATAGATGAATATCTAACTAATTATTTTAATTCAGAAGAATATCAAGCTGATTAGGTACTTAGAACGTTAATAAAAGAAATCAAGGTAGCTAGACAAACTAATACCATGGATTTTTCATCTTTTAAAAATGCTTAGCCTATAATAATGCAAGCATTATTTAAATATTTATTACCTAAAGGCTCTCTAGAATCTTAGAATTATGAATGGGATATAGTTGAAAATGAGGATTTAATTAATCAACATATATTACTCTTTAGAAGTAAGAGCGGACAAGTAGATGCTTTAGTTTTATCTACCTCGGATTTATATAAAGTAAATGAAGTTAATGGTAGTACTAATATAATGAATAGTTATTTATCTGATGCCTAGTCTGGAGAATTATTTAATTATGATTGTTCTTATGGACATATTGAATAGATAAATGCTTTAAATATATTAAATCAAGTGTTACCTCAAATAGGTGAAGATTATAAATTAGGTAACATACAAGTCATTTCAGCATTTCGAGGAGGTCAATAGATGTCTTCTACTTTTTCTAATTTAATTACTAAGTACTATAATCCTATAGTTGATTTAGTAAATGCTAATAATGAAGGACTAAATATGCAAAGTAATTTTGGTAACTTTTAGTATGTAGATGACTATTAGCTAATCTTAGATTATGCTAATGACTTACTTCAGGAATCTACTTATGCTGATTAGTCTGCTATTAAAATTAAAACTAAAGAAGCTTTAGAAAATCTTTCTCAAGCAAATACTGACGCTGCAAGGCGTGCTGCTCTTAAATCTTTCTTAGAATTTTTATAGAATGAATATCAAATAAAAAATATAGCTAAGACTAATAATTTCAGTAGTTTAGACTATAACTAGAAATTCTTATATGAATTATATAATTAGGCTTGCTATGTTTATAATACCTTAAATGGAGTATATACAGAAACTCAATTTAAACCTCTTAGTTCTCTAGAATCTTGGTTTGTAAGTCCTACTGATATCTCTGATAGCAATTATCGTGCAATTACTAGAATAGTTAATAAAACTAATAATTTAGCTAATGAGGAAATAATGAAATAGTGCTTACCTATTTAGAACTTTGTTAGAGAGTATTTTAAAGCATGTGGTTATTCAGAATTAGAAGGTTCTTTAATAGGTGATGAGAATAAATATTTTCTCCCTTTATTTGAGCAAGATTCTTATGGTAATCCTACTATGATATTTAAAAATCCTTTTACTAGTGTAGAGTTAAAGGAGCATGAAAGGTTGTTTTTGAAGAAAGCATTATTTCATTTTGCTAAAATAACCAATAAAATGCATAATAAAGAGTTTACTTATTCTAGTTATGAAGATCCTAATTTTAAAAAATTATTAGATACAGATCCTGTATATTTAAGGGCGCCTCTTATGAAAGGTTCTGGAACTTTATCAGTACGTTCTTTAAAAGATAAATGGAATCATTTAAAAGAACTAGTATAGAACCCTCTTGATACTTTTACAAAATATTAGATGGATTTAGACAAATAGTCTGGATAGAATGCTACGTTAGAATATCTTATGTCTTAGGGAGTAAAAAATCCATTTTCCTCTAGTATGAGTAGTGATGATACTCTTCGGTAGGAAATGTTAGATACTCATGATTATTCATTTTGGGAAATAAACATACCTGCATTATTATATAGTTACGTCGCTTAGGAAGAGAGAACTAAATAGTTTAATAATGCTTTAGTATTGATCTAGTCTATATTATTTCATACAAGAGCTTTATCTATTAACGCCAACAATAAGGCATATTTAAATTGGTTTGAAAAAGAAGTTGGAAAATATTTAAAAGTTAATATCTTTAGAGAATCAATTCTAGAAGATACTTCTAAAAAGATATTTTCAGTAGTTAGTCCTTTAAAATCATTAATATCTAAAATATTTTTAGGATTTAATTTTAAGTCTATGGTACGTGATACTTTAGAAGGATTTTAGTAGAATTATATAAAAATTGCCACTAAATAGACAGATTTAACAACTACTAACTTAACTAAAGCTTATAATTATGTATTTAAAGGAAGTTTTACTAATGTTAGAAGTGTCACTTTATTAAATTAGTTATGTATTTAGTATGGTTTATCTAATTTGGACTTTGCTAACATAGCCACAGGCTTAAGAACCGATAGAAGTGGTGTTAGTCATATAGGGGATATTATGTATAATACAATGAAACGCCCTGATTTCTTAAATAGAATGTCCTTGTTTGTAGCAAGAGCTTTATAGGATGGAGTAATAGATATTGATAGTACAGGCAATCTCACTAAAGATAGTGCTTTAAATATAACTAAAGATGGTGAACTTACATATGACGCTACTCTAGATAAAAGGTTTATAGATTATTTTAAAGGAACTAAAGGTTCTGAAAAATATTTATAGGCTAAAGCAAGATATTATGCATCAGTACGAGGATATAATAAAGATCATATAGAAAGCCCTATTGAATATATGGGTAATAAATTACCAATGCCTTATTCTCTAACTGAAATTGATAGAATTAAAGATTTTGCAAATCATATTTATGCAAATTATGATTTGAATGGTAAAGCTATGTGGGAAAATATGGCTATAGGTATGGGATTTGGACAATTTACTACTTATCTAAATGCTACTATTGGAAATTATTTTTCTAAAAAGAGATTAGTAGAATCAGATAAATTTGAGTAGGAAACTATAAATGGTAAACCTTTATTTATAAAATCTGATGGTACTTTAACTTTTGAACAATCTGAGGACTCTGTTCCTGCTATAAAAAATATTCCTATAGTAGTTCAAGGTATTATGGGAACTTATGGAACTTTATTTAAAACTCTAATTAATAAACGTTCTTTAACAGAGTGCCATAAATATTTGCAAGCTAATCCTTAGGAATTTAAAAATTTTATTAAAGGATTATCAGATTTAATTTATTTTGCATTTATGACGATTTTGTTTAAGTCAGTATTAGTTCCAGGATTTGATGCTTGGTATAAAGATGAGGCTAAGAAAAATATAGTATTAGCAGGACTTAGTAAAGGAATATTTAAAGGCGCATAGCAGTCTCCTAGTAATTTCTGTGGACCTTTTAGTGTAGTATCAGCTTCAGGAGATATAAGTGTGCCAGTATACACTTATCCTGTTACTGAATTAAAAAATATGTTTACTATGGCAACTAATCCAAACTTCTTAGATGATCCTGTTAAGTAGCTCTCTATATTCACATTATCAAGTATTCCAGCAACTAATATGTTCGCTCAGGCTTTAAAAGTAAATAATAATAGTAATACTTAATTAAAAAAAAATAAGGGGCGTAACCCAGGATTTCTCCTGAGCTACGCCCCTTTAAATGTTTAATACCAATATAAGGTATTAATTAAATTATTTTCTTCTACTAAATCTTGTAATATACTGATATCTATTTTTCCCACCATAGTAATTTTAGCATGTGGATTATTAAACAACTCCGGATATATTTCTTCTGTATAAACATATCCTTGATCAAAATAATTACAGCACTTTTGTGCTTCTATTACATTTATGTCTAATAAATTTATTTTAAACATTAGTCTGTTATTTCTTCAGATTCTTCAACATAAGTATCTCCTGATGATTCATACCATTCATCTGCCATTTCTCCTTGCCACCAATTTTCTTCAGCTTCTTCTTGGGAGTTAGCTTCTACAATATAAGATATATATCTAATCACATCTTTACTAGTAGTTACTAAATACTTAGGCATTTAATTTTATTTTGTAAATCAGTTATAGTTCCATTATTTTGAATAATCTTATCAAAAGTATAATCATCTAATGCTGTCTCACTAATATGGTCCATTAATGTAATATTAGGTCTCTCTACTCTCCATACTTCTCCTCCTAAATCTTTTATCATTTTAAATTCATTAGGATAGCGGACATCTGGAATTAAGATAGTATCTATAGATCCATTCTTTTTAATAGCTGCAATCTTACCAATCATAATATTTACCCAAAAATCTTCAGTAATACTTTGTCTAAAAGCATTTCCAACATCTTGCAGTAAATTTCTGACAGTATAACCTTTACCCATCCAAGGAATAGTTAACTTCTTAGTCTCTTGTAGAGACATATCATAAGTACCAAATGGTATAAGTAATCCTTGGCAACAATCTTTTAAAGAATCTGCAAAATGTAAAGTAGTACAATGTGCTTTACTAAATCTACTATAATAATTAGCTACAGTGTCTTTACCTGAAGTAGCTTTTCCAGAAATTCCTATTATTACCATGTATCAATATCAGTTATATTTTTTTCATTCTTACAAACATTACATCTTATTCTTACAAAAGTACCTAGTCCAAAAGGTGAGAATATATAGCTAAATTTTGGACAACCATTAGCTCCTGAATAAGGAGTGTCACACTGCTTATTATGTGCTTTTATAAACTCTTCAGCTGCTTGACACTCCTTATCTGATAATTTAAAAACCAATCTTTCTTTGTTCCTTTTTATTGAAATCTATTTTATCTCTATTATAAATTTCTGCTAAAGTCTCAGCTTTATCATCTCCACATATAGCTTTAGTTTTATCTTTATTTAAAGCTTTAAATTCATATTTTACTTTGAGTCTTCCGGGTCTTAACAAAGCTTCATCTATATCTGTTAATGCTGCATTAAAAGTACATAAAAATCGTATGTTTAAAGCATCTCCAACTAATCCATCTGTAATATTTAGAAGAGAATTAATCAGCGGATTTTCATGAGTATCTCTACGTTTTAATATATACTCACAATCTTCCATTATAATTACAGCATTCTTTAATCCTAAGAGAAAAGATAAAAATTGTCCTGAAATTATATTTTGTAACATAGAAAAATCCATTATATAAAAATTAGTATCAGAACAATCATAAATAAGCTTTTTTATGAGGCTCGTCTTTCCACTTCCAGCAATTCCGAACATTAAAGCTAAACCAGAACCATCCTTTTCACAGAATTCTTTATATTTATCATAAGGTAAATCATCATTGTAGTTCTTTTTTACATCAATATCAATATTTCTAGAACTTGTACATTCTGTAGTACTAAATCCTGTGTTAGTAGATACTACTAAATCGTAAGTTACAATTTTATCAGTATCCTCAGGTAGTGGTTTTACAAATTCTAAAAGTTTTTCAGCCTGTTTATAATCATTATAATTTACTTGGATATAAGTACTGAATATTTGAACTTCTCCATATGCTGTAAAATAATGACCTATCTCATCTTCATCAATATAAATTCCATAATCCACATTATCAGAAAATTCCTTTATGAAGTACTCTTGATAAATACGAGGACTATCAGTTACACTATCTAATTCTAATTTATCTTCATGCTCTACTACTCTAGGATCAAAAGCATTTAAAAGTTGTGCTTTATTATCTTTATCTAATATTATAAAATAAGCACGAATGTTACTATACATAGTATACATCACTGCTGGTTTAAATACAGTATCATGTACTTTATATAATTCTTTTAATGTTGTCTCTATTCTAGCTTGTATTGTATTACTGTACATTAATATAAAATATTGTTAAAGATTTATCGAAGCTATTTTTATTAGCTCCTAAAATATCTATATTAGTCTTTCTATTAGAGTATACCGCAGTAACTCCATTGAATTCTGGCATAGTATTATAAGATGCATCTGAAGATAATCCATCCATAGCATCAAAAGGTTTTCTTTTACATGATAAACTAATAGGAATTGATTGATTCATTATTTTCGTCCTAATCTAATTAATTTATAAAATTTTTTATCTAAATTCAGATGTATAACTATATCCAATAATAATGATAGTTGGATGATTAATTCTAGTATAGGTAGACCTGTATTAACTACCGGACAAAATACTAAAAATAATGTCCGAGACTTTTCACTAAACAAGTCATCATCGTATCTAATACTTATTATAGCTCCTATAATTGATGCTATATATATTATAATTAAAGTAATCATTTCATTTCAGTTAATTCAATGAATTTTTGGTGCATTGGTTTAGCTATTTCTTGAGCCATAGGATGTGCATCAGGAGCATCTCTACGGTAAAAGAAATTAGTCCAAACATCTTCAAATCCACAAGAGATAAGTTCTGACTTAATACTTAGAGGAAGTACAGAACGAGCTTGCTGAGGTGTCCATCCTTCAGATAAAAGAAAGGAATAGTAATATTCTGCATATTGAAGAGCGTCAATAAGTCCTGATTCTGCTGCTCCTATACGAGGTAGCCTATCAGGAGTATAATCTGGCGTATCATAGTCTCCTTCAGGAATATTACACCAGCATGGTTTAATAAAGGTAATCTCATTGCCAAATTTATCCTTGGAGTAATTACAATAACGAGTACTTTCAGCCAAATGAGACAATCCTACATGAGTTCTGAATTCGTCCATAACACCACGGTCAAGAATCATGTGAATTGTGTATCTCTTATGATGATACTCTGTAGGCTCACAAAGGTATTGTAAATCATCCTCCCAATGATGCTCTTTAATTACTCTGTAATTAGTAGTTACATAAATAGTATTCCTAAGTTCTCCATTTATTCTAGTACTACCATTCCCAAAACTAAATTTACTCCAAGGATTATAAGCATATTTGTTAAGCCACTCCATATTATCTTCTTTTTGAGAAGTTCTAGATAAATACACAGTGCCAAACTCAAGAGGTCTATCATGCCCTCTAGACTCTAGCATATTTACAAACTTCTCATAAGAGGTATCTGTAATCTTATCTTCGCTTTTATAACTAACTCGTGCACATCTTTCAATATGCTTTTTAATTCCCACTAAAGAGAAATCTGTTTGATTGATAAATTCAAATGACTGTTTAATTAACTTCATGTTACTTAACTATTTTTACATATAATGTATCATGAGGAACTGTTTTATTAGTTCCCTTTACAATATCTCCAATTTTTGAGAAGTTCTTATCAAGAATAATTACATCATCTACAAAGTAATCACTTTCTCCTCTATTTTTAAACACATTTTTACACCCCCAAACTTGATGATATTTAATCTTAATTTTCCAACCTTCTACTTGGGCTTTAACTAATGTATCAATAAGTTTTTGCTGATCATTACGATCATTATCCATTGAAAAAGCAAATGGTTCTCCACTAGAATTCATACCAGTCTGGGTAACATTAAGTAATCCATCCCATGAATCCCAGAAAACTCCTGCTTTACTAAATTTAGTTACAGTACCAACACGTTCTCCATTAGAAAACTGTTCTTTACAAGACGTTAAACACGCCATAGCTATTAGAAAAATAAAAATTTTTTTCATTCTTTGTCGTTTTAAAAAATTGTCTAGCATTTTTTATATATCTTTGTAATTCTTCCTCACATAATGCCTTGTAATAAGGGCATTGGGAAGAGGTTACATATTTGCTATACCAAGGATTATTTTTATCTCTTATAATTATATGAACATTAGATCTATTATATATTGGATAGTCATCAATCTCTATAGTAATATCAGGATATTTACAATCTTTTATTTGTTTAAATATATTAGAATATTTTTTTTAAAGATTCATTCATATTAATATAGTTATTGATTGATTATACATATATAACTGTAGTTACTTCTTTTGGAAATACTTCTGTTAAATCTGTGTCTTCATCTACTGTGTCTTTAAAATCCCAATATGGACTTTGATAATAATCAAAAGAATAATACTTATTATTGACTTTTATAATTGCCTTGTATTCAACATAACCTTTCTCTGAATCAATATCAAGAATAGTATATTCGAGGTTTATTACCTGTATATATGAATATAATCTTTTTAAATAATCATATACTTCATCTGAGTTATGGGATTCACAAAATTCTAGATATTTGTCTGCAATATCATCAGGCATATAGTCTTCTATTTCTTCCCATCCATAATTTATGTTAAGTATGTAATAATATTCGTCCAGTCTTAATTTCATAATTCTAAAAAGTCTCTAATGTCAATATAATCTATACCAAAATTCTCAGCGCACTTCTTATCAGAATCTGAAAAATCCCCTGGTTTACCAGAAGCATCTCCTATCATTATGCATTCAGCTTTAGATTTCACATCCCACTGTGTAAATAGACTTTCTAACATTGCTGTATTAGGTTTTCTATAAAGATCTGTCTTATCCATAGAAGGACAATATTGCGCATCAGAACCAACAGAATTAGCAAACCTATTATTTAAATATTCACAGCAAATATCTTCTATAGCGTATAGCTTAGCTCGAAAATTATACTGTTCAAAGTCACTCTTTAAACCACCTTGATTAGTTACTATAAAGAATTTTTTAAGATTAGTTACAAAATTATCTGCCTGAGCTTTGATATTCTCAATTTCTTTAATTTCATACTGTAACTCTTTAATAGAATTTTCTTTAGATGTGATTTCAGTATTCATTCACTCTATAAGGGAAGCGGTTTTATCGTGAGTAGACTGAAAAGCAGATTTAATACTAGAAAGTTCGTCAGTAAAAGTTTTATTAAAAAACATAACAAATATTATTAAAATTATAAAAATAATTTATCTAAGGATATAGATATACTATCCCATTTACTATAGTAGCTACTATACAATATATTGTAGTAGCTGTTATAATTTCATCTGAAGAAGCTTTTGTAATTAACATAACTATTAAAGCTATACCATAGATAGTTACAATAATTATATTAATTATTAGAAGCCCTAACATCATCATAATAAAGTACTGATGGATTATCTTTGTGTATATCTATATTATCTAATTTAGCTATAGCTACCTTCTGCTTAAATTGTCCTAAGTCAAATCCCAGAGTAATTACATGAATGCCATTTACTGTAGGAACATAATATAATATTATATTTGTGTAAGGTCTACATTCCCTAACTAAATCTAAATATTTATTTATAAGACTCCAATCTTTAGTATCAAAATCTAATATCCATTTAGATTTATAATCAGTATTTCTTCTTTGACCTATTGCTTTAGAAACACATTTATATAACTTTTTAGAATTACATTCTATAGCTTCTAGAGCCTCTCTAATTATCTCGTATTGTACTTGTTTACAATTTCTAGGATTTACCCAAAAATAGGCACGAGCATTAAAAGTTTTACATAATGTAACTATTTCTTCTTTTTTATTTAAAAAAGATTTTTTATCAAAGAAATGATAATCTTTAATTACATTATTATTACTACTTATATTGCATTCTTTTTTCCTTTGTATTACTTGTACAAAGTAAAAATCTCCTTGGTCTGAGAGATTATCAAACCAAGGAGCAAATATATTAAAATTATCTACCATTTAAAGGATACATATAATTAATTTACTCATTCTTCTTCTAAATCAAAATCATCAATGCTCCATCCTTCATCTAAAAAACGATTTTGCAAAGATTTACTAATATCTTCAATATTAGTTGTAGAAATTTGTTTACTTATACAAAAACATATTGTATAATCTTCTTCTTTTAAAGGAATATCTGTATTAAGATTATCTAAAAATCTCTCTTCAGATTGCATCAACGTTGGCGAATTACTAACCATAATTAAAATTGCTCAATATAATCGGCTTCAGGGAATTTTGCATATACATCATCCCATGCTGCACCTACTTCCATTTCATCATCTTCGTCATAATGGTTAGAATACTGAGTTCTAGAACCATCTTTATTAGTTATAATAAATGTCATATATTTATTACATATTTATCAACAAATTCTCCATGAGTTTCACAATAATCTAATTGTTCATACTCGCCCATTCCAATACAAGCAACTTCTACAAATCTTTGTAAAACTCCTTCGGAAACTTTATCTATTAATTTATGACAAATTTCTTTTTGTTTGTCGTAATCTATATCAACGAATTCTTTGCCGTCGATATCTAGTGAATAGTCATTACAAGTGTAAGTTATTTCCATTTTAATGAATCCAGTAATTAGGTAATGTCCCATCTTTACATCTAGAGATATCTGCATCTAACTTACATCTAGTACAAAATATTTCTCCTGCTCTAACCATAATAGCATGAAGCCTAGTAGCTACTTTTTCAGCTATTTCTATAGGCGCTTCGCAATTAATCTCCATATATTGTTACGAATATATCGATTCCATATATTCTCCTATACTTTCATATAGGTTCGGACTATATCTTATAAAAATCTCCACTTATAAGCTAACTGCCTATTAGTAAGATTTTCATCGATGCTTTTCACCTGCTCTTGCAGCTTACTCCATTTCAGGATAGTCTCTGAACTCCATAATTTATAAGAGTAACAATTTAATGGATAACGTGATAATATTTCACTAACAATATTAGCTCCTTCATATTTATTAATTCCTAAATAATACAATTCTTTTCCTCTTTTTATATCGTGCCTTAAATTAGCTTTAATGCCCAAGGAATCAAACCATGGAATAAAAATTCCTTCTTGTATATACTTTGGGAACTTTTGAGTATTTAAATTATAATATAAATCTCTTTTATGAAGGCTGCCATCATCATAAAACCATAATGCTAGCCCAAGTAAATCTAAGTTTTCAATAACATCTTGAATAGTAAATTCTTTAAACTCAAATAATTCTGGGTAAGCTCCCCCATACATAGTATATATAGGAGTTTGACTATAACCATTTCTTTCTTGGAGTTTAATATTTCCTTTACCTAATAATTTCTTTTTAAATTCTAAATATTCAAGATGTTTACAATTTGTGGTATAAATATAACTACCACTATTTGTAGTGGATATACATCCATCGCCTAGCAATCCTGTTAAAAATACTTGAGTTTGTTCTCTTGTAAAATTATAAAGCTGCTTATTGTCCATTTCTTTTAACTGAGGTAAAATCATATTCAATATTTTTACTGGCTTATTATTTCAATAATTTAGTAATTAAATCTTTAGGAGTTCCAAGCAATTAACATCGTTTTACTACGACAAGATTATTTATCGTAGGGGGTAACAGTAATTAAAACCTTATTAAAAAGATTATTTTCTATTATCCATTTAAAGAAATAAATCATACTTACTTTATAACATAAAGCTCCAGTATGTTGTATTCTATAATTTATACTATTCCTTTCACACTCACCTTTTTTCTTAAAGAAGTCTCGTACTTCTTGTACTGTATCACAGTTAGGAGATTCTCGCTTCATTTCTCTATAATACTTCCAAAATTCCCTATCTTGCATTTTTTCTTGCATTGAACGTAGAGATTCAAAATCATATATATGTGCTCTATATTTACTTATAGGATTTAGAAGTATATAGCCTTTTTCCATTACTATCTTTCTACAATACTCTTGGTACTTAGCTAATCCTGAGAAACCCGACATATAATTTTCATATATTTTTTTAGCTTCTTCTATAGAGATACCTTTGTTTCGATGAATAGTGTTAAAATCACCACCGTAATTTCGCTTGTATTAACTCTCAGCTCTTTATCTGAGACTCTATATGTTACCATATAGGCTAGACTATTTCATCACCTTGCTTTATAGTTTAGGTGCTGGGCGCTCGTGTCTCTATTATATTCTTCTTACGAAGTTTCAAGAGTTAGTCGTTGAACCTTCCAACTTTATTAAAGGTTGGCTTGGCTGCAGATTTTCCTTAAGTTCCTGCAATTCACCCAATTTTTCATTCTCTATGTTTCCATAGAGCGCCACAAAGTTTTTCAATTTTCTTGATAAACAAACTACTGCATCTTTGTATAAAAAATGATAAAATTTTTCAGATTCACTTTTTCTATCTATTCTAATTTTGTAAGCATTACAATCAGTATGTTGATAAATAATAGAGTAAATACCATTTTTATCAAGTATAGTTTTTATTTTATCTAGAAATATTTTACTAGCACAAGTAATATTACACTCGTATCTAATTTGTTTTTCTGAACTGTTTCTAATGCTTCCGTCTCCATCAAAATAGCCTAAAATAAAGTTGTTAGTATACTCAATATTAGGATTTAATGTAAGAGACTTATTAGGAGTAATATTTAATATATTAATAAAATATTCACAAAGTTCTTTAGAGCATATATAAGCTTCTTTTATACCTGTAGGTCTGTCATTTCTACAAACTGTATTTTCTCCAAAATATTTTATAAATTTAATTATAACTTCTTCATCCTTACTAAATAGAGAAACTTTATAAGCCCTCTTTTCTGGATTATAATTTATATTGCCATCGGCACATATAAATCCTATCCAATATTGAGTTTCTGGAGAAGTTAAATCCATAAATTTACTTAAATCCTTATTAGGTTTTTTATTTATTCTTTGAGAACGTTTTGGAATATTATATTTATCTAGTATTGCTGAGACAGTGTTAGTACTGCAATGACAAGTTTTTGTAATTTCAGTTAATATTACTCTTTCGGTATATAATTTTACTACTAAAGATTCATTTATAGGAATCTTTGAAGAGGAATTCCTTCTTTTCGGTAAATTATATTTTTCTCTTACTTTATTTACTGTAGCACTACTACATTTACAAATCTTTAAAATTTCGCTAATCTTTGTATCTTTTTCATACAAGTTTTTGATTTTCAATTCTTTTTCTATATCCATATTACTAAATATTTATTAATAGTAATATAGTTTATAGCGAATTATATCAAAATAAAAATTGCAATAATTTAAGGATTAATGGCAAATTCTATACCTTTAGCTTCTTGTCTAAGATGGTGATACTTTTCTTTAATTTCTGTTATTTTTGTATCTCTTGGTATTTGATCAGGATAACTCATATAAGCAGTTAGAGAATGCAAATCCCCACTTCCTTCCATTAATTCATGTATTAAAGCTTTATCATTAGAAATGGAAGCCATAATAAAGGACTCTTGTCCTGAATAATCTATGGAAATCCAAGAGTTACCTTTTTCTGCGATAAAACAACTTCTAGTTTCTGGGTCTGCTGGAAGATTAAGAAAATTCACATATTCTATTTTAGCATTCTTATCTTTTCCCCCACTAGATATTCTAGCAGTATTAGTGCCTAACTGATTAAATTTAGTATATACTCTACCAGTTTCAGGATTTATTTGGTCTAACCAGTTCTGTCCATAAGTAGAATATACTTTTTGAGCTTCCTTATAATCTAGATAAATAGGAAGAATTTCAAAATCCTTAGCTTGAGGCTCTAATAATTTAGCATCTACAGAATCTTTTAATTTCTTTGTTTTACTATCTACAGTAGAAGTATTTATTCCAATAGCTTTAAATAATGGAATTACTTGAGCTGCACTATTCCAATTTATAGTACACTGTGGGTCAGTATTAAATCCTGAAAATAAATCCCCTTGTAAATCTACCTTAGTAAATCTAGAATCATTTCCATAGTGTTTTACTACCCAATTATTTAATTTAGTTAGAGCAACCTTTAAACGTTTAGCATCTTTTACCATTTTAGCTTTCCATTTTTCTACGTCTAATTTTACTCCACACCATTCCATATAAGCCAATGGAAGGACAAATCTATTCTCTAATTGTACTGCCTTTACTAAATCTTCTTTTTCTAGTGCTTTTATTTGGGCATTCATTAAATCTTCCAAATCTACTACATCATTAGCTGCATAAACTATTACTTCTTCAGTTAAACCAACTTTAGTAATTTTACCTCGAACAGTTTTATCCATATATTTATTAAGATACTTGTATTCAAGAGTCTTTAAGTCAGCATGGAAACTACCTTTAGGATATCCCAAATATCTAATCTTTTCAGCTAACATTACATCCCATACTTTAGATAATATAATGTTATGTTTAAAGAAGAATTGAATATCAAATTTAGCATTAGCTAAAATATATAGAATAGTAGAATCTTCTAATATGTCTTTATATTCCCAAATATTTATAGTAGTGCAATCAATTACTACTTGATTTTCTTTAGTACCTATCTGAACTGTTAGTAATGCTTTAGTATGAGGATTTAGCCCCATAGTTTCAGTATCTAATCCTCTAATTTTTTTCATAGAATTAATAATTTCCTTACTTCTTTCTATGGAAATACATTCATATTTAGAAGATTTGAATAAAGCTTTAACCTTGGTAACTAAATAAATCATTTAAATGTTTTTAAGAATTTTTCTTTTTCTAAGGTTCTTGATTGCTTCTTTCCTAATTTGTCTGATACGTTCTGGTGTACACCCAAATAAAGGAGATATAAGTTCAGGAGTATATTCTTGCCCAGTAAATCCATAGCATAAAATTATTATGTCATGTTCTTTATTAGAAAGTCCATTTAAAACTTTGTTAATAACATTAGTCTTATAAGACTGTTCTATATTATTATCTGCTAGAGGACTATTATTGTTTTTAACAATGTCTACTAAAGTAGAGTCTCCGTCATCATCATTACTACCTAATGGAGTGTCTAAAGACATACATACTTTTTTAGCATTTATAGCTCCATTAATTTGTTTCATAGTTTTACCAGTAGCTTCTTCCAACTCTTCATCTGATGGAGGTCTATCTTCAGTTTGCCAATATTTATTTATAACTTTAGCAGCCTTATTATAAGTAAGTTTTTGACTTACAGGAACTCTAACAGTATCTGCTTTATAATGAATAGCTCTACGAATAGCTTCACTTATATGCCATACAGCATAAGTTATGAATTTAACATTATATTCACTTTTATATAAGTGGCTAGCATGAATAAGACCTACATTTCCTTCAGCTATTAAATCCGATAAAGGTAGTCCTTTATTCTGAAACTTTTTAGCTACAGTTACTACAAACTTTAAATTAGCATTTACTAATTTCTCCCAATCTCCAGTGTCAGCACATTCTTTCTCTTCCTCTAAAGATAATGGGGTAGAATTAGTAATGTTATTTAGGTAAGCTTGTAGTGCTTCACTATCGTCTGTAATTAAATTATACCCAGCCATCTTTATGCCATGTTTTAGTTAAATAACCTTTTGTGTAAGTCCTATAAAAAGTGCACATATATTCATCTGGATTTACTCCTTCCGGCAAATCTTCATCACACTCACAAAATTTATCACGATATAAATAACAATTAGTTATTTCAGTACCATCATAAGGTTTATATGGCATATTAGAATAATCTATTATATTATATAAAGTATCATCTACATTCATATAATCTGTAGTGTAAATTACTTCATCAGGAAAATTTTCTCTCAATTTATTAAAATCAGTAGATATTTGTTCTACATGAGAGCCAAAATGAGAATCCTCTATAATAAAATAAATCATTAATCTTCTTTTATTAAGGTTTGATCAAATTTTATATTATCTACAGAAACTACTTCTGTGCAGAAAGAGCATGATGATTTAATAGCTTCTGATATAATCTTAGATAATTGATTAAGAACTTCTTCAGGAAGTTTTCCAATGAAGTTTTTTTTATCAGTCCTAATCTTAGCAGGTATTATTGGTTGAAGACTTGTTTGTCTAATTTTAATAACTGCATCATAGGATACTGAATAATCTTTAATAGGAGAAACATATTTAACTTTAGGTTTACTCTCTACCACTGGAATTGATACCTTCTTTCTTGGCATATTTCTTAGTTGTTTCATATTCACACATTAACATTGCAAAAGTACTAGCAAGCGATTCATCGCCTCCAGTATTCCACAGATAGTTAAAGGCGTGGAAAAGCTCATGATAATATGTGTTAAGAATACATTCTTTGGATAAAGGCTCACCATTATGTTTAAATATTTTGATTCTGATGATCTGTTCATCATAATCAAATTGTCCATATAATGGATCGTTGTCGTCGTATAATTCTTCGTATAATTGTACTTTGAAGGTGTGACATCCGAGAGTAAAGGTCTCCGGAATGTATGGTAATTTTTCATTAGCTATTACGTCTTTCATTTTAAATGTCCAAGTATAATGGTTTATAAATCTCTTTATAGTTATTATCTAATATAGATACGTTATATATTTCAGTATTATCTAATTTTAAATATTTGTCTTTGCAAGTATGTAAATGCCCACAAAATACATATCTAGGTTGTACTCTACAAATAGCATCTGCTAAAGATTTACCTCCAGCGTGAATAGCTTTTGGATTCCATTGACTAGGAGGTAATAAATCTAAATCCCCTAACATTGGAGTGTCGTGAGTTAAAATTATATCAGTATCTTCTGGAATATTATCATAATAATCTTTTAACCATTCTTCACTTTGCATAAATGCCCAATTACCAAACTTATGGCAGAAAGGAGAGCCGTATATTTTATAATGTTTAAGACTCCTAGCTATATATTCATAAGTAGTTCCTGACAAATATGTAAGTTTAAAATCAGTTTTAGATTCTACTGCATGAATTATAAAAGAGGCTCTTTCTATAAGTTTTATCATGATTACCTGCAATCATAATAACTTCATCACAAGGAAGAGAATCAATCCATTTTGTAAATTCATCTAAAAACCATAAGGTAGATTCAGCATTATCAAATTGAATATTTAAAGGAACAATATCTCCTGCTAATAATACTAACTCACAAGGCTCAATTCTTGGTAAATGACCATGGAGGTCACTTAGTACGCAAATTTTCGTCATTATAATAAAGAATTTTTTATTTCATTATATAGGTAATTATCATATTCACTTAATACTTCTGAATTTATTTCTTTTATAATAGGATATAAGATATACCAATAATATTTAATATCTAAAATATCTATAAAAGCATTTATTTGAGCTCCATATCGAGGGCAATTAAGTGAAAATAATTTATAAATACTGGGAAATCTTTGTCTATCTGCTATTTGCCAATCTTCTATAAGAATTTTAGCTAATTTATGTAAGGATATATTAGCATATATATAATTCTTAAGTATTATTCCATTACTTCTGTCAGCTGCAGAACTCATTAATATAATTGTTTAATAGAATCATCTAAATCATCTCTTCTAGCTTTGAAACTAGGTTGCAATGGAATACCATCTTCAGAATAGTAGAAAAATTTACATTCTCCAAAATGTCCTTTATATTCGGTATCAAAATTTTCTACATAATATTCTTTTAAAGCTCTATCTCCCCAAGGCTTAGCTTTAAAAGTTCTACCATCAGGTAATTCCATTATAAATACCATATCTTCAGAACCTCTTAGTCCTAACTCATAATCTACAATCTTAAAGCAGTCATCTTTGTAATTTTTGAATTTGAGCATAATGTTCTTCCTAGACCCGAACTCATACATGCCTTCAGGATCTCTACAAACAACTCCTTCCCAACCTTCAGCTACATATTTATCATGTAATTTCATAATATTATCATATCCAGTAACTTTTACTTGAGGTAATATTTGTAAATGTAATTCAGAATCACTAAAATCTTTGTTAGGATTAAATCCAAGTTTAAGATACTTAGCTATTCCAATTAACATTTTTAACCTAGTTTTAAAAGGTATGTTCGGAACCATTATATCATATATAAAATACTGTAATTCATCACAATCTACAGCATTCTTTTCCATTCTAGCAGCACTATTTATTTTAGCCAAACTCCAACCATGTTTATAAAGCTCACCATCAAGTTTAATTGATGGATGCTCTTTAAAGAATTGAATTAATAGTGGATGTTTTCTTATGTGAGTAGTTCCAAAATCGTAATCTCCACCTCCTCTAGAAGCAGATTTTATTTCTTTACTATCCCAATAAAAAGAACATCTAAGTCCATCTACTTTTCTACTAGCATAATAGTAAGGAGTGTTATCAATAGTTTTCCTAGCCACTTTACTAGCTTGTTTAGCTAACATATGTTTAGGAAAACCATTACCATCAGTATTATATTCAGGAAGAAAGTTTAAAATTATTTTCTCATCTTTATTATCAGGATCTTCTTCAACTTCTTTATAACCTTTATCCTTATATTCTTTAAGTTTGGAGTTAAACTGAAGTTGAGTTTGTTCCCTAAGAGTTCTACTAACTAATCCTTTCTTTATAGGAATATCTGGATGGTCCAGTCTTTTACCATTTAATTGCCAAGACTGTCTTTTAATAAGATAGGCATGAGCGGAGTCACTCCACTCATACCATAGTCTTACACATCTAACTTTACCTTTAGCATCTTTAGATACTAAATAAGCATTTGTTTGAAATTCTTTTTCAAATAAGTCAGACACGGTTCAATTTCTTTAAAGCATCATAAAGTTGTTCTGGTGTTTCCACTTTTACAGTTTCATTATCTATAATCCACTCTTTTTCTACATCTTCATATAACCACCATTCTATATCATTTATAGTTTCAACATCATTATTAGCTAAAGCTCTTACTAAATCAGTTATAATAAATGTTGTAGATTCCCCTATAGGAGATTCTCTTAATACACAATTTAAAATATCCTCAAGCTCCTCTAATTTCTTATAATAATTTAAAATATTACGTAAAGAATCACAAAATCTTTCCTTATCATAAGTTCTGAAAGTATCATAAGAATCTTCTGCTCCTTGTAAATAGTCTGATACTACAGCTTCTACAGCATCTTGATGATTTTCTGAATCTAGTATTGTTTTACTAGCGTATTGCTTGCCTAATACTCTTAATTTCTTTAAAAAAGATTTTTTACTTATCACTTTACTCCGGATTTACCATAACCACTATCAGATCTATCTGTTTCATCCAAAGAATCTGTCTCTATAAGATTAGCTTCTTCTACTTTATTGAGCACTCCCTGAGCAATTCTATCACCTTGTTCAATTATAAAAGGCTCAGTACCATCATTCTTAAGAATAACTCCAATATTACCTCTATAAATAGCATCAATTGTTCCTGGAGTATTTACTACTGTAATACCATGGCTCAAAGCCAAACCACTACGAGGACGAATCTGAAGTTCATAACCTTCAGGAATTGCCATATATAAACCTGTTGGAATAAGTACTCTACCTCCAGGATTAAGAATTATTGTAACATCATTAAGCTTAATAGCATTAAAAAAATAATTACTATTTTTAATTTCTTCTACATTAGCCCTGAGATCAAAACCTGCATCACCTTTGTGTGCATACTTAGGAAGTTCATTACTAGATTTATTAATTACTGGAACATTAATAGTTGTGCTCATTTAAATAAGATATTAATTTAGAAATTACATTGTCTTTATCTTCTGCATAAAAGGCTTTAATAACCTTATCATCTTTTTTTACTAATGCAAATGGGGTTTGATTGCTACCCCATTCTTGCTGTATCTTATAAGCTTTACTACGTTCTACTTTGGAACCCCTATCTAAGAATTGTAAAAAAGCCTCTCCATTATAGGAGTTTTTAAACAATTCTACTAATGCCGGATTATTATGAATCAATAATACATCAATCATAATAACATAGTTATATCGCTTCTAGTTCTAGACATACTTACATATTGTAATTGTCTAAGAGTCTCTTTATCTTTAGCTCTAAAGATATCTTTCATATCTATAAATACATTATCATAAGAAGACCCTTGAGAACGATGAGTAGTAATAGCATACCCATATTTAAAAGTAGCTTTTCTTATACATCTGCCATCAGTAAATAAATCTTTAGATGTGCAAAAACTTCCCATTAAAGCATAATATATTCCCCACTTCTTTTTTCTATCGTATCCTTGAGAATTTATTGCTTCAGTTCTTATAGTTTCTATAACTATAGCTAAATCTTCATTACATTCTTCTGGAGCTAATAGTGGAATTTCAAAAGAGGCATTGTTATATTCGTCATATAGTTTAACTATATATCCTTTACACTTAGTATAATATGGAACATCAATAATAGTAGAAGTAAATTCTTCCACTATGTAATCCATAGAATTAGTTACTTCATAACCATCTTTTTTGAAATTCTCATAAGCCATTAAAATTTCTCCTTTATGAAGAAAATTATTATCATTCCATAAAAGTTTATGAATAGCTTTATTATAGTTATTTACACGAGCATTAGTATAAGCTAGAATTTTAGTATGTAATATATCCTTAGTTTCTATTTCGTGTTTAAATTCCGAAACTGCTTTTCTGCAAAAATTTTCTAATTTAGACTCTATAAAGAGACTTCCATCTTCACCTTCACAGTTGTCCCACTGTTGTATTGGAGACTCTCTAAGCGTCTGTAAAATGCCTTTAAGACCACTTTTTTCAGATTGTCTGTATATTTTAGTCAATCTAAATTGATGTTTACATCTAAAAACTTTTGATTGTTCATCTTCTTTTACTGGATTTAACTGAGCATAATCATCACAAAAGATAATCATAGTACCCATTAAACTACATTTTTCTACTAATAAATCATATAAATCACTACTTACCATAGATGCTTCATCGCAAATGACAATTCCATCATATGGTATAGACATTTTTTTATCATTAGTAGCAAAGAATCTTAATTCTCTGATATCCAGTTTAAGAATATCTACTTTAGGAGATAATGCTAACATACTATGAAGAGTAGTTGCATCATAATCATTATACTTTTTAAGTACTAAAGCTGCTTTATGAGTAGGAGCACATAATTTTACAGGGAATCCTTTAGTGTTTATCCACTCTAAAAGGAAGCTAGTGCAAAGCGACTTGCCACAACCAGCAGCGCCTCCTAAATTGATAGGATTTAAAAAGTCTTTTTGTTTGAAATTATCTAATATAATATCAATTATATCGTGCAATACTTGTAATTGCTCTTCTCCTAATGTTATCTGTTTCTCTTCTTCGATAAATCTTAACCAATTATTTCCTTTTACAAAAGGATTATCTATCATACTAGGTCTTTCTGGAGACCCATCGAAATTATCTATATAAATTAATTCATCACTCATATAAATATACTCTTTCTCCTTTAGGAGTAAGAAATCCCTCAGTAAAAGCGTTTATTTTTTCTTTATTACAATTCTCCCAAGTATTTTTATTTATAGCTTCTTTAAGAGACTTATTATAATAAATTATATCTAAGATTGTCTCCCAACATACATCATTATTATCAGTTTGAAAAGTTAATAATAATTGATATTTCTTAAATAATTCTAAATTTATTTGAGGAACAAATTCAAAGTTAGGATTACCATATTTATCTTTCCAAGTAACGTCATAACTATGTAACTCAATCCATTTATTAGGAAGTCTACAAGGTAATCCTGATATTATGGGTCCAAAATAAATGGAAGGTTTAGGAATTCTAAACCATTTCCTAACCTTCCACCATGTTCTAAGAGGGTTCTCCATCAGCACGTCTTAAATAAGGTATTAACTTTTCTTCTATTGTTCTATAAAAAGACGGACTAACATCATCATATACCAGAGTCCCATATAAAGCTTGAATAATTTCTTCTTTATTTAATTGCCATTCTTCCACATAAGATAAAGTGGACTTAATAGACATATCAGAATCAGTATGTAAGAATTTTATATAATCAAATATATCTTTAATACTTACATCTAATTCATCTGTTGTGAGATATTGATATGAAATTTTCATGATTCTAAAGATAGTTTAGTTATATATTGTGCAACATCGTCTATAACTTCTCTTAGACCAGAATCTGAGGGGTTATTATTTTTATAACCCCGTAATTTTAAAAATCTATAAGTATAAATGCGAGCTTCTGGCATCCATTTATTAAATACTTCTACATTAGATAATGTTGGAGGGAATAAACTTCTAATCCAATCCCAATATTCAGAAGTATCTATCTTTAAAGTTCCTATGAATTTAATTTCCATTCTTTTAATTCATTATTTTCAGTATCTAACACAAATGGTTTACAACAATCTAGCATCGCATATTTATCTGTGATTACAGGTTCAGTTCTACCTCCCCAAGAGTGTCCAAATATTTGATAATAACCTTTATATGGAGTTTGCAGTTGAAAATCTTCTAAATCATTCCAGACACAAGAGCCATATTTATTGTATCCACTTCTAGAATAAGGAATTTGGTCTAATGGACTAAGATTAGTTATATCTATACTATCTAAGTCTTTTAATTCTAGATTATTATAATCTAACCAGTCTTTAGTAATACCTGCATGGGAGAATAAGTATTTATGAGGCTCTTTAAGAGTTAAATCTTCATATATGTAATATAATTGAGGATTTAAACTACTAATTAGCTCCTTTACTTCTTTTTGTTGCCAGTAATCAAATCTACATTTACCATTTCCATTGAAATATGGAAGCTCATGATTACCTAATAGGCATATAACATCAGAGATCTTACGTCTATTCTCTACAAAAGCAACTAATTCTTTAAGATTAGTTAAAGATTCTACTTTATCAGGCTCTCCTATTATATATTCTCCATAAGGATCGTGATAATCTCCTAAGAATATAATTTTACCTGTCCAATTATTGCATGGTTCTTTCCAAAAACCACGACCATGCACATCCGGGATTACTAGTATTTTAGTCATTCAAATACCACTCTTTAAATTTTTCTAAGAACTCATCTTCGGTAACTAACTCTGTAATATCTTCAGCATCTATATCACCATTAGAATAATTATAGGGAGAAGCTTCTTTAATTAATTCCTCTATGTAATTTTCTATATTGTCTTGAATGCCTTCAATAATCTCGTCTATGCTATCGTCTTCACTTCCTATATAGGTACGATATATGTAAAGTAAAGCTGAGTAAAGGGTATCTTCTTCAACAGATACTTGTCGAATTTCACTCCATATTAAATTTATCATTTTTGAAGTTCTTTTAAACGCTTAGTATAGTAATCTATTAATTTATCTCCTACTATTTCTTTTAGCTGTTCAGCAATATCTTCAGGATACATATTCTCTATAACATCTGATTCTATATCAAAATTTTGTATAAAAGCATCATACCAAGAATCGGATTCACAGAAAATATCGTCTACTATATCTTTAGCAGTAACTTCTTCTACTCCTCCATATGCCTCTATAATATCATCTTGATCGATATAATCTTTAAACCATTCAATTATAGAATCTACATTATAGCTATATTCACTAGCTACATTTATTTGTTTTTGATATATAAAATACATATTAATATGGCTTAAACTCTTGTTTTACTAACTTACCTTCTTTATATTCAAATGTTCGTTCGCCTCTTACTGAATCATCAGGCTCCTCTCCTTCATAATAGTATTCACCATCTTTGAAAAATATATCATATTCTACGATAGTACAATTATAAGGAAGCCAATCTGCATCTAAGTTTTCTTCAAAAGGTACGTAAACATCATACATTGATACAGCTTCTTTAGTAGTATAATAAACATCATCATACTCTTCAAAAGCTTTCAAATTACAAGATATGTCAGTAATAGCCTCTTCATCTAATTTTCCGTATAACTTCATTACAGTAAAGATTTAAATATTTTAACAATAGTACTCTTCTGAGCAGTAGGGAATCTACTTTGAACATCTGCAATAACACCTTTAGTATCTTTAATAGTAAGAGTTGTTGCTTCCATTAATTCAGCAATAAGTTCTTCAATCTCCTTCTCTGAAGGTTCTTTAGGCATCATCTCTTTAATACAATCAAGTTCTTTAGACTCTAAACGAGCTAAGTCCTGACGACCTGCATTTGTGTAGAGAACTATAGACTTTTCACGCTCTTTAGCCATTTTCTGAAGAACTTCTAATTCGGAAACAGGCTTTTCAGAGTGCTTATTATTAACTAGTGCAGCCTTAATCAATCTAGCAGTTTCCAAAGTAAAAATATTAGAAATTTTTCTAGAGCTTTCAATAATCTCGTCAATATTCTGTTCTAATTCTGTCTTATTTTCTTTCATCATTAATCGTGATATTTTTATTAACCATCCAGTTTATATTGCTTAGATCAAAACTCATAGAATCTAACCAATCTTCTATCTCACTATCATACATTTGTAATCTAGGTAAGGTATAAATATAAACTTTACCATTGGAATAATCTAACACAATTATGTCATCCATTATTTTTGTTTTCGAAGCGCATTACTAGTGTTAAATAGTTAATGGCTTCTAGTTCATCATTAGATAAAGATATTAATTTACCATTAATATCAATATCATATCCTTCTCCATTAGCCCATTCCGTAAGAGTTATATAGTCGGAATCTTTGCCTCCATATGTGTATTTCTTAAGATCATCAGTAATCTAACTCACCTTCGTCACTTCCATGATTTAACTTATTAAAACCATAAATAATTAATTCTTTAAAATCTTTTTCTTCTTGTTCTGTTAAATCTAAAGGTCTTTCACCTACCCACATAAATTCATAAACTCCTTCATGTTTGTTATACTCAAAACTTGCTATAGCATAACAAGTTTCAGAATTTTTAAAGCAGCTTTTATGTATTTTATGCCAGGAAAAGTTTGGGTCTCTATACCAATCATTATCTATTTTTATAAAATCAGACTCATGACCATAATAACAATTAGGCATATATCTATTTATATGGTAGGCTTTAATTTCAGGAGGATTTTTTAAAAGATAGGTAGCGACCTTAAATTCTAAATTATTTATTCGTTTAGTCTCTATCATCTTCTACATTAATTTTACTCTCTTTAATCATAAATTCTATTTCATCTTCTCTGTAACCAAGAACATCACATAAATAAACTTCTACATCATTAATATCATCTGGAACTGTTACTAAGTCAACACTTCCTACACCGTAATTTAAAATTGCACACTCCATAAAAACTAAAAAAGGAGGCTTATTCAGCCTCCTTCCAAAATATATTCGTACACCATATCATTATATGGGCATTTCTATCTATCTTATAAAATTTTTGATTAGTATTCGGATTATTTAATGGTCCAAATTGTTTCATATAAGGACCAAGTTTAAGATAATCAAAATTATCAATATCTATAACACTATCAGCTAATTCTTGTTTACCACTATACCATCCAATATGTAATTCGGGATAATTTTCTCTAACCCATTTAGCTAATTTATTTATTTCTTTTGGATCAGAATCTCCTCCCATAAATCCTATTAATGTAATTCCTTTATTAGATTCAATTAATCCTTGGAGTCGTTCCAATGATAGCACTTCTCCAATATCTTTTGACAAATAAGGTGAGTGGCAACCATCGCAGAAACAATTGCAGTTACTGATGTTAATACATAGAGAAACTTCATTAGGAAATTCTGCAAAAGTAACAGCTGTATCAACATATTTAAGCATAGAGCTCTTTAATTTTATTCTCAATCATATCGGCAGTTAAAACTCCAGAAGTTCTTCCTACCTCTATATTATCTTTTATAAATACAAGAGTTGGAAGATTTCTAATATTATATTTAAGAGTAGTTTCTTCCTCTGTCTCTATATCTACTGTAGTTAAAGTAATATCAGTATGATTTTCTAATACTCTTTTTAAAATAGGTGCTAAAGCTTTACATTGTCCACACCACTCTGCTTCAAATTTTAATATTCTTTTCATTGTGCTAATTCTATATTAATTTCTAATTCATTCTTTCTACTTCTAGTACTACCTTCTAGTTGTCTAGCAGCACTCCAGTTAGAAATCTTTGTAAGATAGCCGATAATTCTATCCCATAGACTTACATGAGTACTACCACATTTAGGACATTTACTAAACGGTTGTTTTGCTATAAAATGACACTCTTCACATTCACAATTAGGAATATTAAAAGTAGCATATTTACAACCTACTTTAGCCATAAATTTAAGTAAATACTCATATTGTTTCTGACTCAAATGTTCAGATAAATTAAGATGACAAGCAGAACCTCCATCTAATTCATCAGCAGCGAATTCAGAACTATGAAGTATAATTTTATCAAGTATACTTATATGTGTATCATTAGGTTTAAATATATAACTAGCATACAGATTAGTATCTGTAGGAATCCAATAGCCATCAGCTTTATCTCTATTATAAAGTTTTACTGAAGCACTTTCTGCGGGTACTTGTTCAGTATTAAATTGAGCTGTTTTAGTTTTATGTTTCTTATTCTGTTCTTTTATAGTACTGAATATTAATCTACAGAATGTCTTATAATAAATATTATTATTACATTCCATTCCTAAGTATTCAGCAGCCTGATTTAAGCCATTAATTCCAATAGTTAAATACTGTTTATCAAGATTAATAAAACCAGCATCATAAGCAGCATATAAATGATGATCTTTGCACCAATGCATTAAGTCGTTATAAGCATACTGATACAAATAAACTCTTTCAAGAATATTTTCTATATATTTCTTAATTCCTTCTTGGAAGTCTTTATGTGTAATCCAATCTACTGGGAAACAACATTTATTGGTATCAACATCAATATGGTCTTTATAATCAGACCAAGTATGCTGCCAATCTTGAATAATTCTATTTAAATCAAGAGTAATAACATTTTTACTACCAGTCATTATACCTATTTGACCATTAGTAGTATTAAATGTATTTTCTTGTACGGCATTTTGAAGACGACAATTATGAGTAATTAATCCACTTGGTAATGTAAAATATGGTTCAGAAGCATTTTTACATTCTATACAATATACTCTATCATTGTAATCATATGGTTCGATAGATTTTATTTTAAAGTATATTCCATTATTATATTTTATCCAACTATGTTCCTCGTCTTTATTAGCTCTATGATTTGCATCTTCATACCATCTTACACAATATAATGGGTAATTTCTTTTATAATGTTCCCCGCGTATTATAACTTCTTCATCTGTTCTATCTGATATATTAATAATGCTTTGCATTCCTAAAGAAGTTATTAAGGCTTCCATATTTTCTGCTAATTCAGGAGAAGTCGTGTAGCATCTGTTAGAATTTCCCCCATCAGTATCATACCATCCTTGTAGTATACCTTCTCTAAATTTTACAGATTGAAGAAGACAATTCATGTTTAATTTCTTATTATAAGCATAAGTTCCTCTATACCAATTAGTCCATTTTTGAATAAAAGCAACTAAATTTTTATTAGATACTCTTAATGGATAAACATTATTTACTACTTCTTTTAAAACCACGTTAGGTTCATATCCCATTTGTTTTAATGCGAGATTCCAATAAAATTTAGAACGTTTATATTTTTGTTCATTTTGGGATAAATTAATATCATAGATAACTCCATTTATTTCAGAACTAAAAGAGCCATCACCTAAAAATGATCCAATTACATAACCTTGGGCGTAAGTTAAATGTTCATTATTATCTGGAATAGCACTTAACTTAGAAGTATTGAATAATAAGTAATCATTAATAGTTAACTGTTCTGTTGGTTTTTCTCCTTGTAAAGTTACATTTATATGATTATCAGTCATAATAAACTCTTTATTATTATAAGTGGTAACTTTATACATAGGACGATTAGGTAAATCTATAACTTTGCCAGCTACCCAAGAGCCATTGTGAAATACTTTAAAATTCTCTTTCATATTTTTATATGGAAGATTTTTAAATTCTTCAAAGGTAGTTAGATGTACTCCAGAAGTGCTAGATTTCCATAAAAACTTAGTATCTTTAGAAAAGCAACATGAACTTAAACTATCTACACTACGAGACAGATAAGTAAAGAAAGAATTTCCTTGAGCATATTCACTGCATATAAAATGGAAAGTATCTAAATCTTTAAAATTCCCTTCCTTATCTGTTAAGCAGGCATAACTACATACAGGAAATGTTAAAATACATTTTAATCTTTCTTGATTTAACCAATGTAAATAACGTCTTTGTAACCAATTAGTAGAATTCCATTCTGGCTTTGTTCCATCTGGAAATACAAATTCTCCAAACATACCTTCAAAGAAATATTTATCAAAGAATGAAAAATTTGTAAATGGAGACTGCATTCCTCTAGATCCTGCTATTTGATTAATTGAATAAGTTACCTGTTGGAAATATTGATCAATTTGACTGCCAATAGTTTTCTGTTTTATACAATAATCTGTAGTTATTTTTACACTTGGTTTGAGATAATAATTATTTCCCCATTCTTTTCTACAGAAATAATCCATATACATCAGAAACTCAGGAGTAGCTACTGCTCCTTTAATTTCAGAGGCTAATGCAAAGTTTAAATTTACATAAATACCACAGAATGAATCAAGGTTCTTTGGAACAGCTGATTTACCTCCTAATTTCTCTAATCCAAACAACAAGAAAGGATACATAGAAGTTGCCATACAATATGGTTCCCCTACTTGAGAAGATGAGTCATGAGGATACAAAATAGTTTTAAAGTCATTCCTCATAACTTTTATATTAAAGTTAGGGTCTCTCTTCTTTACAAAACTTTCCCACCATTCTGTATTAGTAAGTTTATTATCGACTTTATGTATTTCAGCGTTTAATACTCCAATACCTTTAGTTCCAACATTACTATTATCATCAATAGTAGCATTAGCAGTATTATCAGACTTTACAAAATTATGAATAAATTTAATATCCCTAGTAGCATGATTTCTAATATCTTCACGTTCTTTACGATATAGAATATATTTTTTAGCTACGTCATGATACCCTAAATCCATTAGGAGTTCCTCAATTTGGTCTTGAATATCCTCAATAGATTGATCTTCAGTCTCTACTACAGAATTAGTTATCTCAGTAACTGCTCTGTAAATATCTTCGTCCATTGTTTTACTAGAATTTTGGGTAATTCCAAAAGCCTTTAGTACAGCATCTCTAATTTTGTTTCTGTTAAACTCTTCTTTAATTCCGTCTCTCTTTATTACCATAAATAACATTTATAAATTAACATTTTAAATCATCTACGAAATAAGCACTATAATACTAGTACTGAACTAATAATATAGTGCTTATATAGTTATTTCAAAATATTATTTACAAAGTTAAAATGCTGTTTACTAGTAAAGTTTTCTCAACCTGATTCATAATATCCTTTTTCATAGAATCAGTTATAATTTGAGTGAATGCATTATATACAGTAAACATATTTGCGTTATCATCTGATATAAGATATGGACTATCTTTTTTATCAAATAATAATTTATAAGCATCAATAGGAGTTGATGTGGCTAATTTTACTTTACCAAAACCATTATCAATAGATTCTGACATACAGTTACGAACCCATCTACCTAAATGCTCATTTACAAAACTTTTATTAGTATAGTCAAAATCTGTATCTGCAAAACGTCTGAGAGTAACTCCTATCTCTGTAGTTTGCTCTACAAGTCTTGTAATTGGCTTAAAGTCAATAGGAGTCTCTGGTTCTATTTCATTAACTACTAAACTATCTGGATTAAATACACAAAGATTCGTACATGCAGAATTCAGAGCACCTGAATACATTTTTACAACAGCTTTTCTAGTGTCTAGACCATATACCATACCAATTACCTGCTGATGATTAGCATATTGATATTCATTTGGTAATACTGCTTCCAACCATACTCTATTAAAAGTTAAATCAGCAGTATCTATATCACCATTTTTATTATAAGTGATTTGATCAGGTAATTTTACATGTACTCTAATATCAGAAGTTAATTTTTGAACTCTTTCCAGAAAAGGCTCAATATATCCTCTAGTAGGAAGATAATCTTTACCTTTAATACTAGTAGCTTTTCCTTTTAATACTTCTTCTAAAGTAAATTCAGTTGGCATTCTCTCCATTGTATGTGAAAAACATTATGTTATCAATAATTTCTTTATCTAATAATTTTTGTACTAAATTATGAGGAGTATCTTCCGCATAATTAACTTTATTTATATCTACACTAGTAATATATATCCACTTACTCCCGTTGTATAATATTTGCCCACAGGGATATGAATTTTTATAGCAGATAAGTAGTGTCTTGTTATCTTTAGTAATTTCATTAGTTACCATCTTAATGTAGTGAGAAACTCTTCATCAGATACTTCTTCAAAGTCTCCGTCTCCGTAAATAACATCTGAGATATTATATTCTACTATTTTAAACTCTGGTTTGCCATGACTATGCCAATATTCTGTAACATGTTTTGCATTACAATTAGGACTAGGACCTAACGCAATACTACAAGAAAATTTATTAGTTTCATAGCAATGTCCTTTATAAAAGTTTTGACATTTCTTTATATAGTCAATAATAGTATTAACTTCTTCTGGGCAAGTAATAACTTCTTTTAGTGGGATAACTTTTTTATAATCTCTATAAGCAGGTTTATCAGGAGTAGCTTCTTTATAATCATCTTCTATACCTCCTTCTAAGAGTTGCTTAATTAATATTTCAAAAGTATCATCCCAAGTATCCTTAATACCATATGCATACATATAAGTGTCTCTTATATAATTAAAATTATCTTGAGATAAATAATGTCTAGCATATAAAGGATCTTTTTCACTATCTTTAAATCCATTCTTAATAAGCTCATCCAAATTTATAGAAGGCTGAGCCCATCTATACATTTCTACAAAACACTTATGTAAAGCTTCCTGTAAAATGTCTTCTCTGCTAATCATCGTTGTTAGTATAAAATTCTAATAATCTAAAATTATCTGCTATATGTTTAGTATCTATTAAGTCATTGACTAATTCTAATAATGTACCTTTACATGTATCAAATTGACCATTATCTATATTGTCACAAAAATACCACAGATCGGTATCTGAACAATATGAAATGCTTCCTACAGCCATACCTTCTTTATAAGCGATAATTATACCTTTATAATTATTAGTAATAGCTGCTAAATCTATAGTAGTATCACTACTTTTAGGAATAGTAATATATTTCATTGTTTAAAGTCAATTAATTTAAAACTATCGGCGTAATTATTTGACATTATAGCTTTTAGTAATGCTAGTAAATTTTCATTACATTTAAAACTACAATCTATGGTAATATCATCGAAATATTCCCATGTAATATCTTCATTGTTATAGCCAATAAATCCTATTGGTTTATTACCTTTGTATGCTAAGATAATACCTTCAGTATTTGTATCTATAGCAGAGATGTCTATAGATTTATCAGATGTTTCTGGAAGTCTTATGTCCTTCATTAATTATTTCCTTTAATAGTTCCCATCAAAATATCTTTATCTTTTACAATAGTATAATTAATACTCCATTTAGTATGTCCAAAATTAGCTGTAATATAATTACTACTACCATACATACTACCTACTGATATATAATCAAACTGCTTACCAGTAGTATAAGCATAATTATGTAAATCACCTTTTACTATATAAATATGAGGACTACATATACCTTTTTCTGCTATATAATTAGCAAAGAATAATTCAGTCTGAGGATTTAAAGTAAGAGGAAATTGTCTAGTCTGAGAATTATTATCTTTACCATGAGCATATAGGAATTGATGATCTCCAATGATGAAATTATCAATAGGATAGTTACTAATATAACTTTTAACATTATATTTAGTTAAATATGCAGCTAAAAGTTTCTGATTTAACCATTCAAAATCACCACCATGATTAGATTCTCCTATAGAGAGATAATTAAAATCTTTACTTTTTACTTTTACTGTAAGAGTAGCAAAGAACTCCATCATACACTCTATAAATGCTTCACTAATTTCTTTATTATCAAGAATCTCAGGAAGCTCATGACCCCCTCTAGTAGTTTCTTTATTGAACCCATCAATAGAATCTCCAAGATTAACTACATATACAGAATGATATTCTTGTCCCACAAAAGATTCCACAATTCTAGATAATCTAGATTTAATTTCTGGAACATCATAAGAAGGTAACTGTACAAAACTACTATATTTAGCATTATAAGCTCCGATATGTAAATCAGATAACCATATAATTAAATCAGGATATTTTGCTTCTTTATTATTAATGTTTACTGGAAGCTCTTTATAATCCTTTACTGTATTTTTAATAGTATCTTCTATAAGTTCCTTATTTAAAGACTTAGAGGTTTCCTTAGTTAACTTAGTAACTAAAGCTCTTAAATCCTTTACCTCATCTTTCTCTATTCTTTTTAAGAAATCATTCTCTTTTTCCCTAAGATGCCTTTCTTTTAATTCATCCTCAGTATATTCTTCATACATATGAGGAGCAAATGGAGAGGATGCTTTAGTAATATTAAAAGCTCGTAAAATTCTTTTAAAGTCAATAAGAGAATAATCTGGGAAATATCTGCTGACAATCTGCTGGGTTAAACCAGAACCGTAATAAGTATACATTCTATATACACTATTCATTTCGTTTCTAGTAAAGACTCCTGTGATTGCGGGCTTATTTCTTTTGAAAATCTCAAACTTATATCCAGTAATTTTACCAGTATCCTCGTCTCTTATTTCCCAAGTATTAGAAGCATCATCTGTATCTTTCTTTACTTCTTTTTTCTTAGTATTCTTTAGTTTATCATATAATTCCAATATCTTCTTATCATCTTCATCTTTATTTTCTTTCTTTTTAAGATTTCTCATTGTCATATATACAGTATTTATATTTTTTCCTGATATAGTACACTGAGCTTTTAAAGAACGATTATTATTAATTGCATCATTAAAGAGCTTAATATAAGAAGATTTTGTTGCTTGTTTCATACTTTTTTAAAAATTAGATAGCTGTTACGCCTTTATAAATAAAAGTATCTAGTAAAATAAAAGGTATCTAAATTAAAAAAGGCAGATACTCTCACGAGCACCTGCCTTACTTTAAAAATTATGAATAAAATTAAAATTCCAAACCAAAGAACATATAGCGACCATTCTTAGTACTCTTAGATGGAGTATAAGTTACAGTAGCTACTACTGGGTCAGAGCCAATAGACTCCTTACCCTGAACGATATCGATCTGACCCTTAAAGCCCTTCTTAATAAGTTCCTTAGCCATTTCCTTAGCTGCGGTCTTAGTAGGACGAATAACCTTTGTATCTGGTTCAACATGACCAGTATCGTTACCATCCTTATCAAGAATTGCTTCACCAGCCTTTTCGTTCTTTACACGCTCAGACTTCAAAGTCTTCAATACTTCCTTTGTATCGTGGTCTACCAAATCAAACTTCTTCTGAGTATCACGCTTACCCTCAGTCTTAATATCAACAACCTTCCAAGGACGCTCACGTGTACTTACAACAGCACTAGAAAGAGTTACAATGAAACCACTACCAGGAGCATTCTTAGTCTTTTTCTTCAAATACTCCAGCTTAAATTCCTTCTCATCATTAGAAGTTACTTTAGCATTCTTCTCATGGAACTTCTTCCATGCCTGTGTTGCATCACCATTAATATGAAAATTCTCTTTCTCTACCTGTGCTACTGCTGCTTCCTTTGTTTCTGCACTTACTTCAAAACTCTTAAAATTAAAAATTTCACTCATTTTCAAAAATATATTAACATTAATTCTTATTATCAAATCATCTGCGATGTTTTTTCTTTATCTTTGTGATGCTAATATAATCTATATTTTTTGCCTCCAAAAAGAAAATTATAAAAAAATTAATTTTTTTAGAATGGAAGAAATTTTCCCATTAATTCTCTTATTTTTGTTGGCATATCTTTTGGTTGCACGCCAAATGTTGGAAAATCGGTACATCCATATGAAAAATCCTCAGTGATGATAGCGATAGCTTGTATTGTATCTTCATCAAGACCTGTTTTTTCTGCTAATTTAGCAGTTACTTCATAATAAGTAACTCCAGGTTTTTTCTTCTTCATAGAATTTACCATATATCCAAGTAATGATATAAGTGCAAATTTTAAATTTATACTTTCCCCTAAAGACCCTAAACTAAAGTATTTACGATATAAATCGGAAAGTTTAGTATAATCAGGTCTCTTGAGTAATTCCGAATCCCTCATAACCATGCATACAATAGAATGCTACTAATTTAAGAAGGTGAGTAAACTCTTTAAATCCTTTATTAAAAAGTTCTCTAGTCATAGGAACTACTTTAGTATTAAAATTTGGAATAGTTTCTACTACTAAGAAATTACTTCTAATTTTAGGATTCTCAATGTTATAATTCTTCTTAGCAGCCATAGTTAATAACCAACTATATAAAGCCATCTCTCTATAATAGTGATATTTAATAAGAGCTCCTTTAGCAAAGTTATTTATTAAATCTCCTGTGGTTTTTAAATCATTTACAGTGATTATTCCTTCTTCTTTATCTATACTATAATTATCAAGTTTAGACTTAATTTTTAATATAAAAGGTTTATGCTCTGGAGCCTCTACTAAAACATCTATAAGGAAAGCTATCTCATTACCAATAATTGGTTGTTCTAGTAATCCTTCAGGGTTTAGTAAAGATTGAATTTGTGTATCACTATCTAGAGACTCTAGACAGACTTTCAGTTTAGCATGATTTTTAGGATCTGTAAATATTGGTGTTCTAGCATCATTATTTTCTTTTTCAAAAGCTTTTCTATCACACCAGTATTGAGCACAGTCTGCTAACACTTTTTCTATTTTTTTATCTGACATTTTATCTTTATAATAATCACATTTATCAGATGCTTCTAATATAATATCATTAGTAACATTGATACCTTGTGTTTTCTTATAAATATAGTCTGCCATTGACCCCATTTTAGCAGTAGGTCTGCTAACATCTGTTAGAAAGAAGTCATCAGGTTGTAAAACTAAAGTATGTAACCAACTACCAAATTCCAAACTAGTTGTATTTAACTTAGTCTTACCCCAATTATCAAAGAACTCTGTTGGAGAACCATCTTGATCTGGATTTATCTTAGATAATCTAGAGTTTGAGATATAATTATTATACTTTTCTGAGAAATAAGTATTATCATCAATATCTTCAACTCTTAAAGTCTCTATCAGAGGTTTAATAGAAATTTGACTTAATTTCACGTAAGTAATTGTTAAAGTCTTCCGACTCTTTTATACATTCATACCCATATTCTATCTCTTCTTTATCTAAACTATAAATCTTACCATAAGGACCCCATTTTTCATTAGATTCAGAAGCTATTAATAAGCAAGGCAATCCTGCTAGATTCATCTGAATAAAATTACTAATAGAATCATCAATGAAAATATCAACTCTACCTTTTATATACCGAGCTTTATTAGCACGCTGGCACAAGACTTGATAAACAGGTTTACTAGGATAACCATTATTCTTTAGCCATGTTTTACTATAGTCTTTATTGCATACTCTTTTAGTACAATATAATTCAGGTATAAAGTTTATTTTATTTTTTACTGGAAGATTTATCCACCATTCTCTGTCTTTTATTAAAACTTGTTGTACATTTTTTGTTATTTCTCCATCAGACTTAGGATATCCAAATCTTTTTAAATATGGATTCATAAACTCATTTAATGTATCATCTAAATCTAAACCAATTCTTAATTTCATAGATTAAATAATTCCTCAATATCTCTTATATATGTTACCCCAATACCTTTCTTAGCCAATTCAGCTCTGATATTTATCCAGCTATCATTGTTATCAAGAATAGCATATGTATCATCGTCTAAATTTAAGTACTTATCAACTTCTTCTTTAGCCTTTTCAACAGCTTCCTCATATGAAGATGCAGTTAACTTATGAAGTTTATTTTTATTACTCTGACAAATTGCAAAAATATAATTATTCATTTGGTATTGTTATATATAATTATCATTATAATAATAAATAATATCATTATGGTAATTGGGAGTGATAAAAATATTACCACTGCTAATGTTATCCAACTCCATAACAATATTCCAAAAATCTTAAGTAAAATTAATATTGTACTTATTATAAAATCTATTACTCCTAAGGCTAATAGTTCTCTCATATTAAATTATTACTTTTAGAATAACATTCTAATAAAGTATAAAAGAAATCTATAGGAATCATTGCTATTGCTCCTGGACTAACACTACCTTCTGTTGGAGCCTTCTTCCAGCATAGCACAAATGACTTGTCCTTATAAGGGCAAGAATTTTCTATCTTAAAATATGCTGGAGTATTAGCAGTATGTTTTGCTTGAATATTTATAGGTAATTTTCCAGACCTATCAATTATATCAACTTTATTATTATCTGTAAACTTACTCTCTCCTCTAGCACTTACACACTCAGTATACCCCATATCTCTAAGATGATGAATTATATCTGCTTCCCATGCACTTCCTTTATTTCTAGATTTTTTAGCTTGATAACTCTTCTTAGTATGGCTATCTATCCATTCATATAAAGTGCCATCAGCCATTTTTCCAGATTTATTACATCTAATTTTAAGAGCTGCTTGACTTATTTTAGTTTTCTCAGAGCATTCCTCTATAGATGTATAATCGTGCACATCGCCGTTTTTATATGTTATTCTAATAGCAGTATTCAGATTCTAATTACTTTTTGACATAGTTACTTAATTTTTTTATATAATACTTTATAAATTTTAAAGTATTCTGTCGACCATATTTTTTATAAAAATCACTTATATCTTTTACTTTGAATTTATGAGGTATAAAGAAATAAAGTAATTCTGGATGATTTCTTCTTATCTTAGCCATATTAAACATTCCAGGTCTATCATTATCATAAAAAGTTACTATATAAGTAAATCTTTCTTTTAGATCATTTAACATGTTTTCAGATAACCATTGTGTTTCACTATTTGGAGCACAGGCTGTTACACCTAAACCTCTTAAACACATAGTATCCTTCATACTTTTAGTTATAACTAATAAAGTACCTTTTTTAGGTAACTGACTATAACCTTGAACCTTTTTAGAGGGCCAATTTGTTAGAAATCTATATTCCTTACGTTTAGGATAATAAATTCTCCACAATTCTTTACCTTGCATTGTTCCTCCATAATATCCGAAGATAAAGTTATCTTTAGTCTTTATAGTTTGAATATTACCATTTAAAAATACAGTACGACAAGAATATACTTTATATTTATTTAGTAATTCTAAAGAAACTCCTTGTTTACCCCACCATTTTAATTCATCTTCTGAGAAATCTTTTATTTCTACTCGTATATCTGCTGGCTCATTTGTTTTAACAAAAGAAGTGCTTGATTGTATTACAGAATGATAATTATTTTGTCCTTTTAATAAGCCAAAATCTTTAGCTATAATGTCTAATGCTTGATGGTATTTACAAGCATATTTAGTCATAACTACTGATATAAAGTTTCCATAAAAGCTCCCATTAAAATCATGGAATATAAGTTCTCCTTTAGAGTTACGAAAAAAGGAAGCCGTAGGATTTTTATCTTTACGTAAAGGATTACAAATTAATTTTTTTGAAACTTTTACGCCAAGATAATACTCCATATAGGCTTCCTCTGTGTTATATTTAAGTAAGTAGTCCTTAGTAATATCTGGTTTATAAGAAAAATCTAATTCCATAAAAACTACTTACTTTATAATTACTACATATCTGCCAGCATAGCATCGAAGTCTTCATCTTGAGCCTCCTTGCCTTCAGTAGAGTCAATAGATTTAGCCTCTTCTGAATCAGCTGCTGGCACAGGAGCAGTAGGCTTACGCTTCTCCATATCCTCTTTCTGCTTAATCTCATAACTAGAGAATGACAATTTATCTTCCTCTAAGCTAGCAAAATTATCACGGATATAGAACTGTCCATCACTATTAATAGCTCCAATATCAGGAATCTTAGCAAATACATTACCAGTTTCCTTTGAAATTCCCTTTTCATCCTTTTTCTTTTCCTTACGACCGCTAAGCTTTAAATAAAAGTTTTTATTCATACAATGCTTAGTCAATACTGCCTGGAAAAGCTGCATGAATTGGTCAGTACTCTTACAAGCAGGAGCTTTAGTTATAAACAATTCTTTAGCTTTATCACCACCTACTACTGTTATAATATGCAGCATAAAACCCTTAAGCTGTTCAAATGCTGAAGGAAGTACATATGGGAATTCTACACCCTTAGAATCCTTTCTCTTACCCTCATATCTTTTAGCAGAACTTTCATTAGGATAAAACAATGATTCTTGATAAGTTCCTTGCTCTCCTTCAAAATGAAGTACCAGAGATTTCCAAGTTGTATTAGGGTCTTGCTTACCTTGACCCTCCTTAACTTCTATACTTTTTAACTGAACGAGATAAATTCCATAAGGACGAAGACCTTTCTTACTTGTAGGATTAATATCACCAAGACCACCAAAATTCAAATTCATATTGCTATATTATTAAAGATTATCGAAATTAAAATCATTATCTGAGATTTCTGTATCATCTGCGTTGCCGTCAATAAGACTAGCCATTTCGTCATCTAATTCATCTTCTGATGCAATATCCTCTGCTTCAGGAACTACATCTTCTTTAATCTCAGGCTCTCGATTACCTGTTAATATAAACAATCCATCAATTTTAGGATGTGGAGTGAAAGTAAACTCATTACCATGCTCAGCAAGGTTCTGGTTATTCTTTCCTCTATATGAAACTGCATTCTTCTGAGTTAATTTATTACCTGACTGCGTACCAAATGTTTCAGCAGCTCCGATAACTAAGCACTCCTTCTTATTAAGCTTCTGCTGTTTAATGTCTACCTTATCTCCTGGTTCTACACCAAGAGCCTCAACAGCAGCCTTATTAAGAATATACTTATTCTCCTCAAGAATTAATAGTGGATTAAGATTTGTATCATCTACTTCTGAATCTTTCTTTTTAGAAGAAGACTTACGAGTAGACGGCTTCTTTACAGAATCATCCTTCAACTCACGTGTATCAGTTAAAATTTCACCAGTTTCTTCATTAAGCCACTCGGACTTAATTGTCATTTTAATTAGCTTCATTTAAAATATTGTCATCATTATTGGTTTCATTATGGTCATCTGCGATTTCTTCTTCTTCCTCACCATATTCAAAGTTATGGATAGTATCTAAAACCTTCTGCATATTAGGTTCAATCAGTTTATCTTTAAAACATCCATCAACACTACGACAAGTATCGTTACCATTGGTTTTAGTTCTAAAGAAATAACTAATATTGCCCTCATTATCAACCTGGCGTTCAGTATATAAAATATAAGAAAATAAACCATCAATATTTACGGTTCTATCCAACATTTTACCACTAGAATATAACTGCCAATGTTCATCGAGATCAGTACCAGCATTAATAATATGACTAATAAATACTACATTAAGATCTTCACGCAGTTCACTAGCTTCCATGATTAAATCATAATAATTTTTAGCAAACACAACGTGCTTATCCCAACCTTTTTCAAGGGCAGAATCCATTATATTATTTGAAAGACAATAGTTAGCATCATCTACGACTACTGTCTTAATATCAGAACGTAATTTATCAATAATCTTTAACCACTTACCAATAGTAGTATAATCATTAGACACAAGCCAATTTCCAACTGGCTTCTTATTTACAACTTCAGCTTTCTTGTACTTACGTCTAAATCCAGGAATTTGAAGTTGCTTGTTAGTACAACTAATGATAAATGTTGATTTATAATCTAAATAACGCAAAGAAGTGCTTTTTCCGGTACCACTCAAACCTGCTAAACCAATAATCATAAACTATAGTCTAATTTATTTTTCACTTTTTCATCTTTATCTTCATTCTTTATTGTATTATCTGTTGAACTGTTATTTGTAGCTCGATATCTAGAATAATCAAAGATTTCTTCTGGCTTAGGCATTTCCATCCACTTATTTACTGCTCCGTCAAAGAAACAGCAATCAGCTACTTGGTTTTCTCCATATCTTGACTTTAGTACAAGAATACTTCGAAACCTATAACCCATTTCTTTAACTTGGTAACCTCTATAAGTTGTTCTTTTATCAACTTGAGGATTATATACAGCTAAAATAATTTCAGAATTCTCTGAAACAGTGGATGTTTCCTTAATATCCTCCACCATTGGCTCCATGAAAGCTTCATTCTTTTTTCTTTCCATGTTAGCCACTGCTCTATTGGATTGCATAACAATAATTGGAGATAATCCTGTTTTATTTCTAATGATAACTAATTTATTAGTATAATCATCAATTTCTCCTTTTCTGTTCCTTCCATTGGATGGTTGAATCAATCCAACATGGTCAGTTACTGAAAGTATTACTTTTTCAGGGTCTTTCGGAATATACTTATTCTCTGTAAATTCTCCTTCTTTTTTAAGCTCTTCCATTGTAACTTTTATGAGCCTATCAGAATTAAAAGAGCCTTCGTATATAGTTAGTACTTTATATACTTTTTCTAGCCAATCATATCCTAGTTGTACATACTCATATAAATCGTCAGGTAAAATATAATCTTTACCTATAGATAACATTTGTTTAGCAGTTACAACAATATGATAGGTATCATATAAATAGGTACTTAATAATTTAGCTATAATAAAGTCTTCTTTCATTTCAAGAGCAAAGAAAATAATTTTTAATTTATTATCTTCTAAATGTTCTTTTAAAGGAGCATATATGTAAGAATATAATACACATGAACTTTTACCTTGTCCTGAACTCGCAAATAAAAGAGTCATGGTACTTTTAGTAATACCTCCTATTAATTCTTCCAATTTAGGAAGACCCATACTAAATCCTTGATTAAATCCTTGTCTACCAAGCTCTATCGAACGTTTAAAACTTTCTAAACTCACAGAGTGGTGATTGAATTATAATTCATACCTGAATCTCCATTCTTTAAAGCTTCAAGGTCTTCCCATTTTTCATCTACAATAAATGTAGCTAAGCTATAATTAATAATACCATTATCAGTATTAGCTTCCCAATCTAGTAAATCAATAATCTTTTTATGAAGTTCTTCATTCCAATGGATTTTCTTTCCATAAGTTCTATAAGCATCTTCAAGACTATTAAACTTTTTAGAAACACCTAGCATACTAGTTAAGCATCCATTAATATTTCTAAATCTAGGATAATGTTCTCTAAGTTCTTTTCCCATTTCAAAGGAACTCTTAGCTAAACATTTTAGGAAGTTTTTATTAAATGGTATCTCTTCAGGAACTAATTTCATTCCTGGAATAATTTTATAACTTTTAAGGATAAGACCTTTATCTTGTAAAGATTTAAGTATATCTATAAAACTTCCTACATACTTTTTATCAATAGCCAAATACCTACGAAGATAATCTTCTGAATAATCTTCTATATAAGCATTAATAGCTTTAATAACAAATAATTCAGTAGGAGTAATATTATATTTTTCTAAAATTGTTATTTCTTCATCAATGTTTAAATCAAACATACAGTAATTCGGATAATTAAAAGTCTTCCATACTGTAATTAAGTTAATCTCTTCTCAGAGCGATATTAATACATAGATTCAGAATCTAAAATCAAATTTAGGAACTATCTTTTCACCTGGGGTAAAGTCTTTACCTTGTAATACTTTATCCAATTCTGATTCGTCTATAGTTATAAAAGAATCTCCCTTATGAGAATCATAAAACCACTTGGTCTCTTGAGTCCTATTTAATACTATATTGAATATCTCTGCTGTCTTACCTTTCTCAAAGCGGATTGATCTTCCTCTCCGTTGACAAGCTCTAGTAGTTGAACTATCTAATCCAAATATAATAGCTACAGAAAGACCTTTTACATCAAGTCCTTCATCAGCTTTTTTTACTGTAGATAATAAAGTTATCTTTCCAGAGTTAAAATCTTCAATAGCTGTAGCACTTCTTTTCTTAGAAGTTCTACTAGAATATACAGTAGCATTAGGAATTTTTTCTGCCATTTTAATATTATTAGCAAAAGTTATTATTTTTTTATCCTTTCTAGCTTCTATAATTTTTTTTACTATTTCAATTTTCTTTGGATGATTATTTATGAAAGCTTTTTTCTCATGCATAGTAGACCAAAATCTGATAGCATGATAATTTATACTTTGTAATACTTCAGACTTTTTATTAGGATCACTACACATAGAATCTCTTAGGAGTAGTTTATTTCGCCAACCCATAGGACCGGCTAATTTATTAACTAACTCCCAAGAGAATCCGAAGAATTCAAAATGAGAAATGAATTCTTTATTTATTTTTTCATATTCTTCTAAATCATCAACATTTACTAAGACTAGATATTCTTTATATGGGCTAACCCAACCATTTGCAAGACAAGTATTAATATCAATAGTATCAATTACTGGGCAGTATTTTGCTAATATTTTATCCCTACCATCAAGACGCTCGAAAGTAGCTGTAAGACCTAAGATAAATTGGTATTTTACTACTTCAAATAATCTTACAAAAGTCTCAGCTGCATATCTATGCGCTTCATCCAGTACTAAAAGATCATATTTAGCAGGATGTTTTATTACAGTGTTTATTATTTGTACGTCACAACTTAATCCTAGCCCATTAGAATCTATATGACCATACCATTGTTTTTGTAAAGTTTCTGTTGGTACAATTATTAGTACTCGGTATTGTGGAAAGTGTTTTAGCACTGTTTTAATACAGTTTAGTCCTATTCTGCTCTTACCAAAGCCAGTAGATGCGACTATTGTCCCCACACAACGATTTTTTATCCATTTTCTACGACACTCTTCTTGTCGTTCATCTCTAGTGATTTTATGAAATAGTTCTCCTTCAATCAGAGAGTTTGTAGCCATTGTAATCAGCTACTGCTTTGATTTGTTTAATACGCTTCTCCCACTCTGAAGCTTGCCATCTAACCTTATTTTCGAGATGCAATAAAACTTTATCTCTTAAGGTTTCCAATTGTACTTTAGTCAGATCATTATAACGCTTATCATATTTATCCTTACGGAAGGTAAGCATTGCGCTAAACTCTTTTAGAGTTAAGCCTTTTCTATCATCAATTTTTAAAACAAGACCTTTTCTGTCTTCAGGATTCTTAGGGTCTCTCAATTTAATATTTAGAAGTTTAGCAACTTGCTTAATTCTATCTACTAAACGACCATTCTCGTCTTTCTTATTTAATTCTAATAACTCAGAACGTGTAAACCACAATCCAAGCTCAGTAATAAATGTAAGAGTAATGTGTTTACGGACACATTTACCTAAAGCAGATAAACAAGCTTCTCTAACGATATACAATGGTAATGAAGCAAACATGGTAAATGAATCTTCATCACTATTCATAATATCATTAAGAGTCCACTCTTTAAAGAGAGTCTCTGCAATAGCACTAACATTTGTCTCGCCCTCACCACTTTCTGCATTCTCTTTAGCAAACTGTTCTGCCTGAGCAGTAATCTGCTGATTAAGCATATTAAAGAAACTAGTTCTTACAATACCTTGTCTAGTACTACCTTCACCTGGGTACAATAGCCAAATTAAGAACAACTCAGCATTACAGCGAGTTCTTTGATCTTCAATCTGTTCCAACAAAACTCGTCGTCCAGGATTTTCATAGTTGTCACTATAAAGCATTGATTCACAATGTTTATATGCTTTACGTAATTCTTCTTCAGTCATATCTACCATTTTCATGGAAGACTGAATGCGTTCACCATCTACAATTTTTCTAGAACCTTTCCAGAGAAATGTTTCTACATCATTATTCTTAGCTTCAAAAGCTTGATTGAGTTTATCACCTAAAACTGTTGTCATAAATCTTAAAGATTATTTATTGTATTATTATATCATCTACGTTTTTAGGTCTCTGAGGGACAAACTTAATAAACCAGACATTATTATATCTGTATTTCTGTTGTGTGTCTCCATCGTACCATTCATCTATCCCTGCTATTACAGGCTTCACTTCGAGATAACCAATATCCCCATAATTTATAGTAGCAGCGCTCCAATTAGGAGGTTGAGTACACATAAGGTATTTAGTCTTTTCTCTAAGCTTATCCTCATTATCTAACAATTCGAATACATATATCACATAGCCTAAGCTATCATTAAATTTCTCAAGTAATTTACTATAAACAACCATTAATTGATAAATAAATTTCCGCAATAATATGGTAATCCTTTTTCAAGGCGTAAATATTATTTATCAATTTTTAGTAATTTTAGTTATCTAGGATTATAATTTCTGCATCCATACTTAGCAAAATTACATTTAAGCATGTCCATATTTACTAAGCATTTATATCTTTTACAATTCTTACAATCTCTATCTGGAAATTTAAATTTCTTACCGTCAGTATCCTTTATGTAAGTATCTAATGTATTAGAGCACATATTATAGATAATATACTTATACCTCCAAATAAATAATTCAATTTTGATAATTTTTTATTTTGCATATACAATTCATTATTTTTATCAGATTGAATCTTTATTTGATAATTTTTATATGTTAGCGTACTATCCAGCGTATTTACTAAAGATTTGTAGTTATTTATTTGAATTTTTTGTAAACTATCATTTACTAGTAAATATTTATGCTCATTAAAAATAAGATTAGTTATTTTTAATTGATACGGTGTCAATAAGAAGTTTTCTCCCGACTTCTTGAATGTAGTTTGTGAAAAACTGCATGTCGCTATCAGGAGACTGCTTAATAATATTGTCCTTCTCTTTAACATAGATAGTTTTATTATAGTAGATAGCAGTATCACACTTATTGATATCAACTTTAATAGAATTTTTCTTACTATTTAATGAGTCTATTTTTCTTTCTAAGGTATCTGTAGGCATTACAGTAGAAGATTTAAACCCTTTATATAAAAAGATAGTAGCTCCTATAATAGTAATAAAAATTAATATTAAAATTAATCTATCTAAAAGTTTCATTAATCTGCTACTGCCGTATTATATATAGTTGCTTTTTGAGCTAAAGCTTTAGCTTTTTCATATTTATCTTTAGCTTTAGCATATGCCACACTATACTGCTCAGGATATTGTTTTACGTGATTAACTTCATTATCAAGTATATATTTTACAGTCTCAATATTAAGAAGTCCTGCTCTACCTAATAGTACGTTGGTATTTTTATCACTAATACTTTTACCATAAGCAATTTTCTTACCAAGTTCATTGTTGTGTTTATCTACCGGATTACAGAAAGATACTCCAAAACTAAGAATTCTAGTAGGATTTTCAAATACAGTACTTTCTCTAAGAACAGCGCATACTACAAAGTAATGATCTTTACCTTCAAAGTCTACAAAACTACCTTCTCTGTAATCTACGAGTTTCTGCTTAGTGTTTGTCATAATTTTTTAAATTTGGAATTATTAATAATATAATCTAGAGGAGCTGATACTAAGTCAATGGATTTTATAATTCTGTATCCAATTTTTTTAGTAACTTGTATCCTCTCTTTAAGAGGTTTACTTGAAGATATAAACTTGCTACCTAGCAATTCCTCTCTATCTTTATAGTGAGCATATGCTGTAAGTTCATAGACGAACATCTTAGAAACTGTAATGTCTCTATGATGTTCGTCTCTCCAAGTAGTTATAGGAATGGACTTAATCATTCCTCCATCAAAGTAGTATTGTTAGGAGTTTCCCCCACAATATCATATAATCTATGAAGTTCTTTTGTATAGGAATCTAAATATTGTTGCATAGTAAAAGCCTTTTCAGAATTAGCTTTAGCTACTCTATATCTAGCAATTGATGCCATAGCTCCAGATAAGGTTAATCCATATCCTGCTAAAGTAAGTTCCTCTCTAGCCTCTCTAGTTTTAGATTTGGCATTAATGGTCTTCATAATATATAAATCCCAATGAGGACAACTTTCATCATTTGTTGAAGATCTTAATTCAAAATCAGACTCTTTAATTATCATAGATTACTTTGATCCAATACCACCAGGTCTTGTTGTTGCATTCTTTACTGTTTGAGGGAGCTTATCCCACCATACCTGCTTCTGACGAAGTCTTTCAAGCTTTGCTTTATACTTCATTTTAACTAGAATTGAAAATTAAAAGAAAATTAATCATCTGTGTAATATTAAAATTATCTAGGTAAAATACCATAATTTAGTCATAGACACATCTAGAATAGCCTACAAACTTCTAAATTTAGAATCATGAACAATTTATCACTCTAGAAATGAAAATGTCTTAGAGAGACTCTGAGACATTACCTTCAAAGTGCTCATCAGCATACTTACGAGCATCTTTGATATCATCGAAATATCTACTTGGTTTTAATCGGTCACTACGTTTTACCGCAATTTTACCACCAGTAGTACGATAAATAGTAATAGTGTCCACTGTTGCTTTTACAATTTCTTTAGCCATAATTAATTATTTTTAAAAATTTTACTTAAAGTTTCTGTTAATTCAGGATACAGGTAATACAGTGCTAATAACGTATTTATAATTGGACATACTAATATTAATATTGTTATTATATTAGTAGGAACATTAATTTCAGTCCATCTGTCTATAACAGCAAATGCAGATCCAATATAAATAGTTATACCTGCAACAATTATTATTGATATAACTAAATACATTATTCTAATAATTCTAAACTAGCATTACTAGCTAATTCATCCGCTAGATTATTACCAAAACAATCTTGATGTCCCCTAACATGGGTAAATTTAATATTTTTTATTAAAGATTTAACTCTTTCATATTCTTTATCTAAAATATTCCAGAGCTCTACATTCTTTTTTTTCTTCCATCCTTTAGTAAGACATCCTAATACATATTGACTGTCACTTATAAATTCTACTTCATCTATTGGAGTTTTAATGGACTTAAAGGCACATAGCATAGCAATTAATTCCATTTTATTATTAGTAGTATGTTTAAAGCCTTTAGAGTATTTTTTAAATACTTCATCATCCTTCATCCATACTATTCCAATACCTCCCTGGTCAATAGAAGATTTATAAGCACCATCAGTATAAATCTGTAACATAGTTATAAAGATATGTAATCTGCATATTCAAATACTATTCCGTTCTTTTCAGGATCAAAATACGTTGTAGACATACAAAAAGTATCAAAACTATGAGCTTTTCTATAACCATTTAATAAATCTCTGACGTATTCTTCAGTATCACTTATTGTGGAAATATAGCAATGTCCCTCACCTTTAATAACAATTCGTATATCTGAAGCATCATCTAAATCTCCAGTACTAGAACTAATTTCCCAAGTTCTATTATCTGTAAATAATGCTTCTAACTCTAAATTAATGTCATGAATTAAGTCAGGGTCTAATTCATTTTTATTTATAATGATCATTTTTATTCCAAAGTATTAAATAACAACGTTCTCCTTCTAAATTTGAATACCACAATATACATTGGTTATCTGTAATATCTAATCTTGGATCAATTATAATTATTACCAAAATAATAGTTATAATAAGTCCCAAAATATACATTAGATAACCTTAAACATTGTAACATTCTCAGGAAGATTGTCCCAGTCTTTATAAGAGTTAGTAAACCATACGTGATTAAAGTTTTCTGACAGATTCTTTATACCTTTAGGATTTACCATATGAGTAACTGCAATATATAAACGCTCTTTAGAAATACCTAAAGCATTAAATGCTTTAGCAATACCACAAAAAGTGCCTCCACCATCACATAAATCATCAAGAATTAACAGAGGTTTATCCTGTATATTTTCAGGATTATCTATTTTAATCTCTAAGATTCTTCCAGTAGTTAAATCTCGAACTTTACTACAAGTAATTGCTTTACGATTATATCTGAATTCATTTCTCTTTTCAGCCCCAGCATCTGGGAAAACTAATTGAAATTCTTTCCAAGTATTATTAGATGGATTCTTTTCAGCGTAAAGAGGCATGAATTTAACTCCGAATCTAGGATCATAATAAACATCAGAATGAGGTTCTAAAATTTCAATAGTCTCTGCATTACAATTTTTTAATACATTTAAGACTATTTTTAAAGTGAATGGTCTATTGAAAACCATTACTCGATCCATTCTCATACTCATTAAGTAATAGATATTTATTTTATATAGAACTTCGTGTCTATCAAGGATATCTAAAACTTGCATAAGTATAAATAAGTCTTCAGCATTAGTAATTCTACATTGCACTAATACTTGCTCCTTATGGCTGAATTCTTCTAATGAAATTTGAACTTCCCCATCAGGGAATCTAGAGATAGAATACTTAATATCACTGTCTTCTAAATGTACTAAATTTAATTGTTGCATAATTTATAAATATAAAGAGTTATTGTTAAATCATTAGCAAAAAGTTCTTGGAGCATAGGATAAACTACTCCGTCCCAATCTCCTCCTGCTAATCCACATCCTAATTTATAAGGAATGCCTATCTCTGTAATCTCGTTATCTTTACAAAAGTCTTTTAAATCTAATAAAGCTTTTTTAAGAGCATCATAATCAGTATGTCTATTTTCATAGGGAGCTATTGATTCAGTAAAAGAATATTCACCAAACAAATTAGCTACGAGATTAATAGGTTCACCTCCTGTTATACATACTTGACATTTCCCTAATAATTCTTTAGAATATTTAAAATATTTACAATAATTGGCATATCGTGTATATACGCTATTCCATTTATTTTTAATAGCCTTAGCTATACCTGCCCCCATTACTCCTAAACAATTAGTTTGATGGGCTATAAGAGGTAAATTTGACTGAAGTAAATCTCCATTAACAATTTCTATCATACTAATGTTGAATTTACACGTTCACGAATCTCAGAAAGAGAATATTCTCTTACTAATTCTCCATCTACAAAGACTGTTTTAAGACAACCTTGCAGTTCTGCATCCTTAGTCTGCTGGTCATAAGCGACATACTTACCATTCTCTTCTTCAATTCTAATAAGACCTTTGAGAGAGTTCTTTGTTCCATCATCAGTCTTTGGATGCTTATAGATTTCTATAAGCTTTCCATTGATTATACAAGCAGTTGCTTTAACTGCGAATCCCAAAGAATCACGACTCTTAAACTGATAAGTATAAGATCCAATACCAAGAACAAGATTACAAGCTGCCATATGAGCGTTCTCTAATCGAGCATAGATATCACGCTGACGCTCTAGAGTGATAGAATCTCCATAGAGCAACCCAACCTTGGTGCTTGGATAACGATAATCATTTACAGTAGTATTCCATCCAAAGATTTTACCTAGCATATAATATGCTCCATAATACTGACCTTCAGATACTTCTACATAATGACTTTCATCATCATCCATAAATGGATTGAAATCACAATAGTACTTGCCTTCCTTCATTGCAGTGTGGTAATGAGGATTTGTACGAAGACCACAAATAATATCTACTGGGTCACCACTATCAGGACGAATTACTACTCGACCATCACGCTTCATAATGTCTTTTTTCAGACGAGGGAGAATACGTTCTATCACTCTCCAAAAATCATAAGTATCACTAACTATAGATACAATTCCAATAGGATATAATTCATTTATCAATCTTTTAATTGACAATAATTCTCCAATAAGTTTTTTGTCCTCTTCAGACGCTTTTTGAATTTTCATATTTATACGCTTTTTTCAAATTATCAATAGCCCATAAAGGCTGTAAATTTTTATAACAGAAACACTCTTTTTGCTATATAGGATCAGATAAATCAAAAGAGGAACATGGTCTTATATGATCTAAATGCCATTCACCATAATTATCCCAGGACATTCCTTCAGTAAATTTGTTTGCAATATATTCTTTTAAAAATTCTATAGAACATCCGATTAATTCCATAGTATGTGCCACTCTACGTCTGAGGTTATTACGAATTTTAAACTTTAAAGAATTTCTTTCCCATATTCTTTTTTGCTCCCGTAATTTATCTTTATTTTCTTGTCTATAAATTTTGTCATAAGCAGCTTTTTCTTCTTTATGAGCATCTGCATAAATTTTCTTTTGTGCTAATATATGCTCTTTATTTTCTTCATAATATTTATGTCTAGCTACTTTAACTTTATCTTTATTAGCCTCTCTATATGCTTTATTTTTAGCATTTCTACATTCTTTACAATGAGTATCTAACCCATCTTTATTTCTTTTACACTTAGGAAATTCTGAAATAGGTTTTTCCTAACCACAATTAGAACAAATTTTTGTCTCCATTTTTATCAATATATCCAATTAATTTACCAAAATCATCTAAGATTATTTCTTCTACATTATCTTCAAAATCACTAATAGTAGAGCAAGCCACTGAATGTTCCGAAGCCGGGACAGTTGCAGCTACAAGTTCTTCAGTAACATTTGCATCGTAATAATGCTCTACTGCTTCAATAGCAGGAATTGTTTCACTACCACAGAATGAGGTCATATGAGCCATACCGGAGATAATAGCAGCATCAAGTCCTGCCATACCTCTCATTGAGAAATCGTGACAAGAGAACCCTAGATTTACTTCCTCTGGGAATCCAGTCTTTCTAGCATGTTCCATAAGTCTCTTCTTATAAAGACGAGCACTTGTTGCAGAAGTACAAGGAAGCCATAGAGTACAACTAATTAAAGTTTCCAAGTAATTAGTCAACCAAAAGAAGTCCGGGAGAGTGTTCTTAATAGTCATCATAGGTACTCTTATAGGACAGATAGAACCTTCAGGAAGAGCTTTAATTTCAATAGGAAGATATCCTAAATCATAGAGTTCTTCAATATGCTTTGTCCCAACCTGGTTAAGGTCTACAAAGTTACCTACACGATAAGCAAATTGCTTAATAGCTTCTTCCTTAGGAAGAGCAAACCATTTGTTAAATTCCTCTATCAAATACTTCTTTACAAAGTACTGAATACCAAATACTACAGAACCTTCTATAGCTTCTGGGAAGTAACGATTACTTCTAGGAGTCCAGTTACTATAGACCATTTGTGTACCCTTTGGGTACATACGATGATGACCAAGCTTATAGCCATCAGTTGCATTAATAATTTCCATTAATTGATTCTTTTAATGTTAAACCTATACTATATTTATAAAACACTTCAGTTATATAACTCTTAGTTTTTTTGTGGATTTTCATATGAGGCTGTTGTTTAAGCCACCATGTATATTCTCTTCTAGGGTCAGCTCCATATGTTTTAGCTGCTGCTAAATAATCACATATAAGTTCTAGAACATATTTTTTAGGCATTTTAGCAGGAATTCCTCCATTATCTAAGGAATGTATCCAATATTCATAATGATGAGGATTTCTTCCTCTATGGTGAAGGAATGTTTGACTATATCCTAATATTCTACATTCATTCGCTAATGAACTTATATTATCATCCCAATACTTAATAGCTCTTGAAAATTCTGTAAAACTAAATTTAGACAAATCATGAGTAATACCTTGCCAATATAATCCTATTTGAAAGCAATATTTAGCAACATAATACTTATGGGTTAAGATTCGCTTTATTAATTTCAACCAAACTAAGTTCATAATGCTGATAATTTATTTATATAAATATCTAAATATTTCTTTCCAAGTTTCTGCATTATACTATAGAAACTTCTTCTAAAACTATTATCTTTCATACACAATATCTTTATATTAGAAATTAAATCTTCTGGTATATGTGCTTCAGAATATTCTTTAGACACTATTTCAGAAGATTTAATTAATTCTACTAATAGAGATACTTGACTAGCTTTTTGATAATTCATAAGTGAGAATCCCTAATTGCTGTATAATATCCTAGAATAAAAAAGTCTTTACACTTTTCTAACTCTTTATTAAACATTAATAGATAAGGAGATTTTGCAATTAATGTTTTCCAAGCTTCATTTACTTTTATTTCAAGAGTATCTGAATTCATAATCCTTCTTTTTCTAAGGAATTCCAATAGTCTGCTTCTAGATCATTCCAATAATCATCTAGATCACTTATAATATCTGTTAGATCTTCCATCAGGTATACAATATAAAATTAGCAATATAATACAGAGTATAATTATGAGTCCTATTCCTATTAAGAATGGGCTAAAAACAACTAACCATGAAATATCTGAATGTAGAATAACTTTAGCAACTAATAAAATAATAAAAGTTACTGGAATAACCCATCCTCCACATCCTAAATTTACATTTACTTTTTCATTTGACAACATTTAATAAAGACTTTATATAATCAATAGATTCCTTCACAGAAAGATAGTCACCACTCTTTAACATTACATAAGAGCTTTCTCCAGCTTCTTCTACTACGGAAATATCATCTACGGCTATTAAATATCTTCTATTAATACTATCGCTGTCTAATGTTAAATCAATAAACACATTTAATCATATTAATAATTTTCTACTAATAATCATCTGCGTTATGATAAGTAAGATAATATAATACTATAAAGATTTAATCCTAGTACAGATTGTTTCTACAGCATTATTAAACTCTTGCTTATTACTATCTAAAATAGTTTCTCTTAAAAACCCTAAATATGAAGTACTACGACTAGTAATAGAAGGTAATCTAAGATTTACTACAATACATTTATTACCATCTATTCTAATTCGTAATGCCCCACACTTTTTATACTTAACCATTTAAATTAATAAATATTAGTAATGCTAATACAAAAATAGGGACTAATAAGATAAACTTACTAGTCCCTTTTTTGCCATCAAAGGCTTCTACGGCTTCTTTTAATGTCATTTGTTCATCATATAATTAAAAAATTTATTTTTTGGAAGAGTTCTTAATAATTTTAAAGTATCACTTGCGTAGAAATATCCATCAGTATAATAGTGACTTCCTTCAGGAATTATAAATAAACCTATAGTATCAATAGATTCATCAATATCAAAACTATTATGTGTATCTCCACGACATTCATATCTTCCAGCATAAGGACTTATTATCTTTATATTATATCCAAAAGAATGTAGTCCTATATCTACAGATACACTATTCTTATTTCTGTCTAAGTATGATGTATAAGTTTCTCCTATATTATATCTATAATTAAATATTGGTGAATAATAACCGAGCCTACCATAATTTATTAGAGCTTTCCATACACATATGTTAGAAGTAGCTACACATTCTTCTTTATATCGCAAATATAAACACATTATTTAAGAATTTTAACTTTTACATGTTTGATACTGATTCGTTTAGAATTTTTGGGGTGTATTAATATATCAATACGATGTTTATGTCTTTTATTCATGACATCCCTAACTTCATATATCCCAAATCCTTCTATAAACACTTTTTTAGGTTTATTCTTTGGAAATAAATAAAGTAAATCACGAGATATAGCACACCACTTAATTTTATTATGTTTTAAATGGTGTAAATTTATTTTAGAACCATCAGCTGTAACTAATGGTTTATTATCACACTGACTCTTTACTGGTTGATAACAAGTAAGAGTTACATGAGTTATTGTTTGAGCAATACTTTTAGTGCATAAGAAACATAATAATATTAATATAAATTTAAATCTTCTCATTATAAATAATCTTTTTAGTTAGGGCATATATTACCACTCATAGTACTAACATTTCCACCAATATTACCACAAGTAACATCGCCACTCATTGTTAATACTCCACCTTTAACGTCTTTACAGGATACATCACCACTAGTTGTATTAACAGTTGAAACATCCCCTGTAATTGAGACATCCCCACTATCAGTACGTACACTAGCTACATTACCTTCTATTTTTACTTCTATAGATGGACTTTCAAGACCTTCTCTTAAATTTCCATTTACATAAATTTTACCATTATTAATACTAATGGTTTGTGCTCCTTCTATTTTAACATTGTTAATCCAAGTAGCACCATTAATACCATTTAATGTTGTTTTAATTGTGTTAATTATTCCCATAATATATAAAATTTTTAAAAATGTATACAAACAAAAAAAGTCGAGCTTATTGCCCGACTCAACATCAGTAAGTACCCCTTTGGTACTTACAAATTAAATAATAAGATTAAATAATTGGAGGCATGTATAATCTACAATACTGATTAGCATACCAAGTCCAACCCTTCTTAAATGCTTTTAAAGTTCTTTTTAAAATTTTCATCATAATAAATCAAATTTAAAGTTTAACTTATAAAATATCTAGGAGGAGAGTTTAAAAATTTAAGAATCCCAGGTAAATCACCCCTGTTAGAGACATGGTCTCTATTTTTATTATTTAGGATTCTATAGGAATGCAAAAAATCATCGAACCATTCCAGTTCGTAGGTTCTACGACACCTAATAGGCGAGTATGCATCGTTGAGAGGCACCCTATAAGTTACGTTGCTCCTGTAACTAGTATTCTAGAGCTTTATCATAGTGCAAGATGTGGGAATCAAACCCACGCAAGCCTTCTGGTTGGAAGCCAGATATGCGCCTTCAGCTACACTAATCTTGCATTTATTTATAAGATATCTTTCCAACGCATGAAGAATAAGAAATTTTTTTATTATTATCTTCTAATATATAATAATAATCCTCAAATGTTTCTTGAATACCTTTAAAGACATATTCTTTATTCATATGCCCATCCATATAACAGGTTTTTCCTACATTAAGTAGTTCTTCTTTTACCCATTTTGGAGTATCTTCAGGAACATTGTCTACAGAATAATAATTCCCTATTACTTCATACATTAATTTATTTATTAATTGTTGGAAAGTCTTCATTAAAATAGGAACATCTTCAGTTTTATACTTTAATGTTTCTAAATTGTCTGTATCAATAGTTATTTTCATAAATATTTAATTTAATAGTGGACCACGATGGGACTCGAACCCACGACATCTACCTTGCAAAAGTAGCGTTCTAGCCAACTGAACTACGAGCCCAAATTGGAGATTACTCTCCAGTTAATTGTTTTATTTTAAGTTTAGCTTGTGTTAATTCATATACTAAATCAGATATAGTTTTTTTATTATCTCTAAGCTGTTTTTTGAGACCTTTAATAGCTAATTTCATGCTATTAAAGTCTTTCAAATTATTTGCCATAGATTCTAATTCTCTAAAAGACTTAGTATCATCAAATAAAGATATATTAACTTTAGCTCTTAACTCTCTAATTTTAAGATTCTGTTTCTCAATCTCATTTTCTAAAGACTGAATCTTATTATTTAAAGATTCTATACCAAGTCCATTTTCTAATTCATCTATATAGGATTCTAATTCTCCGATTTTTTGTTCTAATCCAGCATAATGCTTTTTTCTTTCAGCATCATACTCTTTAAACCTATTTATTTTGCTTTTTAAAACAGCTATAATAAAATCCTTTTTATCATAAAAGTTTGCGTCAGATTGATAATTAAAAGTTTTTTTCATATTATTTATTTTTTAATTAGTTGTAGGTATTGGACTCAGACCAATAACCGTTTAGTTCGAGATGTGGGAGTTGAACCCACTGTTTTCTGCTTATGAGACAGACGTGTAAGCCGTTTCACTCACCTCAAATATAAATAAAGAGCTTCTAATTGGACTCAAACCAATAACCTGCACTTTACAAGAGTGCTGCACTATCAATTGTGCTATAGAAGCTTAAATAAAGGCGAATATGGCATTAGACGGGCGAACTATCGTGACCATATTCTAATAATACATTGAGCTATCAGGCATACTCGTGGATCGCCACCGCTACCTCTAACAACCGCCTAGTTAAATGCTAGGTCCTCTCCATTATTTGCGGAATATAAGGGACTCGAACTCTTAGTTTTACTAGAGTGACAGTCTAGTTCCCTTACCAACAGGGCTTAATACTCCATGTGTCTTTGCGCCTAGACTAGGATTCGAACCTAGGAACCTTTCGGGGCAAGTTAACAGCTTGCTGCCGTTGACCACTTGGCTATCTAGACGAAAGTCCTGATTAATCAGGACATACAGTTGAATCAATAACAGTAGTATCAACATTAATAGAATCATTTGAAGTTGAATTTACTGAATTATTTGAACCAGTAGAACAACTCAAGAGTGTAAATAACACACTAAATACAAGTAATTTCTTCATTTTTTATTCTTTTTTATCGTATTGACTATTATAAATCTAAATTTTATTATTCAAAATATAATTTTAATAAAATTTAAAAATGAACCGAGAACTTCCCAATTCTCGGTTCTGTGTACTAAGGTAAGTACGACCCTTCCAATTTCATGTTGAAATCTTCAAAAAAGTCAGTATATTTATAGATATATACATCTGGGAATCAGGTTAATCGTGAAATTCGTAACTATAACAGTCCTAACCCGTTTGTGATATAAATATAATTTAACTATAAAAATTATAAAAGTTAATTTTTGTTTACTTTATTATTTTTAATTAAATTATTTATTTCTGTCTCTGTGAGTTCTATCTTGTAATCCCCATAACTTAAAGAATAATTAAAATCAAATAAATAGACAAATTTATTATCTATATATTGAGCACATTGTGGAATTACACTAATATTAATAACTGTAAATTTAATATTGTCTAAGACAATACTTTCATACAATTTAAATTTGCTAGTCATAATAAACCAAAAGAGGGAACTCTAAATAGAGTCCCCTCAAAAGATTGAGTTTCCTTTTAATTATCACGACTATAATTCACGTTTCACAACGTTCAATAAGTATTCCTTATTACTGAGGTTATTATAGTTGTGAATTTTTTTTCTAAAAATAAAATCTTAAAAATTTTAATTCTGAATCATAGCACGAAGCTCTTCAATAGATTTATTCTCAAGAGCTTCGTCCTCTTTCTTTGCGATAAGCTCAGCAATACGTTTGTTACGAGCATCAATCTGTGCTCTATTAATATTGTCTTTACGAGCCTTTAATTTAATATTAATTACATCTTTTACGATGCTGAAACGAAGTTCATCATCATTTTCTTCAGCTGGAAGCTCTTCAATGAAAGACTTCTTAGGAGCCTCACTAATTTTCTTATCCAGCATAATAGCTAAAGTGTTAAGATTCTGCAGAGATAAGTCGAACAAATCTTCTGTAGTAATCATACCCTTGTTTGTCTTAAAACGTAATTTCTTTTGTAATGCTTCTTTGTACATTGTTGTTAATTATTAAATGTTTACTTTATAAATTTTACCTGAATCTACTCTAACCATAAGTGAATTACGAGAAGTAGCTATAAATCCTAAACCACTCATCTGATTATCATCATAAGGAGTCAAAGCTTTAGATGCTAATACTTCAAATACTCTCTTATGATTTTTAGTGAGTTCGTCTTTAAGATACTCATTAAAATATCCACGAACAGCATCTGGATTCTTACAATCCTTCAGCATAAAGAAATAGTGCTTAGCACCTACCTTATTATTTCCCCAGTAATTTGGAGATAAACATATAGCAGATACTTCAACAAAGTTCTGAGTCTTTACTCCCCAAATTTCTTTAGATGCTGTAGTACCACTTAAATGTTCTTTAGTAAAGATAACTTCACGTCCATTAGAAGTAAAGTCTAATACTGGAACATTGCTCTTATGAGGGACGTCTTTATCATACACATAAGTATGAACAACTCCATTGAGTTCTACTTCTACTTCAAATCCTAAATCAATATTTTCAACTTTAGCAAAGTTGTTAACAAATACTTTATAAGTACCTGTTTTAGGAATTCCTGAGAAAATGATATTTTCTACAGCATTGCGAGAGAATTTCTTAGGATTATTACGTTCTTCAAAAGCACTACCTCCACAGGCATTCATATCTACATCAAGAAGGTCTGCTTTATTACCATAATAAATGTGTTCATAAGGACAATCCATATGTAAATCTAAATCATCGTAATTATACCAATGAAGAGAGATTCTCATATAGCCATCTACCTTACCTCCTACTTCTTTAACACGTTGTTTAATAGCATCAGAGATATTACCATTATATGCCCAAGCAAACCCATTATTCCATTTAAACATAGAAGGAGCTTCTTTATTAACTGGGGCAGTAAGAGTTACTAAACTATTATTTAACTTATTGTCAAAGAATAATTCAAGCTTACTAGCCTTAGAAACAATATTATTAAGGAACTCTTCCATAGTTGTTGGAATCGCAGTCTTCTCAAAGTCTGTAGCAGTTTTGCTAGTATTAGAAGTTTCATTCATAAGAGAATCAAATCCTCCTAACATTCTCTTACGAGTTTCTCTATTTACAAAGATAACATCTTCAATAGATATATCTTCTACTTTAGCATGACGACGCTCTAAAGAATCTTCATAGCCAAGTTCTACTACAGTTTTATAAGCATTTTCTACCTGAGTTTTAGTGACAATACCCTTGGGTCTCTTATAATTATAAGGAGCAACCATAGCTTCAAACTTCTTAACTGAACTTTCAACATTGTTAGTATCAGTTATGTCTTTAAGAAGCTGACCTATAGCACTATTAAGTATATGTGTTACAGCATCAGGAAGTACACAAGAAGATATCCAAGCATAATTATCTAACTCAAAACCTTCCAAGTGCTTATTCTCTATTGTATCAAGAGCAGTCTTTAAAGCACTCACTTGACGTAGATAAGTGTCACCTCTATAGAGGTTATCATCTGCAATTAAGTCTAATATTGTTTGTACAGAATTATAGTTAATTTCAGATAAAGTTCTTATCCATACATCATGTGAAGATTTAGCACCTGCACGGAATGTTGGAGTCTGAGACTTATCCATAATTAAATTACTTGTAGGAATAGCATAAAAATGGTTCCAAGTAATTATTTCTTTAGAAGGTAGTATCTGCTGATTACACTTACAACCCATTGTAGTCTCTTCCGTAACAAATGCATTTCTAATTTTAGTATTTTTAAGCACTTGTAACATATTGTCTACAACTTTAGCAAACATTCCTTCAGCGTGAACATCCTCCCAGTAAGAATGTATTTTATAATTCTCATCTACAGAGACTAATGCTCCATAGCGAGTAATGAAATGTTTACAATTTACACAGTTAAATTCTTGACGTACGGCTCCTTCAGGGAAAGATTCCATATAAGCCATCCATAAAAATTCTTTTTGAGTGTCAAGAATAAAGAGATGCTTGTTCTCTTTAATCATCTTATTACATGCTTCTGTAACAAGATTTCTAAAATCTAAATATTCCATAAAATTTTAAAAGTTAAAAAAAGAGGAAGAGAATAATCTCTCCCTCTGTGATACTTAATGTTTATACATTTACATTGGTGTTTTCTACATCGCCATTAACGTTAACATTCTTGTTAACCTTAGCATCAATGGTGTTAGCCTTCATAATGTCTGCCATATCTACACCTGTGGCATCTTTTACAATGTCACGAGTCTGCTTAATAATAGCAGGCACATTACCAGAAATACCAGAAGCCTCAGAACCATTAGTTCCATAAACTGTCATATTGCCAATCTTACTCATAGGTTCAGCAATATACTTAGCCATATCAGGAAGAACTTTCTCATTAAGTTTAGAAAGCATGTCAATTACAGCAATAGAGCCATACTTACTGTATGCTTCAGCCTTCTTCTGCATAGCCTCAGCTTCTGCAAGACCCTTAGCCTTCACACCTTCAGCTTCTGCCAAAAGTTTAGCTTTAGTACCTTCAGCTTCTGCCAAAAGTTTAGCTTTAGTACCTTCAGCTTCCGCAGTTAAGGTCTGCTGAGTAGCATATGCTTCAGCTTCGCCCTTAGCACGAATACCTGCTGCCTCCTGCTCCTGAGAATAACGATTAGCTTCAGCCTTAGCTTTTACAGCCTTAGCAGTTTGCTCTGCTTTATAAGCTTCAGCCTCAGCCTCACGCTTCTGCTTCTCCAAAGCAGCCTGAGCATCAATTTCTGTCTGATACTTGTCAGCATCAGCTTTAGCATTTACATCTGCAAGATACTCATTCTGCTTAATCTTAATCTTCTCTTCAGATAAGGTCTGTTCTTTACGAGTCTTCTCAATATCAGCATCTACAGTCTTGATATTAATAGTCTTCTGCTGCTCCTGCTGCTGAATTTCATATGCAGCATCAGATTCAGCCTTCTTAATATCAGACAATCTCTTCAGTTCAGCTCTCTTAATAGCTAATTCATTATTACGTTCAGCAATAATGGTATCAGCCTTTACTCGTGCTTCATTAGCTTCATTGTCAGCCTCAGCTTGAGCCTTAGCTACGTCTCTATCAGCATTAGCACGAGTAATCTTAGCATTTTTCTGAATAGCTGCTGTATTATCAGCTCCCAAATCACGGATCAAGCCTTTCTCATCAGTAATATTCTGAATATTGCAAGACAAAATCTCAAGACCTAACTTAGCCATATCAGGAGCTGCCTTCTTCTGAATTTCATCAGAGAATGCATCTCTATCAGTGTTAATCTTAATTAAGTCCAGAGAACCTACTACTTCACGCATATTACCCTCCAAAGAATCTTTCACCTGAGCAGCAATCTGCACAGAATTCATATTCAAGAAGTTCTTAGCTGCAAGTCTAGTGCCTTCTGTATCAGGTTTTACCCTAACTTTACATACGGCATCTACCATTACATCCAAGAAATCATGAGTAGGAACTGGTTGTGAAGTCTTAACATCAACTGTTACTTGACCAAGATATACTTTATCTAATCGTTCAAGTACAGGAATTTTTACTCCACCACCACCGATAAGTACTCGTGGCTCCTTACGAAAACCTGAAAGAATGTACGCCATCGAAGGAGGAGCTTTAACATACATTGTAGCAATAATAACAAGCAGTACAATAATAACGACTGCGATAACACCAATAAGAACTAAATGTTCCATAAATTTGTAAATGTTTAAATAATAAAAATTAACTATCTAAGAATTAACTGATGTTAATTCCAAGGGGGCATTTATTTTTTATAATTTGTAATTTACAAGACCTGTAGCTTTACTTGTAGAATAGCAACTATTAATTATATATATTCTAATATTCCCATAATCAGTCATAGTTACTACATATTTTTCTTTAATACTTACCATCAATATACGATCATCCTCAAAATAATCTCCAGGTTCCAGATATTTTAACTCTTTATCCTCAATAGTGGAACCATAATCCTCATTGAACTTAGTAGACCATTCATCATAGAATTTGCTTTCTTCACTAGTATGTTTCTCCCAATCTTTCTTTTTAATTTCTTTAAACTTATAAAAAGCTTTTAATATATTATTTATATTTTCAGGAGTAAATTCCAAGTCACAATGTCTGATTTGTACTTCTCTATACAAATAAGTAAATCTAGAGAATTCAATATTAAAGGTTTCTTTAATATTAGGAAGAACTTCTACTCCATGAATATTAATTTCAGTTGCTATAGCTTTAATTAAGTCTATAGTAATAATATTCATAGAATGAGTTAACTCTATAACCTTTTCTATGGCAGTTTTATCTTCCAAGATATCATTAAGAATCTCTCTAGTAACTTCCTCAGAAAGATTACTGAAAGACTTTTTATATCTTATTCTAGAAGGTCTACCAAGAAGATTTGGGTCTACATCTAACTCATTAGTAGTAAGTAAAAATACCTTACGATAAATAGAGTTATAAGTACCATCCATGAAAGAAAGAACATCAGAAGAATTTTTAAATTCTTTCTCATATTCATCAAAGAAGAAGATACAGTCAAAATCAATAGATGTAGATAAATATTTTATTAATTTACTATTAGTATCACTGCCCATTGATTGTACTAAGACTACAGGAAGCTGTAAACGATTACAAAGTTCCTTTGCGGTAACTGTTTTCAGTATTGTTATCATATAGCTTTTTATCTATATTTCTATAACTTCTTATTTGTTATAGCTCAGCGTACCTTTTTCTCCATTCAAATGATTGGGAGAGCGGGCGCTCTTGGAAGTATTATATTCTCTTATAAGAGTTTCAACTTCTACGCGTTACAGTGATGAAGATTCGTTACTATCTTCATTTACCACGGGATTAGCATCACAGCCTTCCCCGTTTTCACCCGCTAATAATTCTAAACATTCCTGTTTAGAACGGCAAGTTTTAAAAATTTTAATCCAAATAAATATAAAATTTTTAAAAATTTAAGCTTACTGAATTTGCTTAAATTTTACCAGTTCCTTTGATTCCATCTAGCAGAACACCTAAATTTCCTGTAGTGTTCTCATATGTCCTTAAGACATAATCAATAAATTTTTGGTTTAGACCATACAGTTTGTAATCAAACGTAAAAGACTCAGCGATTTTACTTAAGTAAAATCCAGTCATTGAGACTTTTACTTCATAAATACCTTTCGGTAATCCTTCAGGATGAGATACTGTTGTCGCACTACCCTGACTAAAAACGTTGCCATCTTGCAACCAAATTTGTTTACCCATTTTGATAAATGTTTAATAATTACTTTAATAAATTTATAAGAATGTCTATGTTGTATAACATATCATCAATTATTTTAATAGAGTTATTAATATATTCTTCCATAATTAACAGTTAAAATTAAACAAAAATCCCTGAACTATAATAGCCCAGGGATTAAAAACAAATAATAATAAAAACAGTTCTATGAACTAGTGGAGCTAGACGGTACTGCCCCGTCGTCTTGCCTATTTGCATCAAAACGTTCTTACAGCATAGGTTTTAAAGACTATCCTTGTCTGTTAGGGTTGACAAGATTAACATTGTCAACTTCCACCACTCTGTTCCTAAAGTATACAGAGAACTTATAAGAAATGAAAGAATAGTGCACCTTTCTGTTCCTAAGCAAGTGCTGCTCGGCTTCTCAGGCTGCAATAGCGTAAGAAGCGGAAGTGTTATTTACTTCGCCAATTAATTTTTTACTTGTCTATCCAAGTTGTCTTGCTGTGTTTCTTATCTCCTAGACAATCAAATACTAGTTTAGCCCCATACTTAAAAGAGTCCTAAATTAGAACTCTTTAATATCTTCTGATTCTTCGGCTATATGGAAAACCCATATCGTACCAATCATCTGGATCTATTCTATCTTCATTACCCATAATTTAAAACTTAATTAATGTTAAAAACTAAATTGAATATCTCTATTGACATCTAATAATCCTCCTTGCCAATTAGATTGAATATCCATACTGAACCATGTACCATATTTAGTTCTTGTAAACCAAATAAGATGATTGTCGTACTTAGGAATGTAACAGCCTATAAAATAATCAGTATCTCCATTCCATATCCAACTACAGTTAAGAGCACTATTTACTAAATGTATCTTTAGATGTATATCAGCCTTATTAAAAGGAATTACTTTCTTTACATAAGCTTTATATAATCTACTTGGTGAACATTTACCATCGTCAAAGAAATTATAAATCTGTCTCTTTTTTGGTATCATTAATCATACATTGTCTTAATATAGCTTCATTAACTATATTATCATTTGCTATTGCAAGTTTATCTAATAATTCCAGATTAAATTCTTCTTTTCGAAACTTGAATTGAATCCAATTAGGTTCAAATTCTCTGTAATCTAGATGAGACAGAGGTTCATCTGTATTTAGTACATATTTAACTAATCTAGTTAAACGTTCTCCAGCTAGTTTAGATACTACAAAGCCAGATAAATCATAACCTACACCTCTACTTCTCCAATATTCACCAACTTCAGGTTTAGAATCCGGAGCAACATAGAACATTTTATAATAATCTGAAGACTCTAAAGTTACATAAGTACCTAACTGACTACTACAACATATACCTAAACCAATATTAGAATACAAATTATTATCACGCTCTAATGTAAGAAATACTGGAACTTTATAAGGGTCTAAATTATTAATCTCACAATGATGCAATGCAGTATGTGCATACTCAAGTAATTTAGACACTGATATAGTACTTAGTTTAGTATCTTCTTCACTTTTGTTCTCTTTAATGGCAGCATCAGAACATCTAGTGTGCCAATTTTTCCATTTATCTCCTTCTAAATACATAGCAATTAACTTATATAATACAATAAAAAAGTCATAGAAACAATTAATATTCCTATCATAATAAAGAATAGAATTACAAATTGAATATCTGCATTCATATTATAGATACTTAATCACCTCCAGGCAGGCTATCTAAATACTGAGGAATAGTTACTTCTGTATTATTCTTCTCTTTTTCAAGTTGCTGAATAGCATTTGACTGTCTATCTACAATTATTTGCAATTCCAGAATTTTTGCTTTCTGATAATAGTAGCTAGGAACTGACCAAGCTAAAACAATTATAAAACAAATTGTTGGTAATATCCAAAGTTTATTCATATTTTTTTATTTTTTTTTATTTTTAACCCCAAATTACATAAACTCCATGTTCACCCTTATAACGAAGACTAATCTCAAATCCTAACTCTTTAAGGTAATTATAATATTTGTCAACATTAGTTGGCGGAAGTATAGAACCAATCCAAGCTGCATAATTACCTTTACTAGCTTCTTTAATTATAGCAAAGTTTATTTGATCTAATATATGCGGGTCTAATACAGCAGACCTAGATATAGTCTTTGCTTCTGTTGCTTTAATCATAACTTTTTAATTTTTAAACTAGCATCTTTAAACCATATATTAAGTCTATCTATGGCACTTTCCCATTCAGATTGAGAGCAGATTTTATAATATTTTAAAAAGTTAGTATTATCTGCATTAAATTGGTATATACCTATACATTTACCACCAGGAGTGATTTTAGTTACAGTATATCCAGTACCATCATTGATAACTACTTTTAAATAAGATGTTGTATCTTTATAGTAAGGATGTTCTCTAAGAGCGTGATTACTAACTTGTATCTTTTTAGCTCTTATGTTATTTATTATTTCTCCTATAATATTCTCTAAATTATCTCTTTGACTTAGAAACTTTATTTTAAGTTTTTCCAAGTCCTCAATAGACATTTCCGAATAGTTATTTATATTTTCTGTTTCCATAACTATAATTTTTTTAATATTTTTACATTCTTAATTAATGGCTCACCATCAGTACCAGTTTCATCTAACAAATCACCGGTTACTAGATATTTATTGCCAGTAAAGTATTTTACATTATATATAAAATCATTAAATGCCATCTCATTTGTTGGAAATGGAAGAACAGGAGAGTATGTTCCATTTATATTTTTATGAGCTTCATAAACAGACACACCCTTTTCTTTACCTATTACTTCATTATTATTGTTCCATATAGATGAACATGCATCTTCTGGAATTTCACCAAATCTATAGAATATCATTTATTCTTCTTTAAGTTCTGTATTATTCCCAAGAATATCGTTGATTTTCCTTTCAATAAACTCATCAGAAGTATTTTCTTTTATTAGAGCATCAATGTCAGGCAACTCTACATCAACTTTATCTTCTTGTACTTTTGAAGTGAACATACCAATTACTAATTTCACCCAAGGACTATTAGCCATATTTGTTAATGAATCCTTTTGGATTTCATAAGCTTTCTTTAATTCTCCATTATCACGGAAATATCTGAGAACATCGGTCAATGCAGCGACAAAGTTTTTATCAGACATTGAATTGTTTTTAGCCTCTTCCAATTTAATCATTAGAAAAAGCAATGATGAATGTAAATCTGTTTATTCATGAATTATTTATATAAAATTGTTACTTTTTTACTCTTTATTGGAAAATTCTCTGCTTTTAAGATAGCTTCCTCAGCTTCATTAACCGAATAAAACGAGCACACTGGGAAAAGATTATTTGCACCATATTCCCAATAATGAATAAGTCCAAAGAGTAATGAATGTCTTTTATCTACCCGATAAGCAAGAATAGGTTCATCCCAAGAATCGTAATGTATGCCTTTAACAGCCTTGCTTTTACGATACATATCTACTATTCTATATGTTGCCATAGCTATTCCTCTTCTTTTATACCAAATGGAGTTCCATCTGCAAATGTATATTCTTTAATAGCATCTGAATAATTAATAGTATCATCAACATCTGTTATAAGACTATACTCGATTTCTCCTATTAGTTTAGTCCATCCAAATGGTTGATGCTTTTGCATTTCTGCCCAACACTCTTCTGCATTCTTGAATGGACGATACTTTGGTTCTGGCTTGATGCGATATTCTGTATTATTCCAAAACTCAATCTCTTTCATTTCCGTCCAATCATTCATATCTTGCCAACTTTTGCTTAATGCACTCGGCTTTGTCCTACACTCAATTGCCTCTCCTTCTGCAAAAGCTTGCAGAATAGGATAAAATTTTTTAGCTTGATTTCTGTTCATATTAATTATAATTTGATTGGAAAACCATGAACATAAACTTCACGATTGTCATAAGTACCATCTTTTTTCTCCATATGAAATAAAAGGGTCAAACTCAATGTCGCACACATAAACCTTTCCGATGGTGAACGATATGGAACTATTCTGGAAAGCTGACCTACACGTCCATCCTCATCCATAATCTTATCTCCAATTTTAACAGGCAAGGCTTTAATATAGTCTTCTTGAAATTGTTTCATTTCTTGAAGTAGCTCATCGCGTCTTACATTTAATTTGTCCCTTTTATCTATAAAAGATCTAATAATTTCTAGCCATCTTTCTGCATTCCTTTCTACTTCTCTTTCCTCTGAATCATCATTAGATTCACTGACAACCGTAAACTTATGTTTCATACGCTTTACTTTTTACGATGATTAAACTTTTTGATGGCATCTTTCTTAGAAGCAGCCATAACTTTTATCCCCTTGATGGTAAACTCATGCTGTGCCTTTGACTGACACTTCTGATTGTCAGAGGGAATGTTGCCTTTCGGAATAGCTAATGGTGTACTTCCAAAGCATGCAGGGAAATCGCCTATTAGATAGTTCAATTCAGTTTGCATGCCAATCATTGATAATAATCCACTCATATTAATCTCCTTTCTTTGGAAGTAAATCATCAATATAAAGCCATCCCTTAAAATTTCTTTTAAAATCTTTAGGACTCATATCATCACATACCCATCCTTCTGGATTACGGAAATATACACATAATTCCGTACTTTCATTTTTAAACTTAACCAAACATGTAACACAACATTCTCCTTGCTTAATGTTTGGCTTTTCGCTAACATGATGCCACAAGTCCTTCAAGAACTCTTCTCGCATCCACTTAGCACAATCCATAAAAGAGCCTATGCTAACTTTATCTCTATCTTCATCGGACAGAGTTGGATAATTTCTGTATTTATCAGCATTGCGTCGTGCAGCTTCTTCTATTTTCTTATCTATCATATTTTTTAAGTTTTATAGTGACCTCCACGACCAGTATTGTTCTGGGGCTAAGAAGGTATATGGGCATAAAGCCTTAACTTACTTTCGCTCATTCTGTGTCGTGGAGGTTGTACTATTCAGGATTATTTCTTATGCCTAGAAGATGTTCATTACCTTCGTAAGGAATACAATACTTACGACTACATCCGATACACCGAAAAGGATATTGTGATTCTTTTCTATAATGAGAAAAGAGGTCAGCTTCCCATACATCATCTTTCTCATTTCGTCCCAATACTTTATCGAATGGCTTAAACTCGCACTTATGCTTCAAGTTAACAATTATTTTCTTCTCAGCATCCCAAGCTTTTCCTCCTTTTGCAAGGGCATCAAAAAGTTCTTTCTTTTCATCTTCTCTAGCAGGATAAAGTCTTGAAAGAAGAAAATTATCTATAGGTACATTAGTTTCAACAAGGTTCTTATGTCTAATCAAAGAAACTATTGATTCTGTTATATTTTCATCCTTATGAAGTATTAAAGTTGTATGTCTTGTAAATGAACCTTCATTACAACTAAGTATATCTCCATCCTTGAACTTTGGTTGCTTTTCAATCTCCAAAGTTTCAAGATTGAGCTTGCCATCCAAACGCTTCTCTATGGTGTTAATGTAGGTCTGAGCAATATCCTTATCTTCAAGGGAATATCTTTCAGTTGTGCATAAGAATTCTTCGTAATATACGATTTTATTCTTATCTTCACTGTTAAGGTAATGCTTACAATAAAAACTTGTATAAGTATCATCGTACCATTCGTCAAAGATAACCTCTGTGCCACCATCATTACTTATCAGTACATCACCTTTTTCCCATTGGAACTTAGACCAATCACGCATTTCCTTAGATGGGAAGATAATACATTCTCCACCATCATACATATTACCAAATTTAATTAAGGTACATTCTCCAGATTGTGTTAAACCAAATTTTGAAGTACAGAAGTTTATTTTAAAAATTTCATCTGTTACTGCTTCAAAACTACATTTACCATGAATCATAGAATACAATTTAGTACCCCTTGGTTTATTCTTCAAGATTTCTGCTATATTAAGTTTCTGTTCCATAATCTACTTAATTTTAATAAAACATATTGTATATTATATCTTCATATTTAAGTTTATCTATTACTTTATTCAAGTAATCGATAGCCACTTTACAATCAGGTCTAAATTTTTTTATCTCAGAATACTACAATCGTTCTCTCTAAATGCACAATTCTCACATATATCAGATTTTACTACCTGATACATTTTACCATTATAAGTAAATATTTCACCTAATTTTCTTTCCATAATTCTTTAATATTAAAATTTTCATTCTTATTAATGTATTTAAATTCACCTGTATAAATAAGCCTATTAGATACTACTTCATTATGAGAATTAACCATATATAAACTATCTCTTGGAATAATAAATTTTCCTATATAAACATGATTACATAAAACATTTACAACAATAAAAGGAATGCGACTCCCATTAGAGAAAAAACGTATACAGCCAATTAATGATGCATAACAACCTTCTAAAGATAATACACTATGTAAACCTATGTTAATAGAGTTTTTATTAAATGTTACAGTTTGATTAGCAAGTGCTTTTCTTCTATAACAATAATCAGTCATAAAGTACGGTGTAAACATTTGTACATCTGCATATACTCCTACTTTATAAACTGTAATATCTCTTTTTGCTATTAATAATTTACTTTCTTTTGTCTTAATAAAACACATAAACTTAATCTTTAAAATACTTAAACATAAAAAGGAGTATACTAACTAATTAGCTAATATACTCCTATGAAACCTGGCATTTCAGTCCATCAAAGACTTTGGAGAAGTAATACGAATCGAACGTACTTCAGCTACTTAGATAATAATCATGTTTCGCCTTATCACCTGTCCTACATACTCCGGATTATGTAGGTAACTTCTCTTTTCCCTAATTAGGTACAACGATTGAAACTTCGCAGTGGGGGATTTACGAATCTAACGTACTTTAAAACTTTCGTTTACAAATTCCTGGGGGTTACTAGAATTACCCCAGCTTATTGTTTCCGTTTCTTATCAATCTGCCCTATAATATTCGCGACTATATAGGTATCCCCCAAATTGGTTATTCTTCTAATAATCCTAAATATTTAATATCAGTACTAACTACTTCTCTATATGCATAGTTGATATATACAGTAGCACCTACTGGAATTTCAAATATTCCTATTTCAGCATAACACATTCTACCCTTAGCCATTTCTTCAGTTAAGTATGAATGATAACCTTCATGTATATAAAAACGATCATAATTCCAAAGTTCTCCCACACATCCCATAACAGATCTATACCTTTCAAATTTAGGTCTTATCTTTACTGTAGGCATAATCTGAGATTTATAGTACCTAAAATTTTGATATTGACTTATAAAGATACCTAAAGTTGCTAATTTACCTACTTTATAAACTCTTAAAGGCTTCTTCAATACAATTGGCGTTGCCATATAATTTGACCAACACATAATTTTACAGTTTTAAATATCTACCAGTATACATAATTTTATTAGACACAATTTCCCCACAACTATTAATAGTATAGGCAGCGCCTTTAGGAATTATAAAAGTTGCTATATAACTATCATTTTCAAAAGGTATAAACATTCTTCTATTTCCGAATATCATACGTTTGCATCTGTATACTCCCTTGACTTTGTGAAAAGCAGAATTACATACAAATTGTACTCCAGTATAACTATGATAAGCTTTTTCTATCTTAAGCATCCCATACCTTCTAGCTATCTCATTACATTCAAGAGTTGGTATTTTATATAATATATTTGCAGTATAATTAAAGTTTTTAATGATAGATACACACGATTGCTTATTAGCCAATGTAACTATTTTATAAACTTCAATATCTTTATCTGCAACTTGATATTTTACATTTCTTAAAATTTCTATCCAACACATAATACTATATTTTTACATATTTACCTGTATAAATAATGTTAGAAGAAACTAATTCTCCATTAGAATTCTCATAATATGTAGAACCTTTAGGTATAATGAAAGTAGCTATATAATAATCATTATATAACCCTATACGTTCCATAATATTACCTAATAAAATAAATCTAAAAGAAAATCCTATCCTATTAAAAGGTAGAGATATATCTTTATAAGAATGATAACCTGAGTAAATTATTCCTAAATCAGAGGATGATAATTGAGGTAATTTTACTCCACATGTTATAGGAACTAAAGTAATTACTTTATTTAGTTCTTTTGGATAATACCCATAACTTTGATATAAACTTAGAAATTTTTTAGAATTCTCAAGCACATACCCTAGTTTATACACTACAATATCTCTTTCTGCTAAAAAAGCAGGACCTTTACCTATCCAACACATAATTATTTGTTAAAATTACTTATTCTTAAATACTTACCTGTGTAAATAATTTCAGAAGATACTATATGCCCATACTTATTTTCAAAGTATTCAGCACCTTTTGGAACTATAAACGTAGCTATACAACAAAACTTATATCCTTCTAAAGATTCTCTTAAAGCCGGATCATAACTACCCAGACATAGACATCTGAAATTTGAATAGAGCTACCCATTTATAAGAGTGATATCCTCTGTCTATTCTATAAACACCTATACAAGGACTATAAGCTATTAAAGGAACTATTTTATTGGGACGTATAGGAGCATAGTAATGCCCTCTAATATCACTAATAAAAATATTATTCCATATAATCTTTCCTATTTTATAAACATAGAAATCTCTCTCAGCTATCTTTCTAACAGCTGTATCATCGCCTGTCCAACACATAATTATTTAACTAATTTATAATCACCAATTTCAAATCCTGCTTCTGTAGAATCTAAAGACCAAACTTCAGGAAATACATTAAGACCATCAAATGAATGACACTCCACTTCTATGCTGTTAGTAATTCTATCTATATTAAGAATTCTAAACCACATAGGTTTCTGACATCCTTTCCACGCTTGGGAAAAGATGTCATTTACCTGTAACATTACTTTGTCCATTCTGAATCAATATTAAGAAGTCTAAAGGTGTATTTAATAATATCACTAAGGCCTGTACCATAAACACTATTATAAATATGATAAGCCAATTCAGCATATTTCTCTTCTTCAAATCTAAAAGCAGTTAACTGAGGACTATCGCACTTAACGTAATATCCACTTTTGTCATAACTAATAGTGTATTCTGGACCTCTATTAAGCTTCTTTTGTAATGCATTATACATTAAGTTTTGTTCTACTGGACTTAATGAATCAATAATTTTATTTATATCCTTCATATGTTAATGTGTATTTAATTAAACAATAAAAGAGCCTAACTAGATTAACTAATTAGACTCTTCAGAATAATAATATGATAAAAAGTAGTCTTGAGGCTGGGACTTGAACCCAGATTGGATGTGTATAAGACATCGAGCCTAACCATTAGCCGACCTCAAGGATTAGTGTATAAGACAGAGCGGATACTTGAGCAATTTATAAAAGTGTCTGAGGGTCGCTACTTCCTCTCCTCCCTAATTGCTAGCAGGGCGTGCACTTGCCACTAAGTACTTTAGGCTTTTTAAGAAGCCTTAACTTATTAAAGTTTTCGCATAATTTTGATAAGAGCTCTACTTTCACAAGCAAAGCTCTTTTATTTTTAATAAATTAAAAATTAAAATAATGATAGAAAAAGGAAATGCGGACAGATTTGAACTGTCAACCTTCTACTTTACGATAGACGCTCTAGCTATTGAGCTACGCATTTCTATATATACTAGTATTGCTATATAGCTTTATTTAAAAACTCATACTACTTTCGCAAGCAGTATGAGTTAATGTGTAAGTCATTTTATTGACTTATCAACTCAACTACAAGAAATTCATCAATTTTCACAAATTAATAATTAATATGTCGCTTAGACGGGATTCGAACCCGTAAGACCATTCCTGGTCAAGGGATTTTCCTACTACACTTGCTTTTATACAAGCTAACTTAAATAAAGGGATTCGAACCCTTAAGAGATATTTAATGACGACTTTAGAGGCGCTTCCGTCAATCTGCTGCCGTATACCAATTCCGCCATATTTAAGTTATTGTAGTCTGGACTATTTTATTACCTTATCAATTAACTTCGAAGTAAGGAATTAGGTTTTACCTCTCTCAATGAGCGTCTCCTTTTTTACATAATGCATTACTATTATAACCTTATTACTAAGGATGAAGTCTAAACCATTCCTTTTAATTAACTTAGGTATCTCCTCTATAGTCTCTACACATTTATGCTGTAACACTCCAATTTACATTTAAGATAGATTAGCGTTCTATCACAATTTAGCTCGTCACCACCAAAACCTATGTCACCATAAGTGAGGCTTCTGTCGCAAGTTAATTAGATTTCTGAATACTGCTTCTATAATCATTACTCTGCTTCTTACACAGATGCTAACCTTTTTACAATTAGTAATTAACTTGTTTAATTAGGGAGATTCTACTTCTATTATTTCTAATAGAGCACTCAAATTCACCATTACTGGTGTTCCAAAAGTCCCTCGTGTATCCCAGTTTCACCACTAAGCGATAAAACAACTAATTATCTGCTAGTTGCCAACAATATTTATTTTATAAATCCTATAACTATTATGGTATTACAATTGTTTTAACATATTTGTAGCTATATGTAATGAAATATCCACAGTTGTATGAATATCATCATTTAACTTTAAGACATATGTATTATTTTCATCATTCTTTCTAGTTATTTCAGATATGTATTTATGATTTATTAAAAATCCTTGTGTTGCAAGAATAAAATCAATACATAAAACACGTGAAATATTTTTCAATGAACAACACACAATAATACTATTGCCATGAACATCTATTATAGTACTATATTTACCAGATGTTTTTATACATACAATGTCATTTATGTTTATCTGTCTGTACTCTCGTCCCTTAAACACTAAAAATGTATCAGAGTCAATCTGTATTGTTTTTATTTCCATATCTCTTAACCCATAATAAAACGAGCATCTACAATATTTTCAGGATGATGAATAGTTTTAGTTAATCCTATCATCGCCCATTTCACAACATCAGAATGTTTAACTCCACTTTTAAGTTCATGGTAAAACATTAAATCATAAGCTTCTCCACTTTTAAAAGTTACTTTGATTTTAAATGTAGGCTTTTCATCATTTCTAATAAGTTCGTCCATTTCTTCATCAGTTACCATGTAACTGAACAGGGGATTAGAAAGATGTTCTTTTTTGTACTTCTTTTCAAGTTCAGCTAAGTTTAACTTTGCACACTTGAGTACATGTTTACAACCAAATTTCTTAGCACTTTCTATTTGTGCTATTAAATTAGTTTTACTAATAAAATAATCTTGTCTTGTCATAATTTATCTATAATTAATGTGTTAATAATCTATTTAAATAATAGGCGATTTTCACTGGTTATATTTAAACTATTCCATTGTCCTCAGCTATCTAACGTTCTTTCTCTTTTTAACCCAAATGATTAATTTTAAGGTAATTACGCTATTTAATAGAGTCGCTGAGAGTTGTTTAGTACCTATTTCAGTTGTTGGGCTACCCAGATTCGGACTGGGACTGAGAGTTCCAAAAACTCTAGTGACTGCCATTACACCATAGCCCATTATTAATGCGGAGAAAGAAGGATTCGAACCTTCGAGCCATGTAATATGACTAACACCTTAGCAGGGTGCCACTTTCGACCACTCAGTCATTTCTCCAATAAAGCTTCCTATCTTCACAGACAAGAAGCCTAACAACTCTTTAACGTTATAAAGTCCGCTGACTTTATATTTTAAACATTAATCGTATTTAAATATGAAGGAGTAGCACTAGCGATGCTTGAAATCGCCTTTTAACTTTGAAAAAGTTACGTCCTAACCAGCTAGACGATAGTGCCAAGTAGATTCTCTATCTTCACAGACTGAGAATCTCGTGTATTACAAATGAATACTTTTAATAACTTAAAAATTAATGGTGCTCCCTGACAGTACTGACCTGTCTTCCCAAAATTAAAAGTTTTGTGCTTCACCTTAAAGCTTAGAGAGCTAATTTATAATCTTATTTTGCATAAGAATTTTATTCTTGTATATAGTGGAGATACGTGGAATCGAACCACAATCTCAGGATTTTCACCGTGCTCTAACCTTCTGAGCTATATCTCCATAGCCCACATTTCTATAAAGGAGAATAGTGGTAACACCTACCTATACTAATAAATTTATTAGTCAGGATTTATCCAAACACACTAACAATATATCAAATTAAATTTGTACGGTAGAAAGGATTCGAACCAATGACCTTCTCGAAATGGCCTATTATAAAAAGAGATGCTCTAACCACTGAGCTACTACCGTAAGTACTAGTTTATATCGGAAAACTAGTAAAACGTTAACACATTATTATGGAACTTAAAAGCCGAATGAAAACATGGTATCTGCGGAGGTACTAAGAGTTACGTAAGGAATTTTATTTCTTACTGTAATAAAGACAACAAAGCGTCTTCCTGTATTAACCTCTCCACAATTATGGATTTCTACTCCATCCTTCATTTCAGAAGAGTATATTTTTAATACCATTTTACCAAACTTACTATTACTAAAAGTAATAGTTTTTCTAGCCTCATTATATACTACTGAAGTTTTAATGTAAAATGGGTCACTCCATTCACCATCTTGATAAACAGTGATAGAACCATAATTAAACGCATGAGCTATTGTAGTTAATACAATAAAACTCATTAATAAAATAATCTTTTTCATATTACTCAATCTTTTTAATGTTAGTACGGAGTAAAGGATTCGAACCAATATAACCTCTCTATGAATTGTGGAAATGAGGTGCTCTAGCCATTAAGCTAACTCCGCATGTGTGTGAGGGAAGAGGGACTCGAACCCTCAAGAGAGTTTAGAAGACTGTGACGCTTCCAATTACGTGCTATTCCCCCAAATAAAAATGCAACTAATTATCTGCTAGTTGCCAACAATATATATGAACTTTACAGAATTACTCTATTATTTCAGTTTCAGATATACACCATTTACCATTAATTTTAACGGCTTCTACCTGTTTATTATTTACTGTCTCAAGAGATACTTTATTTTCTAAAGTTCTATTGAGCGAAATAATGTATTTGTCAGCCTCTTCTTTAGAATTGACTACACGAGACTGAATGCTATTGTTAATAACATTATATATCTTTCTTAAAACTTTCATAATTATAATTTTTATAAAGTTAATAGTATATAGAGCATTGTTTCTCAACAACACTCTACTATAGTTTCAAATATCCATTGTAAAAGTAAAAATTTGTTAATTTCAAATTTTATAGTTTAAATCATCATATTTTGCAAATTTTAAACTTTAATACAATACAAAGACAATTTTATAGTATGTCTGCAATATCCACATCATCATCTCCTGGGTCTGGACAATCTCCAGGATCACAAGTTGTATCATCCTCATTATATTTTGAATGATAAGCAATGTGCTCTAACTTATTAATAATATTATTTACTTTAGCTAATCTATTATAAGTAGAATCCAAAGCCTGATTTAAAGCATTTGCAATAACTTTACACATAGTATGCATAGCTTTATCTCTCACAATTCGATTAGCTACTACCTGGTCGTCCTCATCATTTTTACTTAAAGTAATTTTAGAAACGACTGTTACAGTAGAATTATCAACAGTAAGTCCCCAAGAAGCAAGATTTTTAATGAAAATCTTTCTTTCTTTAGAAGTCGCAATTTTAAGGAATACAGAAGTATCAGCACTTGAAACTTTTATATTAGCTCCTTCTAAGTAATCCATTATATACTCTAAATCACAAGACATAGTACAAAACGTACTGTTACCAACTCTTTCAATGCTGTACTTTACTTTCTTAATTGTCTGCATTTTCTTTCGTTTTAGATTGTTTGAACAATTTAATGATGCCTTTTAAAGCATATTCTGGAACATTTCCACAAAGGCATTCACCATTTACATACAGTTTAATATTACCATAAGTAAATTTAGTAATCTCAAGATTTCCTTCAGCGCCATTAGATTCATTCTCTAACCATACTGGAAAATCTTTCCACTCATCTACAGTTAATGACTCATCAATAACTGAATGTTCTTCAATAGTTGGTTTCAGAGCTTTAAAATGCTTTAAGACTAAAGTCTTATGCATTGAATCAGCAAACTCTAGTTTCTTTGGTTTCTTGCTAAGAAAGAAGTAATCTTCACCAATCTTAGCCACAACATTTTTCTGTTTAACATTAAATAATAATTCCATAATTTTTAAAATTAATAGTTATATCTATCTAGTTCAAGATTAACTTCAGAAATTAATCTAGATTTATATGTAGCTAATGCTGTTTTATAAGTTTCAGAGTCAGCTTCATAATGACCTTCGATATATTCTAAAGTTCCCTCTTTGAACATTACAGTTTTAGATGATAAGTTATCTGATAGAAATACTATTTCATCAGAGGTTAAAGATTTACTTCCAGTAAATCCTTTATTATACATATTAATATGTATATACAAACAATCGTAGAGACTTAAAGCATTGTTTATATTGCTTCTTATATCTCTTAGCTGATTAAGTTTTACTTGTTTTATTACTTTATTATGATTGGCAATAATCCAAATCACACATAGAATAAAAGCAAGTATAACAATTACTAGCAAACCTTTATTCATATATTCTTGGTTCTGTATTAATGTTTTTAGAACTCATATATTGGTAAAGCCATTTAACATTATTTACAACAAAAGTGTTACCTTTTATATCTGTAAATAATATTTTCTTGTACTTATCCATAATTAGTCCCGATAATACTAACAAAGGATTTCTAATATATGCTGCAAATGTTCCCCCCTTTATACTTTCTCCAGAAATAATTCTTAATGTATTATTAAGATATTGATACTTCTTATTGAAAGCATTAGCATAGTTAGCATGTGTAGTCTTAGAAATATTGTACTCTGCATCAATCTGTGCTGAGAGCATTATTACTAATTCTCCCAGAGTATTGTGATTCATTGTCACCATTGATAAATTCCTCCCAAAGATAATTGTGCTTGTAATGTTTCTAAGTCACTTTTGATTGGAAGTTCTTTACCATGAATAGCTTTGTACTCCTTACTTACTTGTGCAATAGTTTTCTTTTTAGAAAAGACTAATGCTGTAATCTTAATAATGTCTTTTGTCTCCATTTTTTTTTAAATATTTAATTATTAATAATGTGCCATCACCTTTCTCATTAAGAGTCTGCTACTTTGGATATGCAGGATGTAGGTTTACACTAGAGCCCTATCTATCACAGACCGAACTCTAATATTTGTCTTTGTAATCTATTGTGTTTATGAACATAATAGATTACTAAAGTAACTAGCCCTATCTATCACAGACCGAACTAGCGAAAATAATCTAAACTGTATATTGTTGATAACTATTTTATTTTAAAAATACATAAGTCTTGTCTTATGATTAACCAATTTTCTTTCCAAGATGTCAACTATTCATTATACTCTATAGTACTAGAGTGCAGATTAATAAACTTCACTTCTTAAAGATTCGTAACCTCCATACATTGGAAATTCTGAATTAAGAGTAATCTTAATAAAGACTCTGTCGTCGATAGTTACAAGTCCTACAGTTTTAATATTGCGATTACAATTATCAAAACTAGTACAAATAACTGTATTAGAGGTAAAATCTGCTACGCCTTTAAAACCCATATCAACAAGAACCTTACACATTGGTGTCAAGTAATAAATTTTACCTTCTTTAATAACACAAGAAGAAAATGGAATTACTCTATCACCAATATGATAAGTTCTAGCATCATGATCTATTGTGAGAGCTTTACCGGCAAGACTCTCACAACCTGATACAATTTTTTTATTTAATTTCTCTGTATTCATCGATTACATCAATTAAGTCCTGGAATGTATATTTTCCAATATCTGATTTATCTTCAACCCAATAAAGAGCTTTAGCAATCTGTTTGAGTTCAGACTTAGTTAATTCACCCAACTTATATTGCTGAATTTTTTTAACTAGTCTTTGCATAGTATCATAAGCATTATAAGAGAAAGTATGTTCTCCACCAGATTTTCTAGTGTTATATTTACTATCACAATACTTTACATTATCTGAATGCTTAATAAGACCATTAACACAAGCATTCATTCGAGCTTCTACTATAATATTAGTATAAGCCTCAAATACTTCTTCTGCAAACTTCTTGAAATCTCTTTTTGATGGAGTTTCAGAGAAATTTACTTTTTTAGTCACAGAAATTGTATATTCCTTCTCATTTTGAAATACATTTATCATAAATTCATTTCTTTAAAATCATCGTATGCTATTTTACTCATTCCTATAAGTAGAATAATTAAAATAATATTTTGTAAGAATATCATAACTTATAATTATTTTGTTGGTATTCTGCTACTAATAACTTAGCATTATCTGCAAGTGCTATAATGTTAGATTTTAACAATCTTTTATACGCACATGAGACAATGTCATAGCATGTCTGTGTAGAATCATATGGTTCTTCTTTACGATCTTCCCATTGTGCAATGGTTAAAGTATTAAGACCATAGATTCCTCCAATATAAACCTCATTTATTGTCATAAGGTTTATATCTTTAGTTCTAAACATTCCATATTTATCTGGACCAAGGTTAGCATTACGAAACCCTTTACGCCAAATTCTTTTATGGAGTATCATACACTCAGATAGAGTATTGGCATTACCAATTTTAGTAAGCCAACACTCATAACTATTAACAAGACCTTGTTGAAGTTTATAATCCGCAACATTCTTGTTTAATTCCCTTTTATGGAAAATTTTATTCCAAATGTTATATTTCTTCATTTTATTTAAATAGTTAAATTGTTTATAAGTTTAAATATCGCAGTATCAATAGATACATAATACATTTTTCGTTGGGTAAATTTCCCATTAATTATAAGATTCATCAACTTAGCTAATTCTACTGAATATGGAATATTAGTAGCTTTTACCAAGAGTTGGACTGCATAATTATGAGATTTACGATTGGCTACAGCTATGTTATGTGTTTTAATAACTTGTTTACGCCAATGTAAGTGTTCTTTAGTTTTTATCTCTCGCAGATACAATTGATGTACCTGCAAGAGACTTGATCGACCTGTTAACATATTATTTATTCATATTTACTTGGATTTTTGTATTACTTCTATCCAATGCTTTATACACAGGATCATCAGCATACATTACAACATTGTTGTAGTATCTATCGGCTTCGCTAATTTGATTAGCTTGGTTACGTACTACATTACGTAAGTCAGAGTTTTCTGACTGAAGAGTAGCTATTGTAAATAACAATGCTACAACTACTATCCCTAAAAAAATAGTAGAGATTACAAAGATATTCTTTTTCATTTTATTGTTATTTGTTAAAGAGTAAATAATCTAGTTAAGAGCAGTTTATACACTTGCTCAGGTGGTTATCAATATCCATATCAGCCCCTCGATTTGCTTCAAACGCGTCCCAATCAAAACCTTCTTTTGCAACTTTTAAACTATGCTCTACTTCAGTTGCATAAGATTTAAGTTGTTTATAGAATGTAATTTTACCAGTGTGTATACTACAATATAAAAATACTGCATAACTTTATACGATTTACCTTATACTATCGCGAGGATTAAGCACTTTAGTTTTAAGACCTATAAACCACGTTGAGGTATGCTTTGCGTTATAGGATTTCGTCTAAAGTAAACTTTAGACAGGGATTTCAACCTTAAAAGTCATTAAACAAAACATTTGTTTATTTTTATTTGTGTTGTTTTGATTTTAGTTTAACTCAATATTTAAAATAAAATAATAAAGTGCTGTATTTTGTGATAAATATTGAATTTGTAATATGGTTTAAAAGTGATTTTAGATATGAATTTGTAGTGAATATTTGAGATTTGTTGGAAATTGGGGATTGAGTTTTGGGGAGTCGTGTATGCTTCCTATTTTATCTCTTTAGATTCCTCAACATCGGAAATTAATCCAATAAGATAGTTTTTATATCTTATTTCCAAGATTCCACTACTAACATGTTTCACTTCTTCCCATGTAGCTCCTCCATCAACCGAGACAATTAAAAACCAACCATAAACAATATTTGAAATATATTTATTACGATAAAGTTCTAATGTTTCAGAGTTAAGGAAATAATGTTTAAATGCTAATCCATAAAATGTCTTAAACATACAAACACTACAAAAAAATAAATAGAAACAGTAAAAAAAGGGGACAAAGTCCCCTTTAATTACTTCTTGATACTAAACTCCGACCAAATCTTACCCCTAGCGGACCTAGTAGCTTTCATTACTACTTTCTTGTTGTCCTTAACGGCTTTATCATAAGCCTCCGCGCACTCTTTGCAAGTCTTACCGGCGAAAACTGTTGCAAAGTTGCCGGCAATCATTACGTGGTTACCGCCGCCGAAGACTATGTTGCCGTCATTGTCCTTAGTGAAACCTACCCCCACTAAGATTGGAGCTTCGCCATTTGGAACACGCCCGTCAGATGTCAACTCTATTCCTAACTGATGAGTGCGTTGCAAGAGCTGCTCATCAGCAGTGAGTTCACGGGACATCTGACGTGTCGTGAGCTCTACACTGTAAGGGAAACTGACAGCAAATTCAGTGTTTTCTACTAAGGCTTCACCTAAGTCAGCCTTGTACATTTTCTCCAAGCCTAAAAGGCTGAGACTGATTTCATTGTTTGTACCTTTCATAATCTTAATGTTTAATTGTTATTAATTTTTTGTTTTGTTTTTTGACTAAATATGGTGGGGGGACTAAGGAGGTAGTCTACTCCCTCCCACATAATAAAAATTAATTTTTAAATTTTAACCTCATCCTACTTACTTACAAAAATTCCTATTTTTTAAACCCCAGGGGGCTATATAAAATCTTCTCTAAAAAAATTTTAAAATTTTTATTTTAATTTCTTAAAATATTAACTTTTACAAAAATTAACTTTTAATATTCCCTCCCTCGACTATATTACTCGTGTAATCAAAAAGAAATATTAAATGAATAAAGAACAACTAATACAAAGTATTAAAGACCTTCCTGATTAGTATAATATAAATTTATAGGTTATTGATAATGTAATTCATATAACCATGACTAAAAAGGTAGATGAATTTGAAGAATATTGTAGTAAATTAGATGATGAAACATTTAACAATGCTTGTCTAATATTTGGAATTATCTCAGATATATCTTTAGAAGATTTTTCTTCTAATTTAGATAATTCTAAATATAAAAAATATAAACAAGAATTTAAACACATAGTGGATTTTTTAAATGATAGAAACATTACAAAAAATTAATAAGATAGTTCCTAATCTTACAGTATCTCAATTAATAGAACTAGTAAATATTATTAATGGACCTAAATTAACTATAGATAATATGGTTTTAAAAGATATACCACATAATGGGTTTATTACAGTAGACACTAATAGTATTAAAACTACTTCTACTGAAAATCCTTTTAGTGTTAGTAGTTATCTATAAAGATAATACTCTCCTATGGTGTAATGGTTAGCACAGAAGACTCTAAATCTTTTAGCCAGGGTTCGAATCCTTGTGGGAGAAGAATAGCGTAAGTAGAAACCTCCACGTGGTGCTATTCGGATAACGCTAATTCTACTTTAAAAACATAATCTTCAAATGATAGCAGCAATTTATGAATTAAATGGTAAGATTTTAAAAACAACTAATCTTACTAAAAAATTAAAACGATTAAAATCAGAACCTAAGATTCTATTTCAATTAGAGAATGGAACAGAAGCTGATTTAGACCAATGGATTAAAGACAACCAAAATATAAATTCTAATTCAGAAGAAGATATTGAAATTAAAAAATATCATTATAGAAATCCAATTACAGGATATACAATGACTTCTATATATGATAATCTAGATGTTAATGGTTATATAAAAATTGATTAATGACTAACAAAGAATTAAAAGACTTAAAGTCTAAAATGAACAAAGTACTTAATGAAGTACAGTAGATTATTGATACTATAGGAGATAATGATTTACAAGATAATCAATTAACTCTTGATTTTTGTGATAAGTTAAATGAATTATCTGTTACTTATTAATAAATATTTGGGGATGGATATTTATTAATTTAAAAAAATAGCCGAGGCTTCTCATTTGAGAAACTTCGGCTATTGTGGTTTTAATTATTTTATATATAAAAAATTTCCTCCGCCCGTATTTTGAGCATCATATTTTAGTAAGTCATCTCTAGTAAATATTTTATCAAAAGTTCTTAATCCTGAATGATAAGTACCATTATCTAAAGTATATAAATCTACTGTTTTAACATTGTTTCTAGATTTCATAGCTTCTATCTCATCTCTAATATTATCTATACTTCCGGAAACTAAACGAACTTCTTTACCCGCCTATATAATTATTCTTCCTCCAGCTATAGAACCATATTCATCAGTTCTATTATTATTAGCTAAGAAATTTAGTCTGTTATTTACTGATTTACCATTTACTATGGCATTTAATATAGGACTTTTTCTAGAACCATTAGAATTACTTTCCATGAATAATACATTATCTTTAGAATCTGTTTTGAAACCAGTAACTGTATTTTTAAATGTTGGAGAAATCATACTTCCATTAGGAATATCTGAATATTTACCAAAAACAAATTTACCAATAGAATCTATACCTATATAATTCTAATTATTAGGAGATATGCTTTCTTTAGATTTGAAATTAGAAAAAGCAGTAATAGGAGCTGCTACACTATTTATAGGAGTATAATCACCTCTATTTCTATAACCAAAAGTATGCTTTGTTAAATTTATGGATTCTGGTATACGATATCTTCTAGAGTTTATTTTAGTAGTATCATTTATAGTATAACTATTTGGAGATATTTCTATTTCTAAATTTTCTCTCCTCTTATTTTTAGTTACTTTTTTATTAGAAATTTTAATTCTTTTACTAGTATGCTCAGGTTCTGAATCAAAAAATAACTATAGTTTTCTACTTAATCCATTTCCTACTAAATTAATCAACTATTTACCACGTTCCCATATTGTTCCTTCTTCCTATTTAGGAATAGATATTTTTTTAGCAGTGGGCATTTCTTCATATTTTGCAGGATGGTATACTAAGGTAGATGTTGGTTTAGCAGGATCTACTCCTTTAGCCTAAACCTATGGATATATTATTTTATTAGCTTTATCAGAATTAATTCTAAAAGGGATTTTATTTGATTTTCTTCTACCATACAAATACCCATCTTCATACCAATAATCATATATTGAATCATTGTCAGTAATTACCTATATAGCCATGGTGTTCTTATTATTATTACTGGAGTTCCTAACTTATCTAATATTTTTAATCCTAATACAGCTTTACTGTCTAAATCATATGAACTCCATTTCTACTTATATTCATCAGGATTAAACTTCCAAATATCTTGTGCTCTATATACTTTCTTACCATTAGATGTTCCTTCCTAAACTAAATGTCCAGCAGTATCTCCAAAGTCTAGATTATTATTAGCACCTTTCCAAGGAGTTTTATTAGTTATATTAGAAGCTTTCTACATAGGTTTCTTAGTAAAGAAATCTAAAGTTTCAGTATTTTCATATACAGGAATATCTTTATATGGATATATCTTTCTTATATAATTCTCATGTGGACCATAATCTACATTTATTTTCTTTACTCCATAAGAAGGATTATATAAATAAGCATCAATCATATCATTACCTTTAGCTGCTTTCTAAAATCCAGTATATGCTTCAGGAGCATAGGTATTGTAACCCACACCAGTTGATATATAAGACAATACTCCAGCATGCTTTTTAGGACTTGCTTTATGCATATTATATACTATGTCTTCTATAGGATTAGCATTATTAGAAGTTCTCATAGCTACTTCTACTCCACGTTTTAAAGGAGCTTTTACAGCATATCCCATTACAGGAAGCATTACTAAATAATTACTAGCTTTAGTCGGATTCTTAGATATATCTAAAGCTCCTTTAGTATAATCATATACTGCCTAAGCTGCTGGAGCTAAAGCATAACCTATTCCTGAATTAACTAATGCTTTAATAGGACTAGTATTATTATTCCAACTATCTACTTCTCTAGCATAAGCTCCTTTTATAGGATGGGTTCTATTCTTATTACTATAATTATATAATTTAGAATGAGTATGTCCTCCCTATTTTATAGTCCCTCTATTATCTACAAATACATCTTGTACCCCATTTAAAGTTCTAACTGGAATAACTCTCTACTAATATTTAGCACCAAGATATGGAGATTTAAATCTAAGATGATTTAGTCTATTATAATATTCCATATCTATAGCCATCTATTTATTCCGAGTATTATTATTTACTCCTTTATTTTGTTTACTTTCATCTACTATTGGCATATTTATACTTTATTTTTCCATATACTAGTTATACTATCAATTCCTAGTAATCCCATACAACAATATAAAACTGTATCTATCATATCAGGAGCTTGTATCTAACTAATAGAACAGTATATTAGAATAATTAAACTTACTATCCATCCTAATATTCCACATACTCTTTTACTACTTATTCCAGTATGTGCTGTTATTAATTTAATTAAAAACTATTTCATATCTTCTTACATAGTTTTAATAAAGAATATAGAGTAATTTCGGAATATACTATTTCTACTGGGTGTTCTATTTTCCATAGTAATCCTTTCCAGTTTTAATCACCTGTTTCATATTTCTTTAAATATTTATTCCATAACTATTTATCTCTTTCATTTACAAAATCTAAAAATCTTTGTAGTTCCTCAATCTTTTCTGTTAAAGTATATGTATCCATTATTATTTTTATTAAATTTATAAATATTATTTATTTCTGGCATGTATATCAATAATATTAGGTATAATCTAAATAGGTAACTATATTTTAGGACTTAATTTAGTAACATCGTTTGTTATTGTAGCATTTCTTTTAGCTACCTACTCTAAATAAGGTTTATTTAATTCCTAGTTTAATTTAGATGTAAAGTATGAACCTTGACTTGATCGAACTCCTCTTTTAGCCAATTTTTCAGTAGCTTCTTTTTTCTGCTAATTTAATATTACGTCGACTTGTCTCTTTCGCATAGCATTAACTCTTGGAGAATGATGTTTAGGGTAATAACCAGGTTTGTATACGCTAGATCTAAGAAAATTAGAACCTCCCTTAGCTAAAGCTGATGCAAATTTAGCTCCTAATATATCTGCCCCAGTTTCCAAAGTATTCCATACGGCATTTCCAAAATTACTTGGGGATTCTTTAAAAGTCTTGTACCATCCTCTACCAGCTTGATACCCATCTATAACTAAAGAAGGTAACTAGCCTACTCCAGCAATAATTCCTCCTATAGGAGCACCTACAGCGGTAGTACTTATACCTGCACCTAGTCCTAAACTACCTAAAGATATAGCTGCCGCAGTAGGTTCCCATTTATCTGCTTGACGATCTAATTCTTCAAAAATTTCAGGCATTTCTAAATTTATTTATATATTTTGCAACACTAGTACCATTAGCATCAGCGCCTCCTGCAATACCATTCTTATAATAATTTTTAGTCCATTTTGGATTTAACCATGATGCTGCTATAGCTCTGTCTCTTATACACATCTGACGCTGCCGACGATCGCATAAG